ACGACTCTGGCGGTCGGTCGAGAAGAGGGGGAAAGTTCTGAACGAAATTGATCTGCTCTTCAGTCAGATCGTGATCGTCATGGGCGATACTGGTGAATACGGTGTTAGGCATATGAACTCCTTCAGGGTGGTAAACGGCTAAGAGGTAGATCCCTTAGCATCATTCTTATACCCACATATAGGAGCTGTTTTGCTACTTTTTCTCTGCCTCTTCCCAGGCTTTTAGGAGGGCCCGACAAAGCTGTGTGATCATCGCCGCTTGGTCTGAGTTCATAATGTTTAATCTTCGGGTGCTTGCCTTACTCAACCACTCCTCGACGGTCTTCTTATCTAGTTTTTTTGGAGGAATAGGACCCGACATTAATACAGCCTTCAGTTAAGGTATGTATTATTATTACTCGGTAATAGAGCACAGTCGAATACCACATAAAAAAGGGGGCACTAGGCCCCCCTTTCATTATGTACTAGATACAATTTTTCGTCGCCTGACATGAAATGTTGGGCTAACTGGAACGGCTCGTGTGCCGAGGATACAGAAATTGTATCCCAGATCGCACACCTTACCTTCAACGCCTATAACCGTTTGCGCCTTGGTTGCCGTCGCCCAGGAAACGATGCCGAGCTTCTCGCCCTTGGTCCCCGTGCCTCCATACCAGAAGTCGGCGCTGAGCCTGATCCAGCCAGAGTTTTCTAGGGATTTCCACAAATCCATTGCGGCATCCATGCTGCGGGTTGTTTTTCTGGAGGGGGCGATTGAGCCCGCCTGTGTCATGACCAACACCCGCCTGTTCGGCTGTATTACGAAAATATATACGAACGGTGTTTGGCCGCAAGCTGCGCTATTGTCGTCGCGCATTAAACTTCTGCATGACTGTTCGCCAATGCTGGACGGATCTACAATAAGTTGAGCCGTTTCGACCTGTGTAAGATTGAACGTTGTTGGCTTGGGCCGTGGCTCAATGTTCTCCATTAAACTCGCCTCCTTTGTGTTTTTGTTTTCTGCTCCTACCCTTGAGCAGATCATACCCTCTTGTATGGTGGTGACCGGCATAGTTTCCGGTTCTTAAGGCGAGACCGAGACTGGGTAGGCTACGTGTCTTGATCTCCTTCTTCATCTTCTTGTTCTTCACGCCATCCTCCGTTGCAGTGCGCTTTGATTTCTAGGTAGGTACATGCTTTGCACCAGCTACCCAGCTTAGTAGTGATATTATATTTTACGTCGTCTGTTTTGCCGCATCCGGAGCATTCCAAACTCTTATTCTCCCAATCAGCGATGTAATTCAAAAACATATTACTGTCCCTTCCTCATGGTAATACTTCTTCAGTATTATGAAAATATGAAGAAGTTATCATTAGTAACAATGGTCCTCTCTTTTTTGGCAGCCGGTTGTTGCACAGTGGGCTGCAACAGCACAAAGGGAGCTAAGGTTGAAAACCCCCTGGTTTGCCAATGGACAATTATTACCATGCAGAAGGGCATGTCCGTAGTCACCGATGGAAATCCTACGAAAAAGAGTGTAGAAGAGTTAGTAAGTTCTGGAGTAGGATTTTCACAACGGGTAGAACGGGAAATGCACTGTCAGCCACACAGTTCGGGAAGCAGCATTAAGCTACTCCCGCACAACGGTAAGCCCAAGGAGCCCAAGACAAAGGGAACCTGGGTACGAAATGACATTTAGTGGTATTAGGGAGTAATAATTGGCTTTTTGGGATGCATCAGCTTTAGTAGACGCTGACACAGGTGAGACCAAGTCCTTTGTACTTCAGGCTCCCGACGACTACTCCGAGGAGAAGGTCAGGAGCACCATTCTAGAGGTGCATCCTGAGTACCTTAACCTCGATCTCGTGAGTATTGAGAAGCCTGACTGGATTCCACGCGCTTACGGAGAAGAGGAAGAGAGTGACCCTAAAGAGACTTTCTCGCGTGCTCAAGCTCAACAAGCAACGGACGCAGCCAGTTCCAAGAAGCGTCGTTTAGCTGGAAAGTTGTCGAGCTAGACCCCGACCCCAGTTGCACTAACACTCCGGGGCTAAATCCGATTGCTGCTACACCAAATTTGGCAAGCAGCGCCCTATCCTCTTCAACCCGGTTACCCAGCTTGTCTTTATCATGAAGCAGATACCTAGGCGTGTAGTCTGGATCAGTCATTACTTACCCTCCAAGGCGTCGGCTTTTCGTCTTCCCGCTTCAGTCAGCTTGTAGGCATCACCGGACTTTTCGATAAGGCCTCCGGCCATCGCTTCCTGCAGGCCATTGACTCCGCCATTTTCGCCGTAGCCACCCATATTCTTAATCGCCATGGTTGCCTCCTTAGCCCCTTGGAGGAAGAAGGCTACCTTGTCCCTGACGAGCATCACTAGATCACCAAAGCCCCAACACTCACGCGTGCGTAAGTGTGAGGGTCTTTGTATGTACTGGGCTTGATGCGGCATTACGCTCTTAAGAACGGCCCGCATTGCAGGACCGCCAACTGGCTCCGCCAAGTCCCTGATGTTTTCGGAGTTGGCCAGCCGCGTCATGGCTTTACTGCCAGGGAACCCATGCTTGCCGTGGTTACGCCACGCTCCTGGGGTAGCCTCTCCGAAGTCCCCGCATTCTGAATGATCCTCGGGGGCGCGAACCTCAACTGGGTTACCAGCCGCTATTATCGACTCTTTTATTTCCTTACCTGTCTTTGCTATCTCACGCCGAAGGGAGTCGGAGCCCATGGGGCCACGCCTTTGGGCGCGGTTTATTTCTTCTACCTTTGTTTCTGGGGGTGAGTGGTCTTTTTGCATCTTCTTTCCATTCTTATTGGTTATCTACGTCTCTGTTCTCTAGCTTACTAGCTGCACTATCAACGCTGTCCGCCTGTCTAGGCATACCTTGTGCTCTGAGCCTCCCCGCGTATTCGCGGAGGTCTTTGGCTTCGGCTAGGTTATAATCAGGGCGTTTCCGCTCCTCATCCTTACACTCCATACAGATCCATTCGGTGCTGTACATAGACATAATGTGTGCAGTGGCAGCCGCTTTACAGCGATGACACTTGCCTTTCCAACGGTTAGGCATCGGTTTCATGCTCCACCTCCTCTAAGTCATCCCCACGACCACACCCAAGACAAAGAGGACCCTCTTCGTCGTGGGGTGCGTCGCCGCAGAGAAAGGTTGCATCGCACCAAGTGCAATGAAGTTCGAGAGTAGGCGTTACACAAGACATCGAAGTCGCCAACTGGAGCATGATGGACGCTCCTGTTGAGTATTAATAATAGCCTCTGCCCAATCACAAAGTTCGCCGAGTGTCTCCATATTCCCATCTACAATAGTGCTTATGACTCCCTCAATCTCCCGCCTCTTCAGGCTCGTACATTGGCGGAGTTGGGGATAGTCGTTTCCTGGGCCTGATGATGTCAGTGATGTCTGATAAATTAATTCTTCCATGAGAATCTCCGTCCCATAAGGGCGCTAGTTTGATTGTTTTCTTTGTTACATCAGCTACGACGCGGGTGCGGTAGCCGTTCCTAAAGAATGAAATAATGTCGCCCTTTTTGGGCGTGTTCTTTCCATACGGCGGCTGTGCGCGATAGATGACTTTGAACTCGCCTGCTTCAAGCGTGATCCATGCTTTGCATAGGATATTTTTGAACCACTTCTTGAACTCAGTAGCGTTCCATCTTCCACTAGCGCATCGGTTGGTCTTGAACCAACTAACAAGCTCATCGCTTAGCTCCACATCGATAATCATCTTATCGACTTCCGCGTTTACTTCTACAATGGAGATGGTGTGGTTCTCCTTAGTCATCGATTCACACTCCTTGGGTTTAAGAATAAAAAAAGGCCCCAGAAGCAACCACCCGAAGGTGGCTGCCACTGGGACCATAAAACCGCGCCCCACGTTGAAACGAAGGAGGCAATCTCAGCCTGCGGGCGGCTCGGCTTGGGGGTGAGACTTAGACCAATGAGATGGCCTCGATCTCCTCCACAAACCTTTCTACGCTTTCGCCTTCAGGCTTATCGCCCTTAACGAAGTTGGCAATGGTGTCGAAGACAGCATCGCTGAAGCCACCGACGTTGAGGATGTCCTCTCGGTCGTGGGCCTGCGTAGAATCATATGGTTGGATGTCAATGCACACCAACCGAGCGCTTGGATTGCGCTCCTTGTAGACGTTCCACTCCTGCATCACTGAGGTACCCTCTGACCGGTACCAATAGCCACGCTCCTCACCCTCGGGGCGAACCCAAGACTCGTTATCACTAACGAACACAACGAGGTTACCGGTATGACCGGACTCATTGAGGTGACGAAGCGCTGAGGCGCAGTAGGTTCCACCGCCGCCATAAGAGGCGAGGAGCTTGGCGTTTTCGAAGACGCTTTCGCTTTGGAACTCCACTGAGTGAACAGCAGTATCGAACGGAACTACCGTGCAGCGGTTGCCCGCCTTGCGCTTGAAAGCGCTAGCAATCAGAGCAGCTACGTCAACACAGCGAACTGCGGACGTAGATCCCTTTCGGTACCCCGTAATGGAACTTCCCATAGAGCCAGACACGTCTGGTAGGACGGCAATGTTACCCTCAACATCCGGGAGGTTCTCCATAGCGCAGTCGATAGCGCTTTCGAGCCCGTGCCGGATAGGAGCGGGGAGGTCATCAGACACGTTCGTGTACGCAGAGAAGATCTGGTACGGGAACACGCGAGACTTACGGATGGTCTCTTTGTCAGAGAGACGGGCCGCAACGACCTCAATGAGATCCGGATGCTCATCGAACACGTTGTGCCGAAGCGCTGTGTTCAAGTTCATCCGAGTCATATGCCATCCGGCGTGCCGGATAATGTCTGCCCAGTTGTCCGTGCTCAACTCTTTCGAGGTGAGCAGTTCAAACGGAACCCATGACACACCCTCAAAGGAAACGGCCTCGCCGTTCTTCCATCGAACGTAGTCACGAACTCGCATGGGCAAGTGCTCCATGTCGAAATCCTTGCCAATCAGGTAGGCGAACGTGGCGTTCTGGGCCGGGTCCGTTGCCTTCGGACGCACCATGTTGATGACGTCTCCGATGGAGGGCTTGTTGCCGACACTATCCCGAATAAGCTGCTCAGGTGTCCTAGAGGTGAGAAAGTTCTTCACCAGATTCTTGGGACCAGAGCCAAAGGACTTACGACCGGTGATACCGGAACGGACAACCTGGGCGAAGTTTCGCACCATCTTGCCGTTGTCGATAACAACGGGGAAGACCTTCTTGAGAAGGTCAACGTCCTTAGAAGCGAGGTAGGCACACAGGACAGCGGGAGTGTCCTTCATGTGACCCTTGGTTCGGGCGAAGATCGCAGCCTTGGCCGCGAACTCGTTATCTACCTCTTCCAACGTATTAAGGAAGCCAGCAAGCTGCTCCTCAGCCGTAGAGTACGCACCATCCGAAAAGGTTCCGGTTGTCACGTACTGTGCAATTCGATGTTTGGGCGGGAAGGCGTATGCCTCTCCGCCTGCCTTGTTGGTTGTATCAACAGGGCGGGTAGCCGTAGCAAACAAATCGGTATTCATGAGATCCTCCTAGATAGTTCATGACAAAGGTTGTGGTTATGGCGCAAAAAAAAGACCCCGACAAGAGGTTGCTTAAGATGATCGGTGAGGTAGCAATGTTTCAAATGAATATTATTGAATAATACTCACCCACATTCTACTTCGTGCTTTGATGTAATCCTAAGCGGCATTCGGGGAAAAGAAAAAGCTCCTGACAAGGTATTAGAGTAGTTGTATTTTGATTGGCAATGTAAACCACTCAGGCATTCAGGAGCAAAATTAAAAGGCTGACAAGGAGTTGTTGAAGTTGTCATTATTTCGGTATGTAAACCTCAACGGCATTCAGCCAAAACATAAATAACAGAAGGGCGACTCGACCCCCAGGAAGCAGATATATCACAGTATTCTGTGAGCGTATATTAGTATACGTATATATCTACTCCCTAGGGGGAGTCAACAGGGAGGACCGCTACCGAAACATCGGGAGGCTTTTCTTAACCTCAAAGCGGGCGTCTCCGTGTAGCTTGCTCAACCAGAGCAGCCAACCACCAGAGAACTCTGTGGCCCACACCGACACGGTGCTTCGTCCATCCCCAGCCCGTAATTCAATCCACTCAATGTCCTGGGGTGTGACACCGTGGTTCGCCCTGTTGTGTGGGCGAAAGTTAATGCCGTCTTCTGACAGCAGGTTAAGGTCTTGCGAGCTAATCTCGTTGATGAGACCTGCTCGCGGGATGTTAGAAATAACTTGGCCATAAATACTCATGGTTGCTCTCCTTTGGTTTCATACCACTGGGCTGGGGGTTCGGTTGGAGTAAGCGTAAAGGCTTCCTTCCATTATTCTTATCCCAATAAACATGTGCTGTTTTGCACACCTCATAGCAAAAAAGAGGAAGGAGCTATTGCTCCTCCCCCTTCCCAATCTCCCAGCCAGGAGAATTAGCCGATGAATTCCGTGGGGCTAAGCCTTAGCGGTGGAAGCCTTCTTGCGGCGACCGAGGCGGGGCATCTTGACCTTACCGAGCTTACGCTCAGTAGCCTCGATTCCACGGACGGTTGCGTGGACAGCCGTGTACGCAACACCAAGAGTGACAGCCAACTTGACGAGTTCGATTCCAAATTTACCCATGATATTCCTCCTTCAAGGACAAGTGGTGTAAGTCGAGAAAACCGTAAGGTTTCCCTCATAATACTTATGCCTAAAAAAGGGGGCTGTTTTGCACTATATTAGGGGGTAATAAGTACTAGGTAATAAACGCCCGAAGGCGCATAAGAGGGATTCGTGGCTTAGAACGTTGAATCTGCTGTTGAAAACAGAAACACCGTATCTCCACCAAGGAAAGATGCTTTCCCTTTCTCGAATCCCATTCTTGATGCTAGCTCTCCTGCTAACTGATTTAATACCTCTTCCATCAGCCTGTCTTCAGGCGACACGAGGATCTCTTCGTTAGGTATGCATATGCGTAACCTTCCAAACTGATCCTCTACGAGGAAGTGCCCGCTTCGGGTATAACCCTTGACTACACACCTGGACACAATATTAGCGGCATGTAATAACCGAACCTTGATGGCCATGTTGGATGTTGGAAACAACCAAACTACTGGACGCAGCAAGAGCGTCGGCAGTGTGTAGAGTGCTAGCACCGTTAATACTATTGAAGCCAAGATGATCAGCAGGATCTTAAAGGTCATTGAATCTCCACGCGTACTTTCGTGTTCTTCAGCAGGTGGTCAACCCACAGTAGGGCTAACTGACTGCCCACTTGTACGGCTACGGGGATAAAAATGCTCGCGAATAAGATCTTGCATAACTCTTTTCCATTCATGGAAGCCTCCTTCTATGTTGAACTATTTTCGTTGTAAAGTGTTCACAACGATTATGGGCGTTGAAGCCCATAATGCTTATACCCGTAAAATCGGATATACTGCGGAGACAATATGAGCGTAAAAAGGTGGCCTTCTTTTGTATTTCTGAACAGTCGCGTGCCCGCACTGATCAGTTGGTTTTTCCGGGTTGGTGCTGTAACCATCGGCCCATTCATCTTTGTTAGGGAAGGGTGCGAAAGCGATAGACTGCTTAACCATGAGCAAATACATATTAGACAGCAATACGAGCTTCTATTCTTGGGGCAATGGCTGTTATATGGGTTGTTCTGGCTTTGGGGGTTGGTTAGGTATGGGGACCCAACCAAGGCGTACCGGGAGAACCCGTTTGAAAGAGAAGCCTATGCAAACGATGATGATTTGGGGTATTTAGATACGCGCAAAGCGTGGTCTTGGACCAAGCACTTGAGGGGTTAGTTGCTAGTAATCCACATATTAAAAATATGGGCGAGCGTCCCCCCTGCTACAAGGGCCACTAAGATGATCATGCAAATGAGTAATTTTTCTGGTCCGCGCATACCACATGTATACACTGATAAGGGATACTATGTGAAGCACGATGACTTAACGGTCGGAGATTAACAATGCCAATTACCTCAACAGACGTTAGCAATATTATTGCTGGCCAGATTGGGATGTTCAGCGCTTCGTCGCAGTACTCCCAGGCCATCTCTGCTCAATACGGTTTTTCTCCATCTGGTTCGCCCTTCGGCGCTGACCCAAGAGCCAACGTAGCCCCCGGCAACTTGATGGGTGGCGCTGGAATGGCGAGTGCTGGTGCTCGTATGCCCGGTATGGCCATGGGTGGCTTGGGCATGGCCGCCATGTTCAATGCAGCCCCGCGCATGTTTGATCCGTTCACCTCCACCATGCACGCCGGGGCAATGGGCTATAGAGCCGCTGGTGTTGGTGGTGCCATTGGTATGGGAGGGATGACGGCCCTTGGTTATGGTGCCATGGCTGGTGCTGGTAGCTGGATGACTAACCAAATCGCTACCGGTGCCCAGAACCGTGGAATGATCACGAGTGCAGCACAGGGCATGATGCCTAATCAAAGTGTTGGCGGCCTAAATGCTGTAGCTAACCAAGTGGAGAGTATGCACAGACAAGGCATGGGATCATTGCGTGAGCTTACGGGTATCATGCAAGGCGGTGCCATGTCTGGTGCCGTTGATACTGGCTCACTCCAACGGTTCTCATCCTCATTCCAGAAGTTAGTAAATAATGTAAGACAGGTGGCAGTAGCCCTGAACACCACCATGACCCAAGCACAACAGGCGATGCAGCAAGTTGAGGGCATGGGTATTAGTAATAGTAACGCCGCCGGTTTTCTAGGTACAGCACGAGCATTCGGTGCCCAAACAGGTATCGGACCACAGCAAATGATGCAGTACGCAGCAGGTGGCGCATCATTCGCCAGAGGTGCTGGTATTGATAGATCTATAGGTGCCACAGGAGCCATTACCCAAGCAGGGATATACGGCTTGGCCAACAAGTGGGGCCAGCCAGGAATATTACCTGACTCGTACAGTAAACACATGCAAGGGGCATCACGGTTCCTCATGGGTAGGTCGGGTCGCGCAGTTTTAGGGGCAATGATGGACCCCAACACTGGAGAGCTAAACGCTGGGGTGGCTCGTCAGATGTCTGCTGGGTTATTAGACCGTAATGAGATCTTGTCGTTATCCAAGCAGAATCTTGGTGGCAACCTGGACATGTTCAACTCACGGCGGGGCGAGTTAGCCGCTGGGTTCCTATCTCAATATGGTCCCCATGCTGCCTCGGGCGCATTAGGGGCGATGACCTCAAATAGGGCGCAGCCCATGTCTACCCAAATGGCGCTCACCGGTTTAACCCGAAGCGACATCACGGGGATGAAGTCTCTCAACCAAAGTGCTGGCGCTCTCCAAAGTCAGTTGGTCGCTGAAGCTCAGCGTGGATTCCGAGAGGGCAGCACACAACAATCACTCGGCGGTGCTCTTGGTCAGGCATGGGAGAATTTGATCAAGCCGATCCGAGATGAGTTCAGGCAACTAGGCGCTGGCATGACCAAGTCCATGCAAGGCGCACTCCAGAGCATGACCGAAGAGTTTGTGCGCAGCCCACCTCCTAACGCCGATCCCAGATCACGGATGATGCAGTTTGAAAAAGCACTCACCGGTTCTGGCCGTGACGAGTGGAGCCAGGGTGGTAGATATCGAGGACTCTCCGGTGGGCTTGGCTTGTATGACTCATCCCCCACAGGAGTACTATCATCTGTGCTACCCCAAGGATTCCGTATCGGGCGGATGTCCCCAGGCACATCGCTTGATGAATTATCAGGGTATGGGCTTGGTACCGAGTCTTGGAACCCATACCTGACTGGTGGCGTTGCAGCATCTCGCGCCACATACCAAGGACGAAACGCTCTTGGGTGGTTAGGTCGAGGCGCAAATGAAGTAGGTAGAGGAGTCGCTGCTTTCGGTGGAACCCCCCAAGCAACTGGCTTTTTAGGGTCTGGCGGCATTGGTGGCCCCGGCTCTTGGATGCGTGGGCTTGGTAACACAATAAGTGGTGCGGGCTGGGCTGCCCGTGGTCTTGGGTTTGCTACCAGAACTCTAGCACCACTGGGTATTGCATATGATGCAGTAACAAATACAGGCCCCGCCGCAATGCGACGAGCGGGTTACTCCCCAGTCACTCAAGGAGCAATCACAGGCTCACAGCGAAATATGATGGAGAGCCTCGGTCAGGCTGGCGTCTTTGGTGATGACCCATTCGAAGACATTAAGACCAAAGACATCAGTGGCGAAACACCTCCAGGCATGACTCCTCTCGGAGGGTTCCTCCCAGGCAGCGCGCAAGGCGGCGGTGGGTTTGGTACGCAGAGATTTATTAAAGGCAAAGCGATTGCTGCTGCGAAGGCGGTCTTCTCTCCCCAGTACAAGAACAAGGTTCTCAAGAGGATCGGGGGCAACATGGCCCCGGTTCAGGAAGCCGTGAGAAAGGCTAAAGAGAAGTACGAGGCAGCGAATGGTGCGGGAACATGGTCGTCACTAGACCCAGGCGCTCAGGTAACAAACATTACGGAGGAGCTTCACAAGAATCCTGACAAGAAGCTCCAGTCGCTTACCACTGCTGATGTATTTTCCCTTGCTAAGGATGTTGGCGGCGCAATCACCAACATGCCCCAAGCGATGGACGATACGTTCAACCCGGACAAGGTACGGGAAGATACAGCGAACGAGCTTCAGCAGTTTAGTGATGTTGCGTCGGGCGTTGCTCTTTCAACAGGAAAGCAGAAGGTAAAGGATTGGCAGAACGCGGATCTAAATAGATTAGGAAAGACTCTGCACAGCAAGAACAAGGGCACCGCAGCAGGCATCATATCGCTCACCGAGCAAGGGGAAGAGAATAAGCTTAAGCTGGACCAACTTACTTTCGGCGCTGAGGGGAACTTTGCGGACCAACTCCGAGCGGGCAACATCTCATTAAACACTGGGGCAATCAGAGGGCTTGTTACCAAAGAAGATATCGAATCTGGGAAGTTTCATGGTGCCGGTGACCTTGCTTTGGGCAAAGGCAGCGATGAGGCCACGGCTCACCAATCCCAAATAGCCTCACACATCGCTGCCGACATGAACATGTCTACCAAACTCGCAGGCTTCCAAAAGCGTTGGAGAGATGCCAAGGAGAACGGAGATGTAACGAAGATGCAGGAGATCAAAGATGAGTGGTCTAGGTATAAGTACAATCAGGATGGGTACAGACAGGCATTCAAAGGGACAATGGGTGAGGACTACAGCCCCAACAGGGATGTCCTTGCTGAGCAGGAATTAAATGATAATAACCTGACCAAAGCCGCCGCACTTCAAGACTTATCTCAGGCAACCGCGTATTGGGATAATGCAAGATCCGACTTTAAGTCTGAGCAGGGCCAGAATCGGATGTCTAACATCAATACGCAGGCATCACGATTGTCTGGCGGAACGAGCGCAGCGACGACGGCGCTTGGTGGCATCATGAAAACGTGGCATGGGGCCGACTCTGCCCAAGGCACGCTTCCGAAAGGCGACCCACACCTGACTGCTAGGAAGCAGTTAATTAAGCATGTGCAACAAAGGCTTCAGGGGGGAATGGGGAACGCCACGGCAGCAGACATCGAACAGGCTGTTGGGCAGGGCGGCGTGATGTCCCTGGATGATGTCAAAATCATGCAGCAAGAGTTGGCGGCATCTAATATGCCTGGGCATCAAGACTTAGCCCACAGTCTTGGTAGCTTCATTAAGACTAGAGAGATCACAAGAACCAAAGAAGGTAAGAAGAGAACAGCCAAGCAGGTTCTTAAGAGGTCGGGCATTGACACCGGAAAGCTTGGGCCGGAAGACATCAAGTTCCTTGAAAACAAGTCAGATGTGATGTCTACAAGGCTGGAGGGTGAGTTCAACAAGATGGCCATATCGGCATTAAGAGCCACCTTAGATCATGAACCCACTAAGGCACAGATGGACGAGAGATCTATAGCCATTCAGACAGCCCTTAGAAAGGGTAATATGAATGAGTATGAAAACCTTGTGAGCACTACAGGCGCACCGCATGGTGTTGGCTCAACACAGTCTGGTAAGAAGGCTGGTGCTATGACCGCGCAAGCGGGGGAGTTCTCGAAAGCAATGGCAGCCGCAACAACTGCTGCGAACTCCTTCGCATCCAACGTTGGCAAGAAGTAGGAGGTTAAATGAATCCGCTAACCAATCTAGGTGATTACACCAAAACCGCATTTAGCTCACTTCTTAGGAGCAAGGGTGGCGGGGAGCCTAAGCTAGAGGACTTCATCCAAAGAGATGATGATGGTAATATTGAGTATTCAAGCGTTGGGCCTGGGTACAATGAAATCAGTACAATGTATCAGTATGGCACTGGTGCGCATCATATCAGGTTCTTAAATCTTGTCTCTCCTGATATTATCTTGGTGCACCAGAGTAAGATGGTCGGGTTCTATAGGGTGCTTAGGTCTCCGGACGAACTGTCTATAGTGCAGAGGGACATAAAAAACCTCCTAGTGAAAGACGCAAATATTACTTTGTGATAAGTGGGTACCATGGGCAAGGAAAGTTCTGACAAGAAAAAAAGATTAGCGGTAGCGGGTGCTGCTGGACTTACTCCCTTTGCTGGCCTCATTGGTAAGACAAAGGAACTTAACCCAATGGCGGGTAAAGAGTTCGCCACCTCCTCAGATCTTGCGAGACAGGCCCAAAAGGGCGACATCTTAATGGCCGGTGCTCCTGGGAGAACTTTGAGCGGCGGTTTTAATAAGACTTTCATCAACATGGGCATTGGTAAGCCTGCTGGCTACCACCCCACAATCGTAGAAGGCGTTACCCCCGATGGACGCCTTACTGTTCTTGAGCACGGGCCCGATAAGGGTTGGCAGCGAAAGACATTAGGCAAAGATAGTCAGGCCAGCCTCAGTTTACTCAGACAAAAGTCCCAGGCAGGGGCGACGAGCACCGTAGACACCGCACGGCGGTATGTTGCGGCCAATGAGAAGCTCGGCACCGAGCTACTTAAGCACGGATTACCCGAAGAAGAGGTTCTACGCATCCAAAAGCAGGCTTATTCGCATCGAATGAACCCCGCAATTGGTATGCGCGAACTCTTTTTACCTAAGGGGCGCTCCAAGACATCTGTTGCGACACAACGTGCGGGCGCAGATAAGGCCCTTCACTTTTTCGAGCAGAATACCGCTCAAATCGCAGAGAATTTGGCTAACAAGTCCAAGGCTGGTCAGAAAATCACCTTATCTGACCTTAAATGCCTTGGTGGCGTATGCACTACGGTTGCCGCTAAGTCGGGAGTACCTGTCAGGGCTGGTACAAATCTTCAGTACACCTCCCCGAATGACATTCTTGGATCAGGGAAGCTCCGCAATGTTGGTTACAAGAGAGCCGTTAACTCTGGAACCCTTGGCCAAAGAGCCCTACATGGCGTACTTCGTCATGCTCCCAACCTAGTAAGAGGCGCTGCCGGTGTTGGATTGGGTGCCTTAGCCTATCAAGGCGCTAAAAAGATATGGCCCGGAGAAAAAACAGCAGGGGTGCTTGAATCAGCACTCCCAAGGACTGTGCTTGAGATCCTAAAGGCCAAGAAAGACATTAAAGACAAAGGCGCTACCACAAAGGCCGATGTTCATAAGGCTGCCGACAAGGCGGGTATACCTTGGGATAATGACCCAAGCTTTAAGAGAGTCTCTGAAGAGGTTACGGGAAAGGCCCATTTGGACAACATGACCCCCGACGAGCTTCACAAGATGAAGCGGGTCATACAGAGCAAGGGGATACTCAAGACTGCAAAACCAACTATTGCAAATCAGGGTGAAGATTACACTGGTAATATCGCTACTGGCGCTGCTGGTGCTGGGTTAATGGCCCCTAAAGCAATTGAGCCTATGCTCGGGAAAGACGTTACTAGGTACAAGCCCGGTAAGCCGATCCATATCTACTACACTGATCCAGATCGAGGGCGCGGCCATAAGCAGCAAGCCCAGAATATCGCCACCGCCCTCAAGAGAAAGGGCATTCCGTACGAACTAATAAATGTAGAGCAGAGGTACACCACCCCAGCAGCTAGAAAACATCTTATTGATACATATAAGCGTGTAATGAACGGGGAGCTTTCTCATGGAGCATGGAAAAAAGAATGGACAAAGTTTTATCTGACTCAAGTAGACAAGGGTGCCCTGAAGGCGGAAGCGAAGGGCGCAGGGGGAGTCATTTTGACGAATCCTGGTCTAGCCCCTTGGATGCGCGGGGTGATGCCATCAAACATAGTGGTTTCGGACCCATCGAAAGCGATGATCGACACGCCTCTGGGCACTTCATGGACTCGTGCTCAAGACACGAAGTATGTTCCGGAGAGTATTAAGGATGGATATAAAGGCCCGAATGTACGACGGATCTCCAATGTCCCGTTAGACCCGGAGATGTTCGACCGCTACGGACCAAGCCCATTTAACCCAAAAAGGTCTCATGTGACGGTCTCCGGCGGCGGAACCGGAACCGATGTGCTCAAGCAGGTTGAGCAATTAATGGGAGCTAAGACTAGGGAGATCAAGGGTAAGCCGCTTACGATCCACGCGATCACTGGGTCGTTAAGGAAAACCCGACCAGGAGATTATCAGCGCCTTTTACAGATGGCTGAAGAAAGCGGCGGACGGCTTATTGTTCACGACAAGCTTCCCCATGACAAGCTCAGACCTATGCTTCAGATGGCCGACGCTAATGTGCTTAGGCCTCACGGAACAATGGGCACTGAGGCCGTCGTCGCCAAAAAGCCAATGATTTTATCAGCCAGGGGTGGACTTGGTGGTGATGCTAAGGCGAGATACGCGACTGGCATGAACTACTCCAACGCTCTAAAGTTTAGTGAGCTTACTGGTGCCCCGATAGCAGGAACTGGTGGACAAACAACTAGGGCCAATCTTGGGCAAGTATTTGATCAAAATATGCCCAAGCTTGACGACCTGGGTAAGGGTGTTGGTGAGGCTGCGTCTAAGTTCAGCGACACTGCTACAAGTATTACAGATGATATAATTAAGCGACCTAAGATACACGCGCCGGGGCGAATACCTTTCTCCAAGCAGATGGCCGTTGCCGGTGGCGTACTAGCAGGGGGCGCTGGCCTACACGCGTTGTATAAGCGTTACAGAGGTAAGGACAAACCAATGAAGAAAGTATCCATGAGGCTCGCTTGGGCTACACAACCACTTACCCAATTTGAGCGCATGACCATGGATGATCTTCGGGACGACGGTTACGTGCGCGGCATCACTAAAGCTGCGGCGGTTATGGGCCTAATAAAGACAGCCAATGGGGCATTGACTGGTCACGGTGACGGAAGCCCGGACTTAATGAGAAGGGACAGTAACAGCCCAACCGGGTGGTCCCCGGCGGGGGTGACGGGCACATATAAACCAAGAGAGTCAAAGAGGTACTACAGCCACGCCGCAAAAGGCGATGCGATGGGTTCGGGAAGAAGTAAGCCAAAGCCAAAGCCGGTTGAAAAGCCGGTTGACCCTCGGCTTGCAGCAGCACTCAAAGACTCCCAAAAACAAGATCAGGCCACCACCGCCGCTAAGAGCCACACAATACAAGCAAGGGTGCAAAAGCAGTTAGCTAAAGGTAACCCTGTTACTGTCGGTTCCAAGGACACCGAGACGGTCGCCCAACACAAGATGGACAACCCGACAGGGAAGACCACCGCAACATGGAAGGGCGAGGGGATCACTCCCGTAGGCGAGGGGAACGCAGTCAAGATCACCCCAAATCAAGCCCCAGCATCTAAATCAAACTCTTTTTCGAAGGCCGCGCCGTCAGGAAATCCCGTCTCGAACCCCCCTGCGGGGAAGTCCTCAGTACCCACGGCAACACTTAAGCAGTACAGGCCGCCAGGGATAAACCCGTCAACTGGCGAGTTGAATACCATGCTCTTTCCGGGGGATGAGGGTTGGTCAAAAGGTATGTATGAACGACCGTGGGCACCGAGAGGCGTGAACGTAGACCACCTTGGGAACGTGGTTGATAAACCAATAGTGCCACAGAACCAGAGCAAGCTTACTGCTAGGGGCGTGTCTCCGATAGGCGCGCAATTGTTAACGTCGATGATGGGCCAGGGGCTTGGTGCGGGAGCAAACCAACTCACCAAAGCCAGTTTACAAGGCACGGGTCAAGCAGCGACTGGCAAGGTAACCAAGCCAATACTTACGCCCGATGAGGAGCCAAACGTATCCAAGCGACTAGAGTCTGCTGTTGATGCTGGGTTACCAGGAGGGAAACGCGAGCGAGGGTCCTGGGTTGCTGAGGCGGACAGACCAAAAGTATATCCAGGCCAGGACGGCACCGCACATGATCCGTACTTCAGAACCGGTTATTATACCAGCGACGCAAAAGTAAATCAGACTAAGCCACAGGTTGCCCCGTCTGCTCAAGGCAAACCAACTGTTGCCAAGGGCGACTTTAACATCAAGATGAAACCCGGCCAAGGGTATGGATACTTGTCTAGGCAGCTTAAGGCCAAGGGCATTGACATTTCCCATAAAGACTTGCGGGCGCGTATGGGCGATCAGATGCTCTATCGCAACAAGAGTTACACCTTTAACCCGTCTGAGTTTGCCGAAGGCTCTAAGGGCCTAGTGTCTGGCCGAAGAGGTGATGCTAAAAAGATTTCAAAGGGCGTCGCCACAGCACAGCGAGGCTTGAAGCAGTGGGAAGGTGGCGGAAGAGCCAAATTCCTCGCCGCACGGAAAGCTAAAGCTGACGCCGCCAAAGCGGATGCAGCCAAGCCCACAGTTGCCAAGGAAACCGCACCGAAGGCGGCACCGCCAATAAGTGATGAGTTGGCCGGATCACCCGCGCACCAAAGACAGGTAGCACTTGCTGATAGCCAGCCTAAGAGAACACAGGAGAAGCCCAAACTCGTACCCAAAGTTACGGGCAGTATCGTCCCGGGCTCAGTGAGGCCTTTGCCCCAGAAGCCGGTGGTCGAAGCTAAGCCAAAGGTCGAAGCTAAGCCAGTAGCCGAAGCTAAGCCCGTTGTTGGTGCCGCTAATCTATTCGGCAGTTCCGAGAGCACACCTAAGGCTAAGCCCGAGACGCCACCGAAAGTAGATGCGTCTGCTAAGCCAGCAGTGAAACCGGCACCGGCATACGTGCCCAGCATGATACGGGATGCGCAAACGGCAGTAGGGAAGTCCGCCCCAACGGCGGTGGCGAAGGCTAAGCTGCCAGACGTTGGCGGAATGACTCAGAGCCAAAGGTTTACGGAGTTCAATACTCCGGGCCTAAAGAAGTCAAACCCAGAGAGGTATCAGGCTCTTTTGGCCGGTATTAAGAAGAAGAACACACTTGACACCTTGCAGCAGCACGCTGGAGAGATGGATGATTCCGCTGCGGGCATTCGAGATATCAAAGCGCATGCTGCCCTCGGTTCCCACCTCCCTGGGACTGGGCAGAAAAAGATGGACGCGATTAGGGAAAAGCAGGAAGCCAAGAGACAGAAATACTTGGCGAGCGCACCTAAACCTAAGCCCGGTCAGAAGTTCGCGCCCACTACTCAAAAAGACCTAGATGACTTCCACGAGATGCAGCATAGATTTAAAAAGTCGCAAGATGAGTATAAGGATGAGGTTGGTACCGTAGTTGATCGGGGCCATGCCAGGGGCAAGGCGGATTATGCGGTAGCAGCGAAGAAGAGAGAAGCGGTCCCAGCATCAGAAGATCAGGGCAGTCTAGAAGAAGCTATTGGCAGTAGCGCTAGATCATATAAAGGAACCAGCCTAGAAGGCAGAAGTCACCCTGGTTATAACCCAAGCGACTCACAAGGATTCCGGAACCTCCAATCTCTCAAGGGCACCTTTGGGGGAGAGAAGGGCGGGCTCCATGGATACCTTAGTCAGCACGGCGACTATGATCCAGCAAAGAGGGGTGCCTCTAGAGCATGGGACGGAAAGCCACTTAAACCAGATCAGGTAAGAGCCCTTGTTGCGCGAGCAGGTACCGATGGTAAGGCTGACTCTGTTAGAGCCATCCAGACACTTTATCAGTCTGGTAATATTGATGCATTAAAGGGGATGCTTAAGAGAGACGGCGGATCAGCCAAGAAGCCAAGCCAAGCAACTAAGCCCCACGTACCCCACGACCATGACGGCGATGGGAAACCGGATCACTAGCAATTATTAGGACGTAATATGAGCACCCCAGAAGAATATAATAGCCAGCAGATGAGCCTTGGTAGGCTAACTGACGCCCAAATAACGCATCTTGTCAAAAACTGGCAGGAGCAAAGCGGACTTGAGGTGGACGGATACTGCGGCCCAAAAACCCAGGCGTCGATTATTTCCGATCTATTTGGCGCAAATGGCGAACCTAGTAAACTCGGTCTCCAAGCTCTACAAGTAGCAATAGGTGAGATCGGTAATGGCGAGGTGGGAGGAAACAATTCTGGGCCGCACGTGGCAAGATATCACGGCATCATTGATGATGGTGATGATGATGACGATGGCGCTTGGTGTGCTAGTTTTGTTAGTTATTGTTGTGGCGTCGCAGCAGATAATCTCGGCATTACGTTGCCCTTTAAAAAGAGTCGCGGCGCGAAAGCGTTGCACGCGAAGGTCGTCAAATCGGAAGGCGGGCGGTTCGTGGAAGTGAGCCAAACTCTTCCTGGAGACATAGTGATATGGGACCGTGGCCCCTTATTGGCCAATGGCAAGCCCTCTTGGATGGGACATATAGGGTTTGTTGAGAAGCTTGAAAACGGTATTTTATATACAGTTGAGGGCAACGTTGGTAGGTTTCCGTCAACTGTGCACCGTATTAAGCATGACTTAAGTAGAGAGCCCAAACTTATTGGGTGCGCGAGGATGCCTTAGTAATGTTATTAGACGCAGCAAGAAAGAAATACGAAGCCAAGATCGCTGAAGCAGAGGCTATTACACGGTTATATTTAACCAAGCCTGTGGCAGTAGCTGATCACAGTGAGATAATGTGCGAAATAGATCGCTGGCTTGGTGTTCTTGCTGAGAGTAAGGATAGGCTCGACGCCCTAAACGAGCTTGATCTCGTAGGAGATAATAATGGCGAGTAAGAAATACCCAAGAAATCCACGCATGGACGTAACAGCGCAGGCCCCCTTTCTCGGACCCCTTGCTGCCCTTAGCGCTGAAAAAGGCAAGGGCTGGAGAACGTTCTTCGGGCAAGGTGCCGGTGCTGGTGTAGGCGTGGGCGTGGCCAAGGCTCTTCTACCCATCATAGCTAAAGGGAATGTACCTTTAGCGCTCGCATTGCCCAGTATTCTGGGCATGGGTGGAGCGGCTGGTGGCGCTTATATTTCGCATGGCAAGAACAGCCCTAAAGTGCAGGCAAAGATTGATGCTTGGCACGCCGCTAGGAAAGCAGCAAAGAAGAAGAAATCAAAACAGAAGACCGCTGCCTGGAAAGATGGGGAGCCTCACCGCCGCAAAATGTTCAAGGATATGAAGAAAAGCGGCAAAGGGGCTGCGAAAGACTTAAGTGCCATGAAGGGTGAGTTAGCAGCCATGCTAGCTTCTTACGGGGCCACTGGGTATGGGTTGCACAATGTGCTGACCGGTGAGGATAAAGCCGTGATGACCAAAGATCCGGTATTCCAGAAGGCACTCAAGAAGATGACCAAAAACTTCAAGGCTGCTGGCGGAACAATGACGGAAGGCCCTAAGATGTTTGCGTCGTATAGACCCGGGGCGGAGATAGTCATGCACCCGAAAAAGAACGTACCCATCACCCTGCATGAGTTAGGTCATTCTACGGCCATGTCTCACAAGCGGAAGGGTACGCTGCAAAAGCTCATGGGTAAGTTTAGAAAAGCCAATATGAACCACTTCTATGGGATGGGCAAAGGATTAGCGCCTGCCGCCGGTATGCTTACGGCCCTGTCTGGGGAAGATAAAGATGCATTAAAGAGGGGCAAAGCGGGAGCCGCCATATCCGGCATCGGGTCTCTGGGTATGCTCGGGGAGGAAGCTGCTGCTAATGTCAACGCCATGAAAGCCCTTAAAAAGGCATCGGGCGGGGGGAAACTTGGTAGAAAAGCCATGCTCCGATATGTAAAGGCCGTAGGACCCGCACAGGGAACTTATTTAGCCGCCGTTGCTGCCGCAATGGCCACACCACTAATTGCCGGAAAATTACGCCGACGCTCTTATGAGAAGAAGATGTTGAAGGCCAAAAAGCAAAGGAAGTCTTAGTATGAACTCTTTAGAAAAACACGCAGCGAAAAGACTGCTTTTGGAAAAAATGGCCTCTCTCGGGCTTGCCCTCAAGGGCGGACAGTTGCTTGACAAAGTGCGACGCGGAGTGCAAATCGCTAAGCGAGCGCCCGCTACCGCTGTTAGAGCCACAAGGGGCGCACGGCACGGAGTCCGAAGCGGAATTGCCGCCGACAAGGCGGGCAGAGTGGTGGCTAATAAAGTCCACAATCGGACTTGGAGCGAAGCCGCTAAAAAGGGACCCGTTTTCCGCCATTCGTCCAATATGGGTAAGAGGCTATACAAGACCACCAAAAACCCAGTCGTTCTGGCAACTGCCGGGGCGAGTGCTTACGAAGGGTCAAGAAGAGCGGTGAATGCCGCTGGTGGGACAGAGGGCATCAAGAACCGTCTCAAGAATGCTTGGGAAGGATTAAAGAACCCACGAAAAGACGCTTCCGCCGAAAACGCCTTCGCTACCAAGGTTGGTTCCGCTTGGTCTAAGCTGGCCAACCCGAATGTGGTGGCGGGCAACAAGAAGCCGAAACCGGCACCGAGAGGCGGAATCCCCGCACCTAAACAGCCCGCTGCCAGGGTCGCTGGCAATGTTAAGCCATTGCAGCTATCCCTCAACACCCGGGGCTCAATGGGAAAAGTATAGGAGTAAATAATGCATAACAAAAAGCATAAAGAGGAATCGCTCAGAGCAGCGCCAACCCCAGAAGGGGTGGAGGCTTCTCATGATCGAGGGTTTGTTGGTCTTGCTGGTCTTCTCCAAAAGGAAGAGGCCTTGGGAGCAGCAAAGACAGTTAAAGAAAAGAAGAAAGAAGCTATGATCCAAGCTTTGGCAGCAAAGCTTAGAGAAAGAGCAAGCGTGTAATTGTTTTGCCCATTGGGCTAGACAGTTCAGCTAAACCGCAGGAAAATTACGTAGTAATTTCCATTTTAGGCATTAATGCCGAGGAGAGTAGAGATGGACGCATTTTTAGATATCATGAGTGGATTTGGTTGGGGCGTGGTCGTTGGAGCCGTTGCCTCCCCGTTTTTAATTACTTGCGCCAAGTGGGCCCTTAACAAGACTAAGGCCGCACTTGCTGCAAAGAAGTAATTTGCAGAACAACAGGAGATAACGTTATGGAATTGCAAATGGCCGTTCAGGCCCTTTCAGAAAAACTTGGTGAAGCCCTCGTAGACGTCGCTAAGTTCGAGGACAAAGGCAATGATGCTGCTGCACGAAGGGCCAGGAAGACCCTTCAGCAGATTGCCGTTGCTTGTAAAGAGCTTCGAGCGCGTATTCAAGAACAGCGCTCTTAGTAGAGAGCTTATCTAGCGGGGTTATTTATTATGGCTACTACGGCACCACGATCTCTAAATCTAGAGTTATTTAGGACTAATTTTGATGACGAAAGCGACTTCGGGTCGGTTATTGCACAGGTGTCGAAGGCCAGCCTAGACTTGGTGTGGAACGGTAAGTTTGATCCATCTGTCCCAAGTTTTTGGGCGGTTTATTTGCATATGGATGGTGAGCCAGCCAAGGGCTACTTGCCTATTACAGCCTTATACCCAAAGCTCAATCATCAGGGCACTGCCTATACTATTTCATGGGAAAGCCAGCCTAAGGCTCTATACGAAGAATTGGTTGCCAAGGGATATACCCATGCGACCGTGGCCGTCCGTAACCCGGCGGGAACCTACACCGGCTCCAACTTGGTTGCCCTTGCGGGCGACGGGGGCGGCGCGGGGAGACAGTGTCTTCCAGAAGGCACGTTTGTCAGTTTTGACGGAGAGCCAAACGCCGGTGCCGATGGCAACCCCGAGACGGAAATACTTCTCGACTGGAACTACCTGTTAACCGATAGCGACGGTGACGGCGCTCCGGACTGCCCGCACGACGGGTTTCATATCTACAGGGGCGGTGAGCAAGTAGGAGATGTTGGTAGTACGGTTGCTGAGTATCTTGACCGAGGTCTCCTTGCTGGGACTTCCTATGTCTATACGTTGTACGCATACAACGAAGACGGGCAAGCTGATAATTACGCCTCTGTCGAGGTAGCTACTCACGCAGAGAACGAAGCGCCTATTGCGACCGACACTGAAGAGGGCTGGACACAAGGCCAAGACGCGTACACAGGCAGCTTTGTCGCGTCGGACCCCGATGGTGACGTTCTTACTTATTATGTAGCAGACGCGTATGTGAAAGATACCGATACCGGGAACGTATGGGGATCGGTCTCATATGACACCGCCAGCCCCACCTTCACGATCACCGTGACGGACGCCACTTGGTATGGGTCTAGTTATATCGACTTCACGGTTTCCGACCCACACAACGAACACGATGATGGCCGCGTAACAATTAGTATGGCTGAGGCTGTGAACGAGCATCCCGTCGCCTCCTCATCATCCGAAACCGTAAACGAGGACGGATCTCTTGACGCGACTGCCGTTGCGTCCGATCCGGAGAATGGCTCGTTAATTTATCATGTTGTGTCGCAACCCCAGAACGGGTCTTTAGCAAATGGGATCGACGGAACCGGGAATTATACGTACGATCCATCGGCAGAGTGGCATGGGACTGACTACTTCACATTTAGAGTGGAAGACCCTGAGGGGAACATATCAAATGTTGCCCAGGTAACCATAACGGTAGTGTCGGTCAACGACGCGCCAGAGATCACCATTACTGGTGACAACCCGTATGATGTGATGTTTACGGACCCGGGAACGTATGTAGACCCCGGGGCACTATGGTCGGACGTTGAAGATGGATCGGGGCTTACTGCCGTAAGTGGGGATATTGTAAATCTGGCCAATTCGGGCAATTATTACATCAAGTACGACTACACTGATACTGATGGGGCCCCTGCGGATCAGGAAACAAGGACTGTTCGCGTCAACCTCGGCGCAGTACACGACTTAGCTGTCTCCCAGAATGAGGGCGCTCCCTCACAGGCGTTAGACCTTAATTGGTCAGAGCCCCACACGCCAACAGCCGGTGACCCAGGCTACATAGCCGAAGCCAACATAATCTTTAAGATCTACTGCCAGCAATCACAGAGTGAAGAGCCCATCGCGATTGCCACCACCTCGCCGTTCATTGATACGGGCGACTGGTTAGACGGAGGGCTACAGCCGGATACCGAGTACACCTATTGGATCACTCGGCACGACACCAACGGCTATTACTTACAAGCACAGGATGGAAACACGGCAAGCGGGAGAACCGCTTCGCAGAGCACGACCCCATCCCCGTGGTATCTATCGGTCTTAGACGGGATTCCTGAGCCATGGCATCAGTGCCGGTTGGAGTGGTCTCCCACGGTCGAAGAGACAGACATCACTGAGTTTAATCTCTACCAAAAGAAGGCAGAGGACACTTCGTGGGACCTTGTCTATACCGTAGACGTATCGGACGGGATCTTCCCAGATGACTTAAACCATCTACTGTCAGACCTAGATCCCGACACGCAGTACCAATTTTATGTAACCGCTGCTAACTCTGCCGGTGAATCAGTTCCGTCCAATACGGCTGAGTTTACTACATCCCTCGTACCTACCGGCGTATTAACCGCTGATACGGATGAGGTAGGTGAATCCGCAGTAGTCACGGTGACTGGCGTCATACCTAATGGGTGGGGCTACACAACTGAAGACCCCGGTGATGAAACAGACGTAACGCAGTGGCCTAACGTCACCCTAGTCACAAATGGGTCCATGTCTGACACAGCCGCTTACCCAGCGGGATCTCATGAGGTGTGGGTTGCGGGAATTGGTTACTCAGATCCAACACACCACATTCAGTTTGAAACATACTCTGGGATCTCACCAGACGTTACGCCAGAAGCAGCTATTGCGCAGGATAACGTAACACTGTCTTGTTCGGTGCCCCATAGCGGCTCAAACGACTGGACAAGTGTCTTTTACGCTGTCGATTTAGTGGGCTGGGCGGGGAATCCCGGAGACTCGCTCCTTGGGACATCGTTCATCAACGGTCTTCCTGACGAAAGCGGAGATTTTTCCGTTGATGTGAGTATGCACCCTCCGGGCGTGTACGACGTTACTTTTATTGGCGCGTATAACGAGGACGGCGATCAGGAGCAGTGCGGCACACAATCTTCCGCTATCACCTTCCATCGATACCGAGGGATAGATGATATCTTGGTGCAGGTAACTGGGCACGACGGAATACCGGACAATGTGAACATCACTGTTTTCGGAACGGGCCCAGACACCCCCCACGGGTGGAGGTATTCTACCTCCGGCCCTCCGGTAGATGAGTCCGGGAACATTTTGACGGACCTGAACAACTGGGAAGGAAGCGTCTTCGTTGAAGGCGAAGTCGCCCCAGCGGGAACAAACAAAACCATAACGATTGATCAGGCAGGCACGTACACACTATTCGCAATGGCGTGTTGGGCGGATGGTACCCCAATCGTGGCCGCGAACACCCATCACGGGTTCGTGTTCTACCCAAGAGTCGTTGTGCGCCCCCACCCATACATGGGCCTGACGGAAGTGACGCTTACCAAGGACGGTGGGGACATAACGATCACAGCGAAGGGTGACTACCATCACTGGCACTATACGGTGAACGAACTGTTTACCACCTCTCGCAACGGGGCGATGATCGACCCAGCCGAGGGGACGGAAGTGCTTAGCGGGGAAACCGCCACGTTCACCCCCGACAAAAACGGTAAGTACGTTATCTATGTAGCTGCTGTTGATCACAGGCATAGGCTGGTCCCAGGTAGCCCAACGGCAGGGGTTGCGGCTGTACATGTCCGGCTTTTCTTGTGGGGAGACATTCCCACCATAGACCCCCCAAGCACGTACGACCCTCAGGCAATTGTCCTCCCGGGCGGCGTGTTCGCCCAGTACCCCGAGACGATTGACGCTGATGGGAAGTCAACGGGCCCGGTAACTGTAACGGATGTCGAGTTCAGCGCTGCGATTGGGTTTGCTAGCGTTCCGACGTTGACCGCAATGGCTGCGTACGGAGACTTCGGCTTCAGAAGTCTGATCATGCTTCACCAGTCTGTGGGAGCAGATTTCTTTAATAGCTCATCGGTGGACTTCAATGCTGATGTGGCGAATGGGTTTGTTACGACAGATAATTCCATTATGGAGGCAATGTCTGGGACTTTGGAGACAGGGATTGGAACAGGGATTATGCACCTGGAAGAGGCGCTCGACTTCCCGGCAGCCTATGTGGGTTGGCGTTTAGATGAGATGTACAAAAACGGAGATGTTGACTTCCAAGCTTGGGATCAGGTCGTAAACGGTGGCTCTATCCAGATCCCTTACCAAAATGAGGATACGGGGGAGACCGAGATCTATCATAACGTAGCTAACACCGTCCGTTGGCAGTACCACGTGACCAACCCCCTGACAAACCCAAGAGGGGGCGCTTTTTATGATCCACAGAGAACAGCCGAGAGTGACCTACGCAAAAAGTTAGCGGATGACATGGATAGTCCCTACACGAGTGCATACATGTACGAGACTCTCAACATGCCCGTAAAAACCTACGCGGCATCGGGCGCATGGAATGATAAGGCACGCATTGCACACTCCTGGTCAGATTTAAAATTAGACAGAGATCTCTCAGGTAGAGGGGCAAGGTACTGCCCTAAGCAAAAAATCGCCACCATCCCTGTAGACCCGTACTTCGGAAACGGGCCGATAGAAGACGTAAATATTAGCTCTACAACAGGAGACAGAGAGAACCTGGATATTTCAAATCTCCCGTTTACTCACGGACCAATTGATTGGCATTGGGATATTGGGTTTTCCCACGCTTACACGTGGGCTTCCGTAGCGGGCTCTAGCATTGTGCACCGGGGTGACGTTCAGGACTGGGACACCTACGTTTGTTACAAGGAGTGGATGGGAGTAGACCCCGACACACTGGTAACCCTCCCAATGGAGGAGCAGTCGCAGTTCATCCAAAGAGAGTGGGACTACGAGTGGAATGAAACCCCCGAGCTTCCGGCAACAGGGCAGCGACGAGATGAGTGGCTTTTCGTTGTTTATCTCGAAGCGGCGGTTCTTGGGTTAGAGCTTGAAACGTCCGGGTGGGAGCCTCCAGCAGACGAGGTGGCCAGATACAGCGGCGTGAACGCAAGACATAAAGCCTTGGTTAAAAAATGAACATTAATAGAAACTCAACTGCGATTATTATCGCCCTAATAACTGGGCTGGCGGGGCTTGGAACGTCTATTGTCAACAGATGGACACCGAACGAGATGTCTGTCGCTCAGAGCGAGAAGATGGGCCGCAAGAGTTATAAGGCCACTAAGGCCTCTATCGAAAACGTGGCTGAGGATGTGGACGCCAACGCCAAGCGGCTGGACATCTTAGAGCACACAATCATACTCCAGAATCGCACCATTCAGTTCCTAATGGCTGATGTTGGTGTTCATTCACCGAACGTACCGGCTGCCCCGAAACTCCCGGACGAGCCTGCTGGGCTCATGGAGAAGAGAACGCCTACGCGTGTGCGCGGTGCGCCACCTTCGTATGATGCAGCGCAGAAGGCACCATGATGAAGTATTTACTAGCAGTTATCGCATTAGCGGCAGCCATCGCATGTATGGATGGTGGTGAGGGGGATCTACTCAATGACTCCTTCGAACGAACTACCGGCATCGGTGGTACGTGGCACGACCGTTATATCGAAGACAATTGCAGCAGATGCCCCGATTGCTGTGTGGTTGAGGACTTCGGGAAGTACGATGATCCCAATTGGAAGCCCGAAGAGTACCCGTGCAGCGAGAGATCCCCACGGAGCAACTGCTTTGAAGAACCCGGTTGGGCGGACGCCTGGACGCCACCAGACGATGAGGAGTAATAGATGATCAATGTACAGCACTTAATCGGCATGCGCGAAGAGATGGAGGACATCTACCAGCGCGAAGCGTCAACCCTCAATAAGGTTGCCGTAAGCCTCTCTCAGCAGGGCTTTGACCCGAAGACCATAAAAAAGATGAAGGCTACAGCCATGAAATCAGTGAAAGCGGGCCCACAGCAGGCATCGCCCGGACAGCAGCAACTGGCAGCTAAGCTTGAGGCTGCGGGGAGAAAGTTTAGAGAACAGCGGCAGATGAATCCAGCGCAGGCCCAACAGAGGGCAATGACCTAAAGAGTTTTCTTCGGGTGCTTTCACCCACACCGTTTACAGTCATATTATTACTGTAAACAGATGTGAGGAGGGCACATGGCCGAAGTAGCGTTGGTGATAATAAGTTTAGGGTTAATATGTCTAGATCATGTACTAACAGTTCACGAAATGAACAAGCAGCACGAGAAGCTTAAAAATACGATAGACTCAGAAATGAGACGTATTATTAAGAAGTAATAAAGGAGGTCACATGGGAAATTCAGTTGTTCTAGTAGAGCCAGACCCCTTTATCGGCGTTGGTAGAAAAGTAACCAGCTACATCCCCAACTACCGCCTCGACAGCGAAGACTTAGCAAAACAAAAAAGAGCGGCTGCTGACGGGAAAGACGGAAACATCTCTTTTGGGGATATCCAGTATGTGTCCAGGCCCTTAAATGGGATCGCCACTAAACCGAACACCCATGCGTACATCCAGATTCTTAACGCTGATGCCCAAGTAATTAAGGTATTTAATCAGCTAGGCATGCCCGGAGGCGTGGGCCAGTCTGGCGACAGACAGAGCCCAGAGCACGGAGATCCGCCTATCCCGTTTGCGCAGTATGCAAAGAGACAAGAACACTCGCATTCATCTAATGCGAAGCGGGTGAATGCTGCCCCTGTAAACGGAACTGTGATTGGGGATGAAACCCCGTACGGAGACACGCGATTAACCACGCCTGGAATGGGCGTTGATGAGCAGGGGAACCCGCAATCACATGCGTGGACTGATTGGATTCTGAACGCCGTCCGGGAGATCAGGATGGAGAAGACACAGCTAGTTGAGACCTTCGGGGACAGCTACCTGTACGCCTTTGGCGAAAAACCCCGTGTCCTTGGGTTCTCCGGTTTGTTGATGAATACGCTTGATTACAACTGGCGGGCCGTGTTTTGGGAGAACTGGGACAGGTACTTCCGCGCTACACGCCTGATTGAGATGGACGCCAGAATGTACATTAGCTGGGAGGACATCGTTGTAGAGGGGTACCCAATCCAGGCCGTAGCCCAGGAGTCTTCCGACAGCCCGAACGCACTATCGTTTACGTTCCAGTTCTACGTAACTAACTACTGGAACATGTCCATGGTTAACGTGAAGTCACTGGCGTCGGCCAAGAAGAAATACCACTTGGCCATGTCTCGGTCGATGTACCAGCACTCAAAGATGTTCGACTGGGAGATCAAGAGCGATCTCTTTTCGGTGTTCGATACGATTCTGGGTAAGGGCGCTGCAAGCCACATGTTCCTACCATTCACAGAGCAAGGCGGGGCCTTCGGAAAGGAGACCCACGAGCTAAGTGAGATGGAGAAACTTGGTCTGAGGAGCCTCAAAAAGGCTTCTGACGCTTTGACCAAGCTACCTTTCAAGCTCGCTACCCTGAAGGCAGCCAATATCACGGCCTTCTTAAACGCTACCCTGCTACAGCTTACTTTTGATGCCCTGAAAACAACGGGGTCCGTAGCAACCCAGGCAGCAGAAAAGGCGATGAAGGCTCAGCGTGGTGAGATTAACGCTTGGTTTGGCTATCTAGGGGCCTTACTAGATACCGGCCTTCAGCGACATGCTGGCCGATGGGACGGGAACAAGGGCTCTTTTGACACCCACACCCTCTCCATGATGGGCGACTTGTTTAGACAAGGAAGCATCGACAGGCTTGTTCAGAGGATGTCGTACCAACTGGTGGGTCTTCTTGGCGTCGCCGGGAGGTACCGAGCTTCCACCACAGAGGTGGATATAACGCACGGAAGCAACATGAAGTACGGTGCTGCCCCAGGCGCTGCGGTTGTAATCCATCAGTCACCCGTGAACGCAAACAGCACTACAGATTTATCGATCATTACCAATGAAGCTATCGAAGGCACTGCTGACCAGGAAGGTTCAGCAGAGACCGGTGATGAGTTCGCGCTATAGGGGTTTTTGAATGGGCAGTGGGAAAACACAGGTATATGGTCGCTACGTCGGCTTCCGCGTATTCATCGAGGGTATCGAGATAGATGTCATCGAGGGAACCGTCACGGGAGGCATTATGTCCCCGTGCACGGCCAATGTGACTATCCCCTTCAATGACTACGCGCACAAATTCTTGCCGAGATCGCTGGTTCATGTGTTTTTCATGGACTCAAAGTGGGAGGTCGGAGCAGAGGCCATTCGGAAGGAAGGCGAGGACGTTAGCCTGCCAGCCAAAGTTTTACACTATAACAAGTCCGGTGTTGCAGAGGCACAGGGTGCGGATGCCAAAAAACTTACCGAAACGGCTGCTCACCTAGTTGATAAGAACGACCCACTTAACTGGAAGCTCTTATTTGTTGGGGAGCTTATCGGGTACAAATATCAGAAGGTTGGCGCTATTCGCCAGATCGTTTTGATGTGTCAAGACATGACCTCATACCTGCAACAGGCCAAGTTGCACTGGGGCAGGCAAAACACCAGCCTTAGCAGCTATAAACAGGCCATCTTTGCTGGCGCAACCCAGCTTTATAGAGGGAAGAGTAGGGTTGATAGCTCTAGCGATCTCGCAAAGCTTCTATCCGTGCGGTCGTCTATTATGCCACAAGTCCCTGGACTGCTCGGCGGACTCGTCGCCACCCTAGAGTCAGTAACTGGGGTCTTTGCTCCAGAAGCCACTAAGAAGTTTAGGGGCGTAAGCGATTTCATGAGTCAAGCCGAATTGAGGCTTCATCTGACTCGTATGATAGGCGCTTCCGAGAAAGACGATACAACGGCTACGTTTATAAGTAGCAGATCGTTCAAAAGATACCTGAGAAAGCTCACAAAAGCCCAAAAGGGGACAGCTTCTTATTACGATCTAATGAACGTCATTCTTCAGAAGTGCTACCAGCAGTGGAACTCTGTACCAGCCCCTCCGTATATCGACAGCGGATCGATCAAGGTAGAGTGGCTAAAGAAGATAAGCGGGTTTAACTATAAGAACGACCCGTCAGTAAATCCGTTTTTTAAAGATGTAGACGCTGTGTATGAGGAGGTGTCGAAAAAACTCCTTACAGGCAAGAAAAGAAGGGCCCAAACCATCGCCACGTCTGGCAATACCACAGACGCCTCAAAGAGCATTAAGCTGACCTCCGATTTCATCCGCACAAAGCGTGAGGGCGACGCAGAGAAAGTGGATACGCAGACCCACAAAGAAGTGGCAAAGTTCACCAAGAAAAGGCTGGGGACCGGAGGCAGCCACGGGACTCAGAGCGATATACGAGATAAGGGGACCAAGATTTACCAAGACGCCGTTAAGGAGGCAGGTGGCAAGCCCGGTTCCAGGGGAGGCGTTGCGTCTGTAGGAAACTCGGCCAAGGTTAAAGCCGCCAGAAAGGTTAGTCAGGCATACCAGCTAGTTGCCGACGCAAAGGTTGATATTGACTCGTTGGAGGACAAGAAGGGGGATGACCACCCCCATCACACACAATCCGTGTATTACGGCATCAAGTCTAAGCTTGAGCAAGCCAGGGCGCTGTTAGCGAAATCAGCGGGTATTCGCTACGAGAAGAAGCACAAGTTTGAGAAGATTAACCCCCGACTCCACTGCTTCTTGTTTCACCCGGACCTATTTATGGTCCCCCCGCCCAAGTGCAATGTGCTTTTCCCGGACCACATCCAGTCGCTCACATTCAGCCGTGGCTGGATGAGTGAAATAACCAGGGTGTGGATGCACGGCAGGACTGAGTCAGGGAGGGCACGGAAGAACTGCTATTTCTCCCCAAACACAAGCATTCTTACCTCAAGCGATATGCTTTCTGAGACCGCAGTGAAGAAGGGCCATACTTTCATGATGCGGCACGAGCGGTATACGGGGATCAACTCTGTGATCGTAGGCCTTGGGGACAACGGAATATTCAAGAAAATCCACGTCAAGGGCTTAGCTAAGGCCAAGAAAGACGCCAGGGAGAAGTTCAAGGGGGACAAGAGCCCCGAAGCAAAACAGAAGATCGAGGACGAGATCAGTATGTTTACTGGTCCGGCGCAGCACTCACCGCAAGCACACTTACAGCGTGCTGCGAACTACATGTTTTGGGTCAACCGTTACTCATCAAGAGTTATTAGGGTGCATGCCCGATTCTCCCCACAGCTTGTTGTTGGGATGCCTTGTTTGATTTTAGACCCTATGCGGGGGAGCAAAAGCAGGTTCATACAGGACAAAACGACGGAGCTATTCAAGGCCGACACCAATGTGCGGGAAGTTCAGTCCATTATCCCAGAGAACGCTGGGGAGGTCATAAAGACCACGACGCCTAAGGGGACTCACTTTGTTGGGACAATCGCGAGTCTCCAACATACGTACGCTGCCGATGGTGGGGCAAACACGCTGATTCAGCTTGTTAAATGCAGAGAACACAACGAAGCCCATGATGTTTTCAAGGATGACGACAACCCTAAAGACGGCAAGTTTGACACGAAGCGTGTAAAAAAGAAGCCGTGGAGACGGGAGATAAAGCCAAAGGGAACCGACCACTCAAGCGAAAACGGCTTATCAGCGACCGGGTCATTCCAAACAGGCACCTCAACACAGGGGAACCTAGAGGAAGACATGGATGCCATCATGGGCAACCAGAAGGTCAAGGGGCGAAAATACGTCGTAGAAGCGGTTCACGCCAAGGGCTCAACAAAGCCGGTACCAAGCAAGCTCCTGTACGGCCAGACCCCTGAGGGCCACAGGTTTTCCCCGGGTGACAGAAGCGAAGGACGCGACGGAGTAGAGGTTAAGATCTTTCAGGTCGGGACATCTAAGGTGCCAAAGGATGTGAATTTCACGTTTGAGGCCATGGCCACACCACCCTGGTTCGCAGATATTTATCACGCCGCTAATATCGGCGCAGAATATTACCAGCCTATGATGGGGTGCCAGTCCGTGGTGGATGGCTCTCTTATAGATTTAGCGGACGGCGAAGAGTGGAAAAAGGGCCATACGCTTGAAGAGGTCGTTGAGTCGGAGGGGGAGGGGGAGCAGACGATTAAGCACGAGACGATCATACTCCCTATGCCAACAACTGATGGTAAGGGAACCCGTGAGGTCCTCATACCTAAATCATTGATGGACCCGGTTATTACCACATCAGCCGCCGCAGAGGCGCTAGCGGAGCTATGGCTTGGGTTAAAAGAGATTGGCGCTAATACTAATTTGTTTATAGACGCCTACAATGATAGAGCATACGCAACAATGATTGATATATTAGGCAACTTGAATAAGGACATTTTATTGAAGGTGCAGGATATGAACTCACCCAATATAACTTTGGGTGACACACCATTTGAGGGGTTCCATACATGGGCCGTTGGGAACCTGAAAGGCCTTTTAGATGGGGAGGGGACGCCTATATCGGGCGCTGATGAGCGCTTGATTAAAGCGGACCCAAGAACCAAGCCCAGAACGGTCGATGCTTCTGTTGACACGCGGGCAGACAAATACGCAGCCGCCGCCTCATATTCTAGAGAATTACAGGCAGGGAAGCGTGGATATTCACCGGAGACTGCATAATGAGTGATATTACCAGCGATACAGGCCCCTTCGAAAAGGAGCTAATTGGTGATAAAGTTCCGGAGTCTTCATTAGACATACAAGATGACTTGGGTAATGATGCCGAGATTGGAGAGGTGACATTTGGGAGAGGAGCTACTAAGAAGGTACTTCTCTGCACACAGGGTGTCACCTTGAAGAAACTAGTTGATATGTCCAAGTAGGTAGTTCGTAATTGCTTTACTATGTTGCATAATAATCATGACGCTTTTAGGCTCTGCCGTGCCGAATTAACTGGAGGAAACCAACCATGGAACAATTAAGTAAGTTGGCTGCCAAACAAAGGTTGGTTGCCGTTCTGGAACGGGAGTTCAGTGAAACTCCCGATTTTGATAAAGAAGCAAAAGCAAAAGCCTTTTTCGAGAATGTCGGGAAAGCGCTGTCTGGCTGGGGAAAGAAAGCCAAGGAAACCGCTAAAGGCGCTGTTGAGGGCGTCAAAAAGGAGGTTTCTGTGATGCGAGGCAAGCCCCAGGAGAAGCTCAAAGAAGAGGCGAAGCAAGGGCGGCTACTAAAAGTGCTTAAATCCAAGCCAAAGGCGCAGTCAAAGAAGCAAGCGAAAAAAATCCTCAGTCAGGACTCAGCCAAAACTCTCGCTGACCGGAGCAAAGCTCTCGACAAGGCCGAAAAGGGCCCTTTGACCAAAAAACAAAAGCGTAAGCTGATGGTCATGGACAAACAAACTAGTCACTCTAGAAAGAGGGCCGTCGCTGTAGGTGGTGGTGGCTTATTAGGTTTAGGAACTTTGGGACTGATGAGCAGTTCCGACAAAACAGAGCGGGCGTAGCTCGTATTTATTAGGAGGTAATGAAGATGCTTTCAGCAGATAGACGAGCTACGTTGGAAAACCGGCTTGCAAACACAGTGTATGAAGAACCACAGCCCATGTATAAACAGGCGACCATTGAGAAGGTGGCTGAGTTTAGGGATTATTACGGGTGGATGTGGCCTATTGCTCTTGAGAAAGAGGCCGCTGCCGCTGGTAACGAAGAGCTTATGAAGATCGCTGAGATTGAGAAGCAGGCTATTAAGGCGTGGCTTCTTCGCCAGGGTCTTGGTTTAGCAGGCCGAGCGCGGCAGGTGGCGGGTGCTCTTAAGTCTACCGCTGGTCGTGGGTTAAGTCGTTTCGGGGTGGCCGGTGGCCGCGCTGATCTGGCTGGCCAGAGAGCGATCCGCGCTGGTCAGCAAACCAAAGCGTATGGTACTGCTCAACGCGCAACTGCTCAGGCAGCCAAGGATATTGGCCTCACCCCAGCGCTGGCGCGAGTTATTAGCGGCACGACCAAGGCGCAGACTAGAGCCGCTGCTGCAAAGGCCGGTACCTCGAAAGCTAAGCAAATCACTCAGGCCACCACTAGGGCCCGGGCTGACGCAAGCTTCAAGGGAAGCTTGGTTGACAAGGCCAGAGCCAAGGGCCTGATTCCCGGCGACAAGGGCGCGACCCGTGCTTTCACTAAGAATACCAAAGATAAGAAGCTCACAAGACAGCTTGTCAATGTTCAGGGCCAGAAGGCTAAGGGCAAAATGGTTCGAGACATCTACGGTCGAGCTACGGCACAGGCCGCTGAGCGGGGCGGTATTGCCGGAGTCACCCAGAAGGGTCTTGAGGCAGCACTCGCTGCACCATCCACTGTCAGTAGGTGGGGCAAGGGTCTGAAGCGGGCATTTGGTAAAAGAGATTGGGCCGCTGAAGCTGCTCGTCTTGCGTAGCATAACTTGAGAGTAAACTTGGTATGGAGATGGCTTTGGAATCCAATCCTGTAGTGGATTTCCTGAAATTTGCTGAAAAGCGAACTCAGGTGCGCGCACACGTGCGACGCACAAAAGACAAAGTTGTACCAGTTACTCAACATGATCGGGAGCTATCCGAATCCGCAGAGGAGGATAAACATGCCCCCGAAGGCTACGCACACCCGGAGCTACAGTTAGACGATAAGAAGGCCATAGAACTTGAGTTGTGGCGGAAGTGGAAAGAGGGGGGAGAGAATCCTAGAGACCTCGCCCCCCTTTTGCGAAGCTTCCGACCACTGCTCAGGTCCAAAGCCAACGTCTACAAAGGCAAGGTGAAGATGATTCCAGACTCTGCCATTGAGGCAGAGTTTCAACTTCGCTTTGTTGACGCCCTGCGCTCCTATGACCCGAAGAAGGGCTCACTAGGAACGTACGTCTATAGGTATTTGGATAAGTCGAAGCGCTTCATTGTCGAGAACCAAAACATCGGTCGCATACCCGAAAACCGTGTCTACAAGATTCGGCAGTACACCTCCGCTAGGGATGAGCTATCGGAAGATTTTGGGAGGGTGCCCTCTGTTGAAGAGGTTGCCCAAAGACTCGGATGGAGGTTGGCGGAAGCAAAGCGTATGGATTCTGAACTTAGGAATGATCTGCTAACGCAGGGGTTCGAAGAAGATCCATACGCCATTACTCCGTCAAAATCAGAAGAGGTGCTTCGCCTTTTCAAGTATGAGCTTACGGGCAACGAGCGTGCGGTGTACGAACACCTCACCGGTTATGGAAAACCAAAGATTTCGTCAACCAGCGAAATAGCTAAGCGCTTGAAGATGCCAGACTATCAGGTCAGTCGCCTCAAGAATGCTATTCAAAAAAAGTTAAAGAGGTATCTACATGGCTGATAAGAACAAGACCGCGAATATCGCCAAGGTCCATTTCCTTATGAAGGAAAAGGGTATGAGCGCTACAGAAGCAATCAAACAAGCGTACCCAAGCTGGCCCGAAGAAAAGGTCAAGGCTTTAGCAGCCAAGCTTGATGCCATGAAGGGCGCGGGCAAGGCGATGGCCTCCGGCGGACCAATGGCAGCCAAGAAAGAAGAGCCACAGGAAGAGGAAGCTGAAAAAGAAGCGTCTGTGCTCGTGGCTGGCTTGCGGCAGGGCTCTGGCGCTCTTTACGGAAGCTTCGTTAAAAAGCAGGCTGCCCGAGAGAAGCTAGCGGCAGTCGTTTCTAACAACTGGCTGTCGAACAAGTACCTCGGACCAGCCCTGGCGCTTAGTGATAATGACCTCTACAAAAACTACATGACTCGGTCACCGTACGTGAACACCGGCCTGGACACGCGCTTTTATAAAGAGAAGCAGGCGATGCTCAATCCGCTCGCCGCTGCCAAGGCGACTAGATGGCTGAAGACACTTTTTAGTGAAGGGTCGAAAGCCGTGAGCAAGGGTGCAAGGCATGTCGCTGAGAAAACGAGCAAGACGGTTGCCAAGCACATGCCCAGAACGAGCGCGTCCGTTAGGTCGAAGTTTCAGGATCTTGTTAAGAACAATCCCGAGGCCTGGGCGAACATCAAGAAGTACTACAAGCCTGTTCTTGGCGGCGCTGCTGGCACTATAGCCATCGGCAAGTTGGTGGATTAAAAATGGCCACGCTGCATGGATTATTACTTAGAAATACGAATAAGGATGAGTTTTTAGAAGATTTAAAAACTCAGGTTGTCCGGTTTCTTCGTTCTGAAAAGATAAGACTCAAAACTGAGAGAGCCTTTCTAACATCTGTGCAGGCGGGTCTTACGGAAGCCGACATTAAGTACAAGAGGTTGGCAGAGGTAGAGACCTATGCTGACGTTTCTAAGCTCTTAGGGATTAGCCCATCAAAGGACACAGGCAGTGAAGGTTAAACTAGGGACAAACGCGGTTCTTCCGTTCTTCGATTCTACAGCAGTGGTTGGCGTTGCCAGCTTCACTGTTCAGGTCGATGACCCTAGTGGTGCAACCATTGCCACAGTGGACATGGTGGCGGTTACAGATGTACCCAACCTTCACCTAAGCGAGCCGGTTCTATTCGCTACCCCAGGTCAGCATACTGCAACGTATACTTACGACGGTGATGTCGTTAAGCAGGCATTCATTGAGGCCGGTGCCGCACCGATAAGCGACTACCCAAGAGCCGTTGCTTCCCCACTGGTGCTGGACCAGCGAGTTGCTGGTGGCCCCGCCGAAACAATCACCGTGCAGGTCATTGATCAGTCGGGGGAAACCGTCTTTGGGCCAGTGATTGCTCCATATGTTGCCGGTTCTTCTGGTTACGTATCTTCATATACGTTTCTTAATGAGGAGCAGTACTTTGTTGTCTGGCTAACGGGCGCTCCGGCTGTCCCCTTTAACATGGAGCCAGCCATTGTCTTGGCCCCGCTGGGGGCGGAGACGTGTAGGTTTACTGTTGCCACCCTGGAAGGGAACAACGGTAATCCGCACACGAGTACAACCGTTTTAGCGAGTCTCCCAAACGGCACACCTGTAGCTCAAGGCCTTACCGACATAGAGGGCGAGGTTGTGATCAACCTAGATCCGACAAGCTATGTTTTGTCTTTAGCGAAAGACGGAGTGGTCTTTTCCAGAAATAACTTCACCATTGACGTTATCAACACCAGGGAGATCTCTAACGACCCGCTATTGTACTCACCAGAGGCAACCGAGATTCAGGCCTTCCAGATTGTTACAGGCTCTTTTACTCCGACGTTCACTGCCCCCATATCCCCAGCGCCAATGTGCCAGCTATTCGCTGATATTTACCGCATGAGTGGGAAGCCTTTATCACACGCTAATGTGCAAGTGCGGCTTTTGCATACGCCCCAGTTGTTTTCCGGGGTAGCCGTGTTTGATACACAGGCTACGCATAAAACAGACGCCAACGGGCATGTGGAGTTTATGCTTGTTCAGGGGGTTAAAATAGAGGTAATAATTGCTCCGCTCTCGCTGAGACGCATTGTTACCGTGCCCTCTGGGGACGACGCGGTTGATCCAAATTCAGGACAGTTTATACCTGTCAATCTACTAGATCTTATGGCCAGCGCTGACGATGTATTCAACATCATTAAGGCCGAGGCCCCAGCCGCTCCGAGGAGGACTCTGTAGTGAGTTTTGACCGAAAAGAAGCGCTGGATTTCATGCGGAGGTTTACAAAAGAAGCCTCCGCATCAAGCGTATCCGGACGGCCCGGGCAGGGCCTTGATATTATGGGGATGGGCATGGCCCCGTGGCCCATTAAGCAGCAGCCAGTCACAGGTGCGACGACACAGAGCTTACTGAGCAAGCAGCTTGTTAACTACGCGGCGAAGTCTCAACAAAAGAAGATGACGGGAAGTATCAACGCGTCTGGCAACCGGCAGATGGCCAAAAAAACCGGCAAGGGCGAGCTTCTCGGAAAGACCGACACCATTCTCTCCGATCCGAACGAAGCAAAGACTGCTGCGGTCAAGAAGAGAGAGCGCCCGCGAGAAGTAAAGAATCTTCTGTCAAGACTTACTGGTGGGGACATAGCTATTGCTGGTGGGATCTCCGGAGCCGGTACGGGGCTCGCTACATATGACCAGCTAGGGAAATTCAACGAACTCCTGAAGGGGCACGAAAAAGCCCTGAAGTCCAAGGCCCGAAGCCTAGAAGGCACGGGGAAGCTAAAGGCCGAGACGCTTGAGAAGCTATACAAGGAAAAGGCGGAGAAGCTCCCGAGGCTGCTTCGCTGGTATGCGAAACGAAAAGGCATGCCGGACACAATCGACCTAAAGAAACATCTACCGGAGATAGAGAAGCAGATCCCACGGCTAACTATGTCAAGGAAGGCCGTAACCCGGACAGCCATGAAATCGGGGGCCAAGGTTGGTACCGGCGCTGTTCTGTCACTCCTTCTAGCCCGAGCTTTGTCCAGGAAAGCAGAGAAGAGCAGAAAACTGACAAACATCACCAACGTCCTCGATGGCGGCACTGTGAAGCTGTCCTCTGCAGAATATCTTGAGAAGGAAGCCCGTTTCGCTGCCGCAGCACGCATGTGGGGGTGGGGCAAGAACCTTCTCCGAAATCTTGCCCCTAGGGTTGCTGCACCAGAGGCCGCGTTACCACATGCCGGAAAAGTATTTCAAAGCGCTGGGGCGGGAACCTCTGAGGCGGTCAATGCCTCTACGAGATTAAGAAACGCGCTTAGTGCTGCCAAAGGAAAGTTTTGGGCGAAGGGAACCGGAAGGAAAAACGTATACCGCAAGCTAGATGATGCCGGTAAACCGCTTCTGGACGACGCCGGAAAAGAAGTGCAGTTCCTTTCAAGCAAGGGGATGTTTAGGGCACCCAAAGACTGGCAGAAGGTAAAGAGATGGGACCAGACCGGTGGGTGGATTCAGCAGGGCGTGAAGGGTCTCGCTAGACATGGATCACAGGGTGCCGTAGGCGGATACGGTTTGTCGTGGGCGTTAAACCAAGACGCTAAGTGGAATGACCAGAAGCGCATCGATATGGCCTTAGGTGGCGCTCTCCTCTACCCATCCATGAAGTTTTCAAACATGCCTGCGTCGCTAGCAGCGGCTGGGGCGCAATGGGCTGCCCCAAACACTCTTGGAGGAGTTATCCCCGGAGCGTTTACGTCGGCCAAGCGACTTTGGGACACTAAGGGCGGCGATGGTACTCGCTTTTCAAAGATGCAGAATCTTAGCACTTCGTTAGCGGCACCACAGTTGGCGGCCAGAAAAGCTACTGAAACCAAGGCTAAGAGGCTGAACGCCAACGCACGCAAAATTCAACGAGAGCTTGCCGAGGCAAAAACCACATAGGCTCTATAAGGAAGTTAGCTATGGAATATTACGTATCAAATGAAAAACGGGAGCAGCTAAGAACTGCTTTTCATAAAGTAGCCATGGCTAAGTCTCCCAGCCTTGAGAGCAAGGTTCTAGAGACAACTACTAAGCTTGCGTTTGTTCGTGAGCTTGCGGAAATTGACCCGGGCTTGGATTTCGAAAAGACCGCTGGTTTCTGGGACTTCGTAAAGAAGTGGGGTCCGGATATCGCACTTACCGCACTTATGTTTGTGCCTGGGATTAACGTTGGCGCAGGTGCCATGCTTGCTGCCCGAGGAGCGCTCGCCGTAGGCAGGGCAGGGCTGGCCGCTCGCAAAGTGTATCAGGCAGGAAGGGCGGTTAAGGGCCTAAGGAGCCTAAAAACTATGGGCTCGGCCCTCAGGGGACCGAAAGCGGTAGCGAGTTCTTTCAGAAAGGCGCAAGGGCTTAAGCCAGGAACGTTCCTAAGAGGCGCAAACAATACTCAGAGAGCCGCGTGGAAATCGCAAGCTCAGGGTGGTAGAGGCATGCTGTCGAAGGCTTGGCACGGCACTGGTAAGGGTTCGTGGCGCGGCGGCGGCGGCCTCAAGAGCGTTGTTGGTAACACAGACAAGGCTACCGGCGCGTGGAAGTTTAGTCCTTTAAAAACTGGCTTCAATGCCCTCGCACTGGCCGAAGGTGTCCCAGCGGCCAGTCGAATGGTGAGAGGAAAGCCCAAAACTTGGGGCGATCATATGGGCGGCGGCGGAGCCGGACAGAGCCACTATCAAGGCGGCGGATTCAAGAAGATGCAGGCCTTGTCATCTGGCGCTGCAAACGCATAGGAGAGAGCAATAAATGGCTGACGTATACGTACATTGTAGAACCGCTCTACTTCCTGCCGGGGATGCCGTGCAGGACGTGTACGTGTCCATACATGCGGTTGGTGTCTACAATTCATTAGCAGACGGAACAACGGACGCTAACGGGTCCGTATTTCTAGGTAATAGAGCGCCCGGACTGTATGAAATACACCTCACACCAAACGGGCCAGCGAAGGTCCAGAACGGGAACTTGCAAACAGTAACCGTTGTGAATGAGGACGCCAACAACGACTTGGTAATTGATCCCAATATTTTTGATGTCCTTGTTGACGTAACAACACTTCCCGCTGCATCTGACGACCACTTCTGCCGATGCTCAGGGACCTTCATAGACCCGTATGGGAAACCAATTAACGAGTTAACCATCCGGTTTTCAGAGAATACCGTATTTTTTCCTAACTTAATTTATTACCCGCAGGGCAGTGCAAACGCACTAATACCAACCTCAAAGGTTGTTCGAACCGATAGTAGTGGTTTTGCTTCCGTAGACTTACTCAGAAATTACGAGTATTTAGTGTTTATGGAAGGATACGAGAATCTGGCACGGAATATTTTAGTGCCAGATGCGTCCGCTGCCCCGCTTACTGATGTTATATTCGCCGCCGTAGATGGTATCGAATACACTTTGGGAAATGTCTTATTAGACGGTAATAGCCCATCTGTAACATTAAACGTGGGACAACAGGCCACTCTGCTTCTTGAAACAGTTTTTCGGAGTGGTCTTAGAATCTCAGGGGTGGTAGACACAGTATTAACAACTCCAGAGCAAAGCTTTATTAGCACTACATTGACAGGTAATACTCTTTTGATAGAGGCTCTTAGTCCCGGAAATGTAGAAATTGAGGTCACTCGTGTTAAACCAGCAACAGGACATGGGATCACCATCGCTCCTGACCCTGGAGTCCGAGGTGCCCTCAGTGTCCTGGTCAACCCCTGATATCAGTCGTGATGCACAGCCACAGAGGCCGATTTTGTGGTTTACGCGGCTTTGGGCCGCTGTTGTCAGACGCGCCGCAGTCGATTGGGTCTTGTACAAAGACCACTCAACTTCCAAATTAAGGAAGGTAGGCGCGGACGCCGAATATTGGATTTTCTTAGATAAGGAGGAAAATAGGTTAAGTTCTTTTGTATCTGTATGCGATATTCTTGGTCTCGAACCCAGCTTAATGCGAGAAAAGGTAAGAAGTTTAAGCGAAGAGGATGCTAGGAGGCTAAGAGGAATGGAGTTTGGCGATGACTGGTAAATACACAGCCGAAGAGTTCGAGAAGAGTGTTGAGAGTATCTCCTCCTCTCTACAGGGCGTTGTTAGGGGAACAACCCAGTCAGCAGACGACATAGTAGACAGCGTAAAAGACTTCATTTTCCGAACGCTTAATTCAGACATTGATTCTGTATACGCGCTTATATTCCTCCTTAGAAACAAGGAAGTAATTACCTGCACAGAGGCATTGGTTGATTCAGAGAAGGTTTTTGACCTTTTGCCTTCCGCGCTATCAGAGGAAGCGAGTGCCGACCAAGACGCCATCAATAAAATAAACGACCTGATGGAGGAGATAGCTTTCGCCCCAGCGGGTATACGTGAAGAGCTTGTTGCCGAACTACAGAAGCAAACGGCGAAAATGGTTCAGGGAAATAAGACGTCTACGGGTAAGGCGCTTTTAGGAACGAGCAGAAGCGCTGCACAGGCCTCCATAAAGAGTATATGCCACGACCTGTCTATTATCGTTGAGTCAATCAAGATCAACGGGGATAACTTCTTGGAGGCTATCCGCTCCTACATGCTCGCTGATTTCGAGGACGTGTCGGCCAGCGTCCAAGCTAAAGATGCCCAAAAAGCCATCGAGGCGCACGCAGACGACGAAGATATTGATACGCAACAACTACTTCTTGATGCTGCTGTCGCCACATCCCTGGTAACCCAGGCGTCCCAGGCAAAGCGGGACATAACGAAGCCTAAGTATGAGGGCGATGTTGTAACCCTTCCGGGTGCACAGGCTGAGCTTCTTGGGGGCACTGACCCGTTCATATTGCAGGATAGCGATGAGCTTTTAGCGTCTATGGAGATTGACGGAACGACCGTTGCTAAGGTTGGGGCGAATCCGTCCACATACCCAACCCACACACGAACATGGGACAACTCACTTAAGATTAGGACCGATAGCGGCCTTTTCTACGACAACGGGACAAACGAACTAGACGATACGCTACTCAGCGATGAAACTACCAGCCTAGGGATTAGGCCCGCGCTTCTTAAGTACATTATCAAACCGGCTACCTTGGAGGGTTCGGTTCTCTGGGTACCTCAGCCTGGGAGCGGCTCTCCGCCCACTATCATGGAGTTGAGGGACATACCCGGCCCGGACTACCCATATGGGGGTGGCGTTATCGAGTGGAAAGAAAAAGCAGATCCACTTGGGAACTGGGGTGCTTTTGGCCACATTGACTACGCTGCTGGGGTTCTTTCCCTAAATAACGACTTTGGGGGAGACGGTGTCGGTGACCAAACGCTCACTGGGGCGATCTACATCACCTATAAGTATTATCCACTAGGGGACTTGGTGTTTAGGGCCGGGACAGTCACCGAGTACGTTCCTCCGCCCTACCCAACACAAACGTACGCCAGAAAGGTAGAGCTACCTTTCGGAAACCTAGCGTACGCCGCCCACAACCGCCCTGTCACTCGGGTGCCGGATCTTGCGAATATTTCGGTCCCGGTGTCTACACCATTAGATTACGCCACCGCCCTACAGGACGGGAGTTGGCTTGACCCCCAACACGAGGAAATGGGGGAGTATATGAAATGGGGCGCAACAGCGGATAGCTTCTCCACCAAACTACACAGAAACGGGTCCGCGCATAGGCTTTCTTATCCATCTAGCGCAGCGCTACCACCGCTTGTGTGGAACACGGGGCCGCTAGGAGATACCTTCACAGCCCCTCCTGGGTCCATGAACATGATACTTGGGCTCTTTCATGAGAAGACTGGGGACATCTTTGGCGGAGACACGCAGGCCAACACCCTCACGCCGCTTGGGCCTATTGATCTCGATGTCCCACAAGGACCGCTTCTAATAGACGGAAACAGTGTTTTTGAGACAAGTGAGTCTGGGGTAGGCACGCATACGGACGCCCTGGACGGCTCTGGGAACCCAACGCTTAACGGGTATTTCCCGGTGAACACCGATGGCCTTGAGGTGGGCGACGATGTTTATGACTCGGTAACCCAATCTCATGCAAAGATTATTGCCATAGGGGTTGATGCCGAAAACACAACCCAAACAGACGGGGTGATCATTTTTCCAGCGTTCCCAAGGCCCATAATCGCTTCCGGGACCGGGGGGATTGAGCCCACCAGCACACACAAGACCCAGTTTAGTAGGCACAGGGTACGGGTAAGTTCTCAGGCAAATGATGCCAGTAGCTCTATTTCAGTGACATTCTCAGCGCTCGGCTTCCCTCTCGGCCCTCCAGCCTTGGGAAGTTCTTTGGCGATCTCGCTCGGAAAGACCGTTGACCTTGATAATGTGGTCACAGATCCGGGGTACAACATAAAGCCTGGGGACGTTGTCCTGGAGAAGACTCTTGGAGCATCACGACCCATAGGGAGGGTGGAGACTGTAAACGGTAATAGGATTACCATCGTAATAGAGCCGAAGGGAATTTCACACGATTACCCGTTCACGTCCCTAACCATTGTCGCGCTCGGGTGGCAAAAGCATGTGAAGCTAAGCGCCCAGCTTCGTAAGTCACTGGATTTGCTCAAAAAAATTTCGTCTAAAGACATAGTAGCACTAGCTAATACCGTAGCTTCATCCGGGTCCGGTCAGGGGCAGTTCACCCAACTTATGGGTGATGTTGTTGCTGCCGTTGCCGGTATTAGAAATGCTTACCTTCTGTATGACGCCCACACCGTAAACACGGTTAGTAAGCTCATGACTTTTTTGAAGCAGGAGAAAATGACCGTCCTGCACGATCTTTTGATTACCGGACAGTTTTCCCAGGTGCCAGATGTGGACCCTGAGCAGGTTTCCTCCAAAGGGGACGTCGAAGGGATGCTCGCTATTGCTTCTGACCTATATGGACAGCAGGCAGACTTTGTTGAGATTACTCGCGGATACGACCCGCTAGCCGACTTTACTAACAGAGGCAAGGAGCCAAATGTAGAGATTCAGGAGCTTCCAGATGTTGACATTATCCCGTAGATTTGTGCTTGAGGTGATTTATGGCCGATGATCCATTAGAAGGTGCTGACCAACAAGTAGCCTTGGCTGGAAAAGCAAAGGACTATAAGGCGCAGGCAAAGATAGCTGCGATCATGGAGGAAGCCCTTAGTATTATTCGTTCTACGGCACGTACTAACGATTATTTTGTGGGATACTCGTTAACGGAAGCGATAACTGAGAGGTTACAAGCAATTGGTCTAGAGGCGGACGATAAAGAGGAGAACAAATTTGTTCCAGGGACTTTGGCAGAACGCACCCAGATTTCGCAGGTTAATCACCTGTGGGCCCTCCTGCTCGGAGAGGATGAGGCTGGGTCAGCAGATAATGGTGGAGCCATAGGCAAGGCCCTTAACACGGGCGATATAAACGACCTTAAATGGGAAGATGATGAGGGAGAGGACTAAAGCGTGAAGGACTTGCAGGCCATATACGTCAGGGACGTTGCGGAACTAGACGATATCGAGATCGCATCTATGGTGCGAATCGAGGAGGTTGATGTTTCAGCAATCGCTGATGTGCGGCTAAATGGGGTATCAGCCAAGTTTTTCCCGCTTGGAATGACTACGCTTATGGTTGCGATACCGGCCTCGTTCTCCGATTACCAGAATCTCGAAAGCAATCACCCTGGGTACGTGGCCCAGTCTATCAACAATATCCGTATTATACGGAAATATACTGGCACAGATGGGATTGAGCGCGAGCACGGGGAAGTGATTGCGTGGGCTGAAGGGAACACGATTGACTCAAAAGCCCCATCTGGATCAAAGAGGGTAACCCTAGACGGGGGCGTTCTAAGGCTGTACGGCAAGGGCTTTGATCAGGCAGTTCGGGTTTTAGTGAACAACAAAGACCAACCGTTTCTTGTTGAGGGTACTGGTGGCACCCTTCTAACGGCGATACCCGAAAAAGACCTGACCTTAGAGAGTGTAGATGTTATTACAACATCAAAGACTGTTAATCGAATGACGTTTTTCGAGTATCTTCTTGGTCAGGAGATGCACACGGTTTCCGGGACTTTTAAGCTTGTCCAGCAATTCATAAAATTGCTGATGACAACCCCAGGGACAGATATGTTCGGGGACAGGGGAATGGGCGGCAATATGCAGAATTGGGTGGGCCAAAAAGTCAACCTTAGGAACCCGCAGGGTCTTGTAGCAAAGACCGTTTTAAATATCATAACACTTGGGACAAAAATGCAGGTTCAGCAGATATTAGCAAATGTACCGGCAACGGAGAGACTAAGCGATGTAACTGTCTTAAATGCGTCATTGTCGCCAAACGACCCAAGTATTATGGAATTATCAATCAAGTTGAACACGTATGCTGGACGGCAAGCGTTTTTTAGCCTCCTTATTGGTCAGGCTCAAAATGCAATTGAGGACGCCTCTGCCGCACAAAGCAGCGGGCTTTTTTAGTAGGTAAGAAATTATGGCCACTGAAAATCTAAAACGATTTATGACCGAGCGGCTGCTCGACCTTGACCCAACCCTAAGTGATCAGGCTGGCTCCCTGATGTTCACGAAAGTGATCGATCCACTGGTAGCAAGGCTCGGCGTTGACCCGCTAGGCGTCGATATCGGCACGTTTATTCTTGCCAGACTTCAGGAAGAATTCCCGGAACTTGACGTAAATTCCCCCGGCTCGGTCCTTAAAGACGTATTAGTCGCCCCGCTTGCTCTGATTCTTGAGCCCCTTAGAAGAGAAATCTTCTTCCTAAGAACCCAGAACTCTCTTGCAGATGCTACCGCCCTCTCTGAGCCAGAGATGGACGCCCTCTTATCGAACATTCTCTCCGAGAGGCTTAATGGAGCTAATGCCCTTGGGAATGTTCGGGTGTACTTTAATAGCGCTAAGACGGTGGGAGTAGATAGCTCTATCATCTTCTCTACTGCCGATGGGATTAATTTCACCCCCACGAGCCCCTCAACATACTTCCCAGAGAACTTCACCAGATCGGGCAACCACTGGTACATAGACATCAGCGTAAGATCGATGGAAGCAACCATCGAAGCGAACGTACCAAAGAACTCGATTAAGTTTGTAAACGGCCTGGATAACGTAGCTAGGGTAACGAACAGTGTTGGATTCAGTGGAGGCATAACTGAAGAGACGAACGAGGAGTTTCTGGCTAGGGCGGAACGTAGCCTATCCGAAAGGTCTCTGAATACTGAGCGCGGTATTGAGACGGACCTCTTCAACAAGTTTTCGGACATTACGTCTATTCGGGTCATTGGGCACGGCGAACCTGAGATGCAGCGGGACATACTCGAAGCCGAATGCAACCGCGATGTAACCGAAACTCTCGGACCACTGATTTACATGTCAGCAGACTGGGCCACCCGAGAAGTGATTAGCGGGAACATTACCGCGATGGGCGCTGTAGCCCCTATGATGGAGAACGGGTTTCCGTTCACGAATACGATTGTTTTCAATGCTCCACCCGGCGGATGGGACATTGACCTGAAGACGAAGATGCTCAAAGCGAAGTATCTCAGGGTTTCAGACGGGAACCAGTACTACCACAACACGATGTTGAATCGCGTGCGCGTGATCGATGAGATCAAAGAGCACATGAGCGGCGACATCTATGTTCGCACAAAAGACTTCGAGGTGTTTCCTCCTCCTGCTGACATCTTCTCTGAGGGTACAAGCGTCTCTGTTTCAGGGCGCACAGATGGTCCTCATCACGGACTAAATAAGCATTCGTGGCAGGGCTCCGACTTTAAGATGATTGGCGGAGGGGATGATGCCCTCGATTACGTAACTGGGGCCCACCTTCCGTTCACTGATCATATCGATACTGAGTTTGATTTCGTAGACGTTCCTGGGTCCGTTATCGCTGGGCGCGACTTCTTGGTTGTTGTTAGTCGGGGGAAATTCGACGACGACATGGACCCCGTGGACGCCAATACGGAGTGGTCCAAGAAGATCATGACGTTCCCACTTCTTAAGCACTTCGGGCATGAAGATCTTGGGGTCGGAAGATCTGACGGATTCCTCGTAAGCAAAGATCGTATTCTCTACAAAGGGGAAGCGAACTTTGAGTACGAGCCAAACCTTGAGTACTCAGGCCTCAGGGAACACACGCACATTAGAGATTTCGGTGGACCAAAGCTGTCTGACTGGGAAGAGGACGACGCCCAGGACATTGTTTGGGGCGGCATTGACAAAGAAGACTATGGTCGCCGTCCCGGCGTAGCCATTGAGGGCAAGAAAGTAAACCAGCTTGGGATGGATTCAGCCCCGACCTCTTTAGAGATTTCGGACAATGGGAACGCCGAACCTCAAGAGTGTGACATTATACTCAATCAATCACAGACACCGTGGTCGGCACGTGGGATTCAAGAGGGAGACTACGTTGCTTGCACAGTGTACGCGGAAACCTATGGCGGTGACCCATACAAAGGTAAGCTTACCGATGCAGATGAAGCTATGCTTTGGCATGCGTGGGGCCGCATCAAAAAGGTAGGCTTCGGTAGCCCGTGGCGTCTTAGAGTAGAAGGTCTAGACTGGCGACCCCTGCATACCGGAAAACTACTTGAGTTCTCTCCGGTGGCGCGTGCGGAGGTCACTATCCACGAACCTCTGGAGCATCTAGGGTTCGACACAGACCAGCTACTAGAAGAGCCTATGGGCGTACCCGGGGAGGAGACTAGATATCTTTTCGGGAAGGTCGAATGGTTTAGCGGGTCACCCGGCAGTTGGCGAAACTACCCATTCGGGCCGGTCGCTGAGCCGGAGGCTTACTTTCCGGGAACCGCCTACGATTTCAAGAAAGCAGGCTGCACCAGAGACGCTTGGCAACAAGAGGGCACTCAGGGTGGGTACAAAACTAATATCGACCAAGCGGCCCTAGGGAACGTACTATACAACGCGTCCACCGTTATTGGGACCACGGTGGATTTACACTTTAAGATCCTTGGTCACGGGCGCGGCGACGGGACTATGCCCCCTCCACCAGGAACCCCGTATGCACAGATTAGGGATGATTACACTATAATAGTTCCGTGGGATGCCGCCTTTGCCCCAGCCTCCAACTCCACAGCGGATAAGGGGATCGCAGCTAAGAACTTGATGATAGCCTTTAGGGATCTTGTGAACGAAGGGTCTCACCCGCACCACATCGATACTTTAGCGGTTCCCGCTAACCCAACTAGAACGTTCCCTGCGTACCTAGAATTTGACCCAATCGCTGATGCTGACCCAGTAGACCTTGCTGCCGGAACAGCCTTCGTTCAGTTCCATTTCCTATCATTAATTTATCACGAGCTAGCCAACCAATGGGAAGTGTTTGGGGCCGCTGTGGACACGGCGGTGACTGACGCCTTTCCCGGCACAGGGTTCTTTACCAACATAACGTCGCTTGATATATCGGGAAATATTGGGGCAGGTGACACCGGAAAGCTGTTCGATAGCCCAGAAGCCGTATCACCAGGACAAAAAGCCACCGCTGCGGCTATCTGTGAGGCTATTAACGCCGCTTCCGGACAGGCCGTCTTTGACGGGTTTCTTGGCATGTCTGGGCTTCTAAAGGCATACTTAAAATACCCCTCCCAGGCCGCAGACGAACCCTGCACATTTATTGTTGAGTGCTTGGACCCGGTTACCGCCCTCCCCCCTGGCGGAAATGGGTGGACTGTCAGAGTTATCCCTGACGGGCACGCAACTCCGGTGCCTAGCCAGATAGAGCACCCTGTTTGGGACGGTGGGTACAATTACTCGTGGCCAATTAACGAAACTGGCTATCCGGAAGGAAACGTAAACGGTGGGTACATCGGAGGCTTTGGGGCCAGGAAGCAAGTAGTGGGCAAAGAGCCTGTTACTTGGCCACACGACGGATTCCCATCGGTTCCCGTTTTTGACTTCAATCATCCAGACTCGAAACCTGTTCCCGCCCTCACCGGCACCGTCGCCGGTAGCGACACAGACGATTACTGGGGCGTGGTTGATCAGGAAGAACACCCAGACCACGCTACCCCGTACGAAGAACTCGGGAGCGTTGTGGCGTCCGGGGGGAGCGCTACAGACTCGCCCCCAACCTATGACGCTGGTACAAACATCTTCGTATTTAGGCTTAATAATGTACCGGCAGCAGAACCAACAAACTCAACAGATAGTCCTATGCTTAGGATTGTTATGGAAGTCGAGCTTCCTGGGCCAGCCGAGTCTACAAGTAGCTCCTTACCGATAGGTACAAAGTACCCAGAAACGAAGACGTATAAGCTCTTGTTCACTGACGACGGTAACGGGAACATCGTATACGACCCGGCCTGGGTGCTTCCTTCTGACGACTACGACCCCGCCAACCCTGACGACCACCCGCACGGGAATGTGCAGGCCGCTTTGGGCGACTGGCTTGATACGGCAAACAGCAAGATAAACTATACGACTGGGGAAATCAGGCTGGCGTTCAAGGAAGACTTTGAACTTAGTTGGCCGAACTGGAGTAACCCCAACGCCGACTGGGGCGGAACACCGGGGGACACCTTTGAGTGGCCGCCTGGATATGACCCGCTAGGTCCGCCGAGGGGATACACTTTCCATCCAAACTGGACCACCCTGGGCTCGGACCCAGCGCCATACAAGTACGATGGTGGAACCGTTCCGGTTCTCGAAAAGCCGCACGTAGCTGGTGAACTTCTTCATCCCGTGTTTTGGGCTGGGTATACCTACGTGAAAAACCCGTATCGGGCTTTCTATACGGTATATCGAGGCATGTCTGAACTGCTTACCCCGACTGGCGTGAACACGCCTTCTTACGATGAGTTTGCGTTCCTACCCGCGCATAGAAGACCAAACCCAGTTCCTCATGGCTACCCCGCCCATGAGCCAATCCACACCACCATGCCTAGTGGATATTACGGAGACATGTGGGAAAGCGAGAGCTTGGGCAACAACAGGATCTTTTCGAACTTTGGGTTTGATGACACAGCAAACGAAGTCCGCATGGTTTGGATTAGACTTGGGAAGCCCTTCAACGTAGTTCATCCAAGTATCGGCGGAACGCCATCTGAGAAATGCTTTACGGCAGAGCTTGTGGATCTCGATGGTGCGCAGGATGACATCACGGCACTTGGCGTGCCGCAGGAACCAGAGTACTCCGGCTATACCAAAAACCGCTATCGCCATTACATACCAAAAGAGATCGCCGGGAACCCAAACCCAGACGCTTTGGACATAGACGATGACGGTACGACTACGGACGTAATGGTACAGCCAACCAGCCTTCCGCTTGTCGGGGGCAGCACGAGTATTGACGACGTAGACAAAGAGTATCCGGATTTAGATTTTACGGATAAACCTGAGCCTAACGAAAAGGGCTTGTCAGGATTCCTAATTCCGTATCCGATGGGCAACAACTACGACATGCTTAACATGCCGTTTGGCTCCTCGATGAATAAACCGATGTCAGACGTGGACCTCCTTGAGCACCAAGTTGCTCACCTATATGAGGGGTTCGACATGGCGGCAGAGGACTCGCTTTTAACTATTTCTGGCATTCCAGGCGGAACCCCGTTCCCGACTAGATTCGGCGTTCCTCTTGAGATCGTAAACAACCAAGTACATATCGGCGGTATGACGGATGTTTACCTCAAGCCGGGAGCTACTACGGAGGCCACGAGCGAGGAAATCAGAATCCAGCCAGAGGCCCCAGTTGTTCCTTACGTGGATGGTGGCGAGGTTGTCTTTGCTGGAAGCGACGGGAAGATCGATTGCTTGGACAACCCAGTACACTTCAACAGCCCGACACTGCATGCGGAGTTAACGGCGTTGTTTGGGAGCAACCCCAGACCGCTGGATAACTTGGTTCTCGAAATACTAGACCCGCCGTCACCGGAGATACAGCCTACATTCTTTAGAATCATCCACACGTTTTCCTCCATGACTAACTCTGGCGTCAAAATTGACGGGGAGTTTCCGGAGAGCTTGGGCCTTGGGTTTGATAACCTCCGGTTTAGGGTGATGAAGGAGTGCTCGACTAATCTTGTGGAGCCTCTCACCATACTGAAGCAAGGCGATGATTTAATCGTTCACGAGAACGAGATGTCTGCCTTTAGTCCCTCTGGGTACCAGTTTGGCGCAAACCCTGTAACTGCCGCTCTGTATCTACATATCGACTCGGAGATTAATTATGGGGAGTATCGCATTGAGGGGATTAACCTAAATACGCTCATCCTCACGACAGCTATTGATGAAGAGGGGACGAACCTAAAGTATAGAATCTACACCAAGCAGGGCACGGGCCTCGACATGCCTATGGTTAGAGTTAAAAACGTTTCATTAGCCGGTGATAACGGGGGACTAGAAGTTCCTTACAAGCACCCGGTCGATGTCGTATCTAGCGACTTCTCTGGCCTAAACGATGACCCAATAAATGAGGACACCATCGGAGTTGACGGTGGAACTCTTTCTGTCGAGTACGCTGACCTGAATAGCGACGGTGTAATTGACGTAGAGCCGGAAGCAGAGATCGATCAAATCGAACGCGTGTGTTTCACGCTCCCCGCAGAGGTGAACCTCGTAGAGTACGGAACTGCTAGGTATGACGTTTTACGATTAGACGACATGTTTGGCGACGAAAAGCACTGGTGGGTTGAGGCAATAACCTCAGCGCACTGGCCCATGAATGAATGGTATAGCTTTTTGGAGGATGTGCCAGCCCTGGGACTCGTCAATGAGTTGACGGTTACGGAAACCGGCGCAAATACAGACACTCTTATTACGTCTGCCCCAACGACTAATGTCGATTTAACCCAGTACCTTAAGCGCGGGGATATGGTCAAGGGTATCGAGAACCCGCTTGTGACCGCGACCGAAGAGTGGTTTGGGATTGTTGACTCCGTTACTTACAACGGAGCGACATCAACAATAACCCTGGTGCCAGGAACCGGTTTTTCGCCGGGAGTTGTGTTTACCGGGCAGTTATTCTTTAGGTCCCTTGGGGTCAATAACAGGCTCGTCCTGGATAGAAATCAGGCCCTACCAGCCACCATCGAGGACTTGCGGTTCACGCTTGGGCACCCATCAATTGGAACGGGGCGCGTGTACTTCAAAGACAAGACCTTCTTTGAGGCCGACCCCAAGACAGTGTTTACCTACACTGATCAGAAGACGCAAAAAGACTGGTACTTGCGACCCTCTCCGGCAGAGAAGGCTCTCATTTACAAATCGTCACACAGCGACACAGATTTACGTCTGGACAACACTTCTGACCCAGCTAAGCCCTGGAGGTACTTGGTCTCGGAAGAAACCGACTTCTTCAAACACAACATCCTGCCAGGAGACAAGCTGAGCGTACTCTCTAAGGTGTTGTGGTCTGAGGCGTTCATGTCCGGGCTTGAAGAGGAGAAGAACCTTCTGGTTGGTGGTAAGACGCTGGCGGTGTCTGTGAATGACGCTATTCGGACATGCACGTTTAGCGGACCCAATCCGATGACCCTTGACGACGTGGTTGCTGATATCAACAGGCAGCTTGGGGACGTTCTGTTCGCAGACGTATTTCAGTATAATATTGAGGGCGTTGGCCCAGGTGCTCCCCCCAGCGAAGAAGTAGACGGGCCGGGATATAGGATTAGGATATTCTCTAGCCACGACATCATGCTGGTGACGCAGGGGACAATCGGAATCCTCTCTGACCTTAGATTTAGCGATAGGGATAACACGCCTACGCCGCAACTGATCGGTGAGTACACGGTGTCCGGCCTTGAGTACATAGAAGCCGCAGGACCGATAGCCGCCAAAACAAGGATACGCCTAACGGTCGGGTCAACTGAGCCCGATACGCTGGAGACTTACATCCAGACATTGGCGTTGAATTCAGACGACGACGGTGATGATGTTTGGGATAGGTACTATGATCTTCTCTTCATCGAAATCCACAGGGACAAAAACCAGAGGGTTTACCCAGCAGACATGGAGACCGATGAGACCGGACTACACTATGCCTACATAAAGCTCACGTCTTACGACCCAAACACGTCCACAGGGATCGTCCCAGACGAAAGTCAGTTAGAGCCATACAACTACAATTCTCTTGGATACGAGGTTGTTGTAGAGAACGAAAACTACTCGTATAGCCTTGGTGAGGACTCCAGTCTGAAAACCACGTCTGTGGTTCTGGATACGGTTGCCGACAGCTTTGAGAAAGTGTTCGAGGTAACCGGGGCTAGTGTGACGATTGGGTATGATCGCTCTGATACGGTGGCTTCCGTACAAAGCTACCTTTTGCAAAGAGACGCCCGAGTTGTTTGCAATAACCCACTGGCACGTCACTTCTTCCCCGCGTATCCAATGTTTTCCATTGAGCACACGGGGACACTTCTTAACAGTGAATTGAAGGATAAAATAGCTGACTTCTTGTCATCTCTGTATCCAAACAGGCCACTTGAGGTGTTTGATCTTACGTCAGTTCTTACAAAGACAGGCAGCAGCTACATGCTTATGCCGCAGGAGGCCGCGTTTTTGGTCCACAGATCTGACAGAAGAATCAAAGTTATTAGAAGCAAGAATATTGTATTCCTCGGCAATCAGTACCACATCATGGAAGACCTAAGCCGAGTCACGATTAACGGGGAATAATACGTTATGGCGCAGCTACCTGTATCCCCCACATGGGACCTTATAGACTACACGTTTAGAGCTTCGGATAGCGATATCTACGGCACTGGTGCGCGGTTCCTTGGTGATACGGTTTCTAGTATTGAGGGCCTCTCGTACATCCAGTACCCCCACAACGTTGTTATTGATGACGCGTACGTATCGTTTATTGCCAAGACGTCAGACTCCATAGCTGCAATCAAGGAGACAAGCTCTCTCATAGTGTCCGCAGAAATAAACGGCGGCATACCAGAGAACTTCTCTATTGAGTTTGACATCTTCTTAAGTGAGGACCTGCCTAAGCAGGCCAGCAATAAGGAAAATCGCTTATTCGTTGGGGCAACCAACGTACAGGGGTACTCGGCAGGTTTCATATTCAGCAGAGAAGGTATCCATGTAGCCAATTCTCCTGACGATCCAAGCCCCGTTATTCTTGGTGGGTCTTCGTCCGTTATGTTTAAGGACGACGGTTCCCCTGTGGACGGGCTGTTTATCAGGGCTGTTGTAAGCGGCGAGGACGGGCGGCTATACGTGTACGCCGAGTCTTCGGAGAAGGCCTACTATACAGAGAAGAACATAACCGATGCGGAGTTGTTGGCCTCCAGGGCAGCTAAATTCGCAGTCTCCCCGCTTGGCGACGCTGTGATCATTCATGGGTCTGCCCTGTCTGCCGCCATGCAGGTTGAGCTAGGCATGCTCCCGCCAGGAGAAGATACTGCCATTGGGCAGGACGTTTCTTTTTCGATTGGGTCATTAAGGCTGTCTGGGGCCAAGAGGTTCCCCAAGGACAGGCCGGAGGCTTCAATTGTCGCCCAAAGCCAAATAGTTGTTGGGCAAGCAATGGTGCTCAATGGCACGCAGAGTTCAGACAAGATGGCGAGGCCGCTAGACTTCTTCTGGGAAATAGACTTAGCCCCCGAGGAAAGCACGGCAAAGATGCAGGGGGCCAAGCACTCCGAGTGCTCGGTTACGATACCAGCCCCTGACCCGCTAGACCCACCAATCGAGGTAGCCCAGCTTGTATTCATTGAGGCATCACTAAAGCATAATGATTATAAGTTAATACTCGAACTCGGTGGGCCGGGAGGGTCTCTCACAACTGACATCGACTTCGTGGCCAAAGAGATACGTGTAAATCTTGAGGCTGATTTAGCAGGGGACCCCGCCACAACAGTCGCAGACTTCTTAGCGTCGTTCTCAGACACGTTGGCTGCCGGGTACAATATGAAGGTCTCTGGCGGAGAAGACCTCACAACGGGCACCGTTTACCCAAGAATAGTAAAAGCTCTATTTACAGAGGGCACCGTTGCATCTGGGAACGAGATGGTCCAACCGGGCGTGTTCTTGTTTTCCGGAGGGGTTGGGTCAGACCTCACGTCGCCAATCTTTATTCCGGACGTCCCCGGTACCTACATACTCAGCCTGATTGTCCACAACGGCATTAGGCAGAGCCGAAAAGACCTACAGGTTGTTACCGCCACGGTTTCCGAGCAGCTTCTCGGACACAGGCCGAATTCTACGTACATCTTCAAGTACCTCCCAGACTTTTGGAATCTAGTCTCGGATAAAAAGCAGCTATCAGCAATATGGTCTGCCATGACGCAGGCAGTATCATCAGAGTTACTTGTTGCTTGGCAGAACGATTATGGGAAGGCCCTACGAGACATATCTCGTAGATACCAGCGTCGATGGCTGCACCACGATTGTGCGATTGAGATCCCACCAGATACGCCAGTTGATTTAATCTTCAACGAGACGGCTGAGTATGGAACACAGCCAGACAAACTTAGCGTCAACCCCATAGCCGAGGGAACTCATACAAAGATTTCCTACATCGTAAGTCCCGAGTTGGTGCAGCCGGTTCAGGTCGGGAAGGGCTTGGTATTTAGTGACATTGGGCCACCAGAACCCATAGAGATTACAGAGGTCTCTTATGTGGACGACACGGTCGGGTGGAAGATTTCGAGCAAGCTCACCTCATTCCCTGTTTACGACCTCATAGCTGAGCGTACCGGAGGCTACTTCGTACAAGACCCTGATGACGTAATCGTTGTAACGCCGGTAAAAAGTGCGGTTCTGTATGAGCCAACGTACCCGTTCTCAAAGATAAACCAAGAGACTGATCGCGTACGCTTGTACAAAAAGGATGGGACCACAGTCACAAGCCCTGTTGTCGAGTTCGGTCCCGGGGGGAAAAAGAACACGATCAGACTTGATATTGAGAGAGAAGAGGCAGACGGGCTAGCCAGAAGGTGGGATCATCTTCGAGAGGTTCAGTACCAGTCTCTTTGGCAGGGACCATACTTATCAATATTCCAGACGTTCTACTTTAGTGATGATGTTGTTTTTGAGAATGGCGATCTTGCAAAGATCCAGATTATTGATCCGTACACTAGCGCAGAGGTCGATGTCCACCTTCCCATATACGCATTTGTGGACAACGATCTATTTGTACAGTGGGAACCGTTAATAAGCTCGCTAAATGCCGCCGCTAAACTAAATGGTGATGAGAAGGTATGGACAGAAGAGGACCTTAAAGAGTTGGGCTGGAAGCTCACCGCCCTCGTCAAGCACAAGGAAACTTTTAAGAAAGAAGATCTAGTCTCCATACCCATCCTTGGCGAGACCACCGTGACCCCAGAGGGGCTCAAGGAGAGGTTCGACTTCGATGTAAGGGACAACAGGATAGCTTTTAAGCCACTCCTTTCTGGGGCGGTGGACCTTGTTTCGACTACGGTAATCGCAGACGACGTACCTATACAGTGCTGGTCAGCCACGCTTAAACCTGACTTTTCGTACCACCCAGCCCTAAGCGATATTGTAAATTCTGTTTCTATACTTGATTCGGATATGGCGCAGGAGATGGGGTTCTACTCTGTTGTCCTAGAGGACGGGCCCGCTGGTACATACAAGCTTTTGGGGGTATCCGAGGACGGCACCAAGATCCTTCTCGACAAGAGAGCCGCCGACCACACCGTAACAAGCCTGAAGAATGTTAAGTTCCATGCGCCAACGAAGAGTGCGTTCACTCCCGGCGTAGACACGTACTGGGCTGAGATCTCTTACTTCGACAACGTAAAAACAGTTGAAGGGAACTTCGGGCTATTTGTTGGGTTCCCTGAGGAGCTTGTACACAGCTATGATGAGAACCTGGATTACTTGAGTGTGATCAAGTCTCTGTGGTTCGCTTTCCTAAGCGGGCCTCACTTTGACAACCTCAAGATGGGCGTCCAGGCACTGTTCAACCTTCCCTACGCAGAGGTTCGTGGGCAGATAACATTTATTGACCCGCCCACAGATGTCGAGCCTGGGCACATCGTCATGGTTGACGCCGACAACAGGACCTATAACTACAGCTACCCAGAGAACGCGGAGTTGGCCATAAACCCGGACACGGGCAGGACCATCAAGGCGTTCAATCTGATCGAGGATGAGAGCACACTTAGTGAGGAAGAGGCCGCTATTTTAGCGGATGCGAAAGTAGCCCCGTACACCAAGCTTGTGGATGTGGTCATGATTGAGGACTACATCTCAAACCCGGACCTAATCGAGAGGCAGTTCGGAGGCAACGTAAGACACTACGTGGACGACGAAGGGGTTGTGCACGACATAGACGAGCCCCCAACTATTATAGAGAAATACCACAAGTTTATAGTTGACGTCCCTCTAGAGGTAGCCCGGACGACCCAGGTATTTCCGCTCGTAAAGACCTTCCTGAAAGAGGCCAAGCCCGCATACACCGACTTCATATTACTAGGCTCTCTAAGGCTCTCAGATGAGGTCAGCGTGGTCGAAGAGACTATCCTGAAGCCAACCTTGCTTCTGAAAGATACGCCTCACACAGAGCCGTACTGGGCCCTGTACGATGGTTTGGGAACCAGCTACTCAGCGATGGCCCCGACTATGAGCGGCGGCCAGCCGGTCCTTGACCCTGACACCGGTTTACCGATGTGGCATTCGGAGCAAGTAGAGCAGGCGGTGATACCTGCGGAGCGGGAGCTTCTTACGTGGCCCGTCGAGAGAACGAAGGAAAAGGTAGCTGGAATAGATAATGAGGCGCTTGAGAGCCTTAACGCTACCGTCCTCTCTCCCCCATCCGGGTATACGTTTGAGTACACGGACGACGGGATGGGGAATCAGATTGAACCGGTTAGACTCACAATCCACGCAACGAATCAGCTTGGGACTACGATAACTACGGGACCGAACACCTGGAGCTTCACAGATCTGGGTGAGTTGCTAATCAACAGCGGCCCCAACTCCGGCGTTAACACTGTGTGGAAAAGCATAGGTTTCTACGTCCCTGGGGACCCAAAATTCTACACGGTCGATGTTACATCTTCTCTTTTGAGCTTCACCCCTGTAGTTGGGACCCCGGTAGCGTGCGTAATCGTATTCGATGCGCCATTCCCTATGAACGCAAACATTCTCAATGGGATGGACTTGTCGTTTTACCTCTTAACAGAAGAGGTGGCCAACCTCCCAGCACCGGTGATTACTTACTGGGACGATGAGGATGTTAAGGAGAAGTTTGAGTCTGGTTACTGTGAGGGGGTCTTAGATGACTATTCTGGCGATGGCTCGTGGAACAGTCGCCGCACTACCCTCGACATGGTCAACAGCATTAACTCCGACTTGGACGTTGTTAACAGCCGAGTATGGGTTCCAATCATTAAAGACACCACAGACAACGAGCTTGAGTTCGTTCCTGGGGAAGAGATAGACGTTCGCTATCTGGGGAACCCGGTTGACAACGCATCTACCGGAGATGCCCTGAATGTTATTTGGAACGACGCGCCCCCCACGCTCCTTCATTATGGGTCTTCGTACCACCCGAAGATGCCCTTTGGTGCAAGCTCTCCGCAGAACAACCACCCCTATACGTACATGCTTTTAGGGTTTGAATCTGAGTATGGCCTAGAGAAGCCACAGCTAACCGGGGAGGAGTTAAATAGCAGCCCGGACAGCTTGATGAACTATGGGCACGAGTCACGGCTTGATGTGCTTAAGGCTGTCTACGACTACGTGACCTCCATTGCCGGTGACCCAAACGACATAACTCTGGTCGGGTCTATCAGCGGGGCCGTAGCCAGAATGGATGCGCTAGAGAATGGCGACCCCGTAGTAGACAGAGCCAACTCGGTACACTCTCCATATTTCTTGCTAGAAACCATGTGGCAGGCCGATAAACTTATTAGCTACGGGCCAAAGGCTTTTGCGGATCTTATTACCACTAAATACATTCCCCTGGGTGGAATATCCGTAACAGACTTCCAGAACGCATCTCTTAATCTCCATCCGGAGGGCGGCTTTGTACTAGAGACCAGCATGTTCTATGACGATTTCTCTAAGGGAATGGGTAGCTGGATAACAAATACCCTGGCCCCGGGAGAGATTAGACATCAGATAGGGACCCTTTCTCCGAACGTTGCCAACCCAAGTGGGCATCCGAACCAGACCGCCTACGTATTCTCACTTGGTGATTCTGGTACCACCCCTACTAGACTTCTTGAGTTGGACCGAGATTTCACAGTTTCAAGTGGCCTAATTATCCAGTACAAATGGGCTCACGGAGATTTCGAGGATAACGCTGGACACTTGGACATGGATAAGCCCGACGCCGGTGAAGACCTAAAGCTTTATTACAATCATAATAATGGCGGGTGGGTTCTAGCTGATACACATGCAGCCACCCTTGCTACACAGGGCGATGACGTTGGGTGGCAGCTAAAAAATGTGATCATAGAGCCTCTGGGGGTGGCAAACGGGGACACGATTAGGATCAAGTGGGAACAGACCGCGTACGCACAAACCGCTGATAATTGGGCATTTGCTGACGTTAGGGTTTCCGATCTGGTCGATCCGGTTAGTCCAGACAGCGTCCACTACCCAAACTGGGGGGAGCCTCCCATCGACCATACGTCAACAATCATTTTGGAAGAGAACTCCAGAAAGTGTGTTTCAGAGGTCCAGCAGCACCCATACAACCAACTCAAGAGTGAGAGCGAGCAGTTCATCCCAAGCTACAGCCCCGGGTATTACTCTTGGCAAAAGCCTGTGGCAGGGGCGAATGACGGTGGGCCAGGATGGAATGATGGTACAAACATAGACCTGGACGGGGGAGGGGTTATCGTTCCGGCAACCCCCGCTCCCCTACTGACTTGGGACTATCTCGATGTTGGCCGCCTTACGGACACGCCCACAAACTTAGACTTGTTCACCCAGAACACCGCCACAAAGCCGTTACAGAACATCCACATTGGGTACAAGATCCGATGCTGGAAGGAACACCACCACACTCATGGGTTTACAGAGTTCTTTATTCCGCCCCCAAGCCTTAAACTGATAGAGCCGGGATCTTCCGGATATGACATTAGGCTCGGAGGCTTCTATTTTTGTAACGATGATCCAACGCGATCAACTGTGCCCACATCCGACCCAGACTCCTTCGATGGGGTCATTGGCGGTAGCTGGCTGTTCCTGCGGCACAGTGAAACCGGGGATGAGATTGCTGTGACTGATTGGGTTTTTGAGGTAGGCACACATACCAACAAGCACATTGTGCCTAAAGGTCCGCTTAACGATGGCACCCAAACCTGGGTGCTTGGAAGAGACCCTGACCCGTTAGAACCCTTTGACCCAGGCCAAAGAAGCGATGGCCATATCTACGAACTTAATATTCCGGTACTTTCCCGTCCGGGTTATTATGACATCATAATCCGAAACTATCGACCCTGGTACATGCAGCCTGGAGCACCAAGACAAATTCACATGGATGAAATAGTTGCTCATAGGTCGTATTATTACGAAGTTGATGGATGGGGCGGCATCGCTTGGGGTACTGGTCCTTGGGGCGGCGCTGAAAGCTAGGAGATTTTATTATGGCATTTATTAAACTAACACACCCTAGTGGCCCTACCGGCGACAAGCTCTACAATGTAGACGCCGCCCATGACGGTGACGTCATAGAGGTCTGGTTTACAGAGGACGGCTCGCCTAACAGTGATGCTGAGTACCTTGGGGGTGGCCCTCCTTACGGGAACGCTGACGTTGGTAAGTACGTAAACCTAGCGTGGAAACTTTTCGGCCCAGACGGTCCTCCGAGACCTCTCTCTGACGCCGGTCCTGGCGTTCCTGACGCTACAGACGCCAACCCCAAAACTTTTGAGGCCCCAACTCCTGGTCGGTATCTTATCCGACTTACTGCGAACGTTATTGAGCCCCAGGGGAGTGGGTACGGCCCGAGCGCTGATGACTCTCATTTCGCTGCTTTTGTGGAGATCGAAGACCCGAACATTCTAGGGAATGTAGACGGTGGGGGCGTTGAGTACGCGCCCGGGTCAACCGGGGCATCGTACATAGCCCCCACAGAGGCCAATGAATTTGATCCAGATGAGGGCTGGGCGCGTAGTGCGGAGAGGTACTTCTCCTCAATCACAAAACAGATGGGTAACCGTAGAATCGTTACCCTGAAACTCCAATCCGAGGTTTTCCCAGGGGATGTGGTCACTCTGCAGCCCGGAGCGTACTCGCGATGGAGACAGGCTTTGATCGGGACAGACCCCGGCGGCGAAGAGGTCTACTACTACAACTTTGTGTTAGACGCCCGAAGGATCACCATTGCGGACATGACAACTGGGAATGTTCTTGAGCACCCCATAGTCGTAGTTCTTCAGCACGCCGCTGCTGGAGCCCGTGTTCATGGGATGGTTGAAGGAACGCTCCCATTTGATACTACACCTTGGGCAGGCGTGAGCCCGGGCGACCGTGTTTATGTATCGGCTGCTAGTGCTTTAACTAATGTTCTGCCAAGCTCTGGTGACCCGGCGCATGCCGACCGATTAGTCGGCCATGTTGTCAATACTGGACAGGACTCAGTCACCCCTCCGGGATCTGTGTTCTTTCACGGCACCATTCCGTGGCTCCCGACAGTTGTTACGGGGCCGCTTTCCAGCACAGACGACGCTGTCGTTCGTTGGGACGGAACTACCGGAGACAAGATTAAAGACAGTCGCGTTATCCTCACGCAGGACGACGGAACCGAAGACGCCGAGTTTAGAACGTCTACAGACGATTGGAACGTGACTGTTACCACGGGTGACGCAAGTGGAGCGCCCACGGCTACCCCAGGGAAAGTCACAATTAAAGCAGGTGACAGAATCTCTGGGCTCGGGGCCAAGGCTTCGGTAGTCGGTGGCCGTAGTCACGATGCCCAGGGGGGTCCGGTTGCAATCCAAGGCGGTCGTGGCGAAACCGAGGGCGGAGTCGCAACTGTGGAGGGCGGCGGAGGCTGGGATGCAACCACCGGCGAAGGAGGAGACGCAAAGCTTATTGGTGGTCCTGGAGCAGGCGGCGATGGTGGGCAGGTCCATATTTCTGGTGGCTCTGCTAATAACGGCGGGACCGGCGGGACGGTGTTCATCGAGGGCGGCCTCGATCTCAATACTGGTCTTTTGAACGGGATTGTTCGGATAAACGAGGGTGCTAACGCTATCTGTGAAATCGGAAATCCGGCACACACGCCAGTACATTTATTAAAAGTCCACAAAGGTCTGGAGATTATTAACCAGTCCAACACCAATCTGACCATTGAGAGCACAGGGAATAAGACGTTCATCAATATGCTCGCGACTATCCCTGGCGAGAACAGCATCCTTTTCGGCTCTTCTGGCGGAACCCCGGTGGCTGGGTACATACAATACGATATGGCCGCTGCCGCTCACGCGTCAGACAGCATGAAGTTCGGGGTCTGGGACGTCTCCATCCCCGGCGTTGCCAACATATTAACTCTTGATACCGCCACTGGCGCACGGGCCACTATTGACGGCGACCTGACTGTAAACGGCAACGGCTACTTCTGCGGCGGCAAGGTCAGGCTGTACGATAGCCCGTTTACCGGAAACTCCCCAGTGGACCCCACTAGTGCGGTCGTTGACATGGTTGCCTACTTCGATGGAGACATCGATGTAACAGGCAATATAGATCCGACAGGCGTAGTCTTTTCGCAGCAGGACCCAGCAACTCCGCCCTACGACCCAACGCAAGGCGGAGCCACCAAAGGCCTTCTATATACCGCTGAGGGATCTGGTGGAGATGCGAACACGCTTCGGTACATCGACAACCAAGGCGTAGAGATCATCGTGGGTCAGTCTGAGATTAGCTCTCCGGACATGGACGTAAACGGGATAATCTCTACAGATAGAGCCATCGCCGCTTGGGATGGAGACCTTGGAGACAAGCTAAGAAACACGCAAGTATTAGTCGATGATATAAGTGGGGGGCCATCACTCTCAACTAACTCCCTAGACCCGGACAATTCCGGGAATGTCCCAATTACGAGGGGTCTTACGGTTAGTTCCGCAGACGGGGTGAACCTAGGCCAGGGTGGACCAATGTCCACTGGCAACCTCATGCTTTCTGCTGGGGCCGCCTTTTCTACCGGACAATCTCTCGCAGCAGGTGGGGACGTTAGAGTTGTTGGTGGCAATGGTTCTGGCGCGGGCTACACACCAACCAATGACGACGGAAGCGGCGGGGGTGTAGCGCTTGAGGGGGGCGGTGCGGTTCATCAATTTATGAACCCCGGAGGCATTTACATAAACGCTGGCCGACACCTCGGCGGACTGCCGTCAGACGGAGTTACTCCAAATCCTCATCTTGCAGATTACGGACTTAGTCATGGCGGCCCTGCTCAGTTATCTGGCGGTCCAGGGAATTTTGGTGGTGACACTCTTATCAAGGGTGGGTCATCCACAGACCTCACCAGCAATCAGGCCGTAAACGGCTGCGGGGACGGCGGCAATGTCCGCATCGAAGGTGGTTTAGGCGGGCTATGGGAGGTCGATGGTCAGCAGGATATTGATAGCACCGCTACCTCAAGAGGCACTCTATATGCTGGGCATGTGCAGCTTAAGGGTGGAGACTCCGCAGAGTCTAGAGACGTAAACGCTGGTACCAATGATTGGCTTCTTAGAGACGGCGGTAACGCCGGAAGCGTACATATTGCTGGCGGTGACGCTGGGTATGCAACTGGGCGTAACGAATCAACCGGCATCGACATAACTGGTGACGGTCAAATCGACACCCAGGTTCTCCATGGTCATGGCGGCGACGTTCTTATCGCGAGCGGAAAAGGTGACCACTCTGGGAACGCTGGTAACGTCATAATTAAAACCCAGCACACACACTTGGCCGATGGGGTCAACCCGTATGCCGACCCTAATGGGAATGGGGATAACTTCAACCTACAGGGGTTTGGTAAGGCTGGTAATATCGAGATATCCGCTGCCGGAACAATCCCCGACATTCTACATCGAACTAAGGCTGGCGAGATTAGTTTAAGCGCCGGTGTAGCGGGCGCGGACACCGGTGCCCAAAACATGATAGGGGACACCGCGTACAATACGTCCCTCCAGGCGGGAACTTTCAATCCCCAGATAATAGATCCGGCCTCCGATGCCGGAGCAAATACTTACGTAAGACCGGGGGAGCCCGACTGGACCTCTGGTGGCGTAGTGGTGGCTGGGCCTGACCACACTCCGCCCTGGCCAACAACAACTACCCCAATTCTGGGAGAGCTTCGCACTCCGTGGCCCTCGATTATCTCATTAGACCCAGATCAGCGCGGCTGCGTTGTTATCGGTAAGGATCACTTCAACGGACTTACGGACAACCCCACAGAGCCGGGGGTTAATCACCCGACCAACGCTCAAAACATAAACGGTTCCATGCTGTGTAATAGCCGCGTGCCTAGACTTGTTGTGGAGGGCTCCGCAAAAATTCGCGGAGGGGTAGACCCAACGTACGTAAGTTTCGAGTCGTTCACCCAACACCCGATGGTGTTGGAGCATGAGGAGATTTTCGAAGGTGATGACCTTGTTCAGATGCTCGCGGCGTACCAGAGCTTAAGAGATAAAACTCTGTGGGTGCACACTGATTATAACGGTAACGGTCCAACTTTGATGCTTGGCGACGGGCCTATCCAAGGTGGAGCGGGCGGCGGAGACCACGTCACTAATAACTTTTTAGTTGGTGGCGGGAACATGAAGCACCTCGGCTCGGTGCTCGCTTCGGCTTCAGCCTACGGCCAAGAGGGGCACGTGGCTTCTGGTGAACACATTCACCACGGTCATATACCCGGCCTCGTTTGGCACAGGCTTACCGATGGGAACGATAATCCGATACGCCTTGTTGTTACCCCGTCTGTTGCAAATAGTCAGATGTTGCTTAGGTACAATGCTAATGTATCGTTCATGAACGCTCCTGGTATCTGTTCCGCAAAAGCCATGTTTGTGAGAAGAGACCCTAGTAACGGTGATTGGCATACCCTTACGCCGGAGCCGGAGACGTGGCCCTCAGGGTCTGAGGAGCCTTCGTGGCCGTCCGCTATGACGGCAAACCTAAGAACCTTGAACCACAACGTAAGCATGCCGGGTGAAGATGGTCATGCACCGCAGCCATTTCTAGACGTCATGCAATCCTGTTTCTGGGTAGACAAGAATCGCCCAGATGGGATCGACCAAATCACCTATGAGGTTTGGGTCATTGCTGAGCAGATTGCTGGCGGGAGTATTAGGTTTGGTCAGGGTGGAATCCCACAGACTTTCGAGGTAATTGAGATTTTGGAAGGCGTAGAATCAGAAACTCCACCAGAAATTCCGGCATACGATCCTGATGAGCCCACAATAGGCGGCGGGATTCCGGCAGGCGATACCTCTTCTGAAACTCCCGGGACGGTCACTTTACGAAGCGACACTACCCTGACTGCGGTGACCTCCGGCAGAAAGGGTCGCACCGGGGATTACACGGGAATCAGAACCAGCGGAGCGGTCTACACCAATGTTTCACGTGTGACATCTGATGACATGGGAGAAGACTGGGGCGGAGACCATGACGGAGATGGCGAGTCCGATTACGTTGCTGTGTATGCGGTTAGTGAGACAGACCACGTGTTGAGTATGGACACGGAAGCGTACGAAGTTGGGCTGAAAGTTGCGATTGATTTACCAACCCCAAGGGCTGAGGAATCAGGCAGAACTTATGTGATAAAGGACGGTGTCGGAAGGGCCAAGCTCTGGGTTAGGGCAGCTAACGAGTTAGACCCGAACACAGAGGGGGCTTGGACAATCGATGGGAGCGCAGAGGCGCTTGTCAATGCCAATTCGAGAGGAAGTGTTACCGTATACTGCGATGGTGAGAACTACTATGTTGTATAGAAATTCACACTTATTATCCTGTAATGAAAAGCACTTTTTCTTTTTAAAGGGGCCCCTCCTAAATAACTTGAACAGCCTATATGATGGGTTGTGTATACAAGGCTCGACTATGCTGTTTCACGCGGGTATTGTACCGATGAGCCAAGGAGTCAGTAATAATGCTTCTATCAGATAAACTAGAACCGACGATTAATATCGTTGTTGCCGCCTTTGATAAGGCGACCGGGAAGCTGGTCGATAAAAGGTTCGGCCACAATGTATTCACGAATACTGGCAGGAACTGGCTCACTAGGGTTGTTGGTTCAGACGATTACTCGCAAGATCCGCCAAGTCCCCACAATACCGACAAGATCATGTACATCGGATTTGGCTGCGGAGGGGCGTTGCAGGGGGACAACAACTTTGCCACTGGCCAGACAGAGCTTGTTACTGTGTCGGCCATACAAGACCCCATTCCGATTAGTAATGACTTTAACCAACGCTTGTACTTAAAGCAGGTTGATGATCAGAGTAATAACAGCATATACTTCCCCGGTAACTTCAGGACCCGGTTTATTATCGATATTGCGGAAGATGAGCTATCGTTTCCGGGTAATGTTACCAGGGTGTCGAACGTGACCGTTGGGACCAGCGTCCCGATTTCCGAAGCTGGGCTGTACTTGAGTTCTGCAAACCCAAGATTCACTCATGAGGCTAACCCGCCTCTCCCTGAGGAATCTGACCCAGCCGCCCCAAATTACTTGGTGGCCTATAACATTTTTGACCCCATTCATATCACCCCGAATGTGATTTTGAGGGTTGAGTGGGAACTTCGGTTCTAGGGAGAGTTAATTATGTCATACAAGTATTTTGGAAGACTCGCCGGGAAGACCCATACGGCTAGAAAGTCTCTAACAGAGTCGGCTCCCCCAAACACGCTTACTCCGTTTAATCCACAGGCACCGGCCACCAAACTGCTGGCATACGGTGAGGATGCCACAAGCTTAGCCTTCAATAGGGCGCTTAGTGCGCTTTCAGCGAACGTTGACTACGTCGCTTCGGTTCTGGATGCTCCGGCGCTGCGGCGTGAGATTATCAGGCCGTCGCGGCATACGGCGGACGGGGATTGGACGGAGGGCGGGTGGAGTCACGGCTGCGTCTCTCTTGGGGAGTCTGGTTCCGGGGGGCTGTCAACCGGAGAGGACGCTATCCACATTCCGTCCCCAGGACCCAACAAAGTTCCTTCATACTGGGTTCACCTTGGATTACATAAGACCGCCCTTGGTGAGAGAGTCAAGTTCTTTAGAACCCAAAACCAGTCTCTTGGCGGGCCTACGGCTACCGGTAAGGATGTTAATGAGGAGCACGTAGAAGGGACCCCTAACCCTGAGATCACTGGGCATGCATTAGCGACAGTTCATCACATTGCTAAGCCAGACGATGCATTCTTGAATTTCCCGATGTCTGCGGGGTCACTTTCGTACTTTGACTTCACCTACAAGCTTCAGGGTACGCAGCATTACCTGGGTAACGAGGAAGAGGGGCTCGTAAACCACATCCCACCAATTGAGCGGATGAAGCCAAACATGGCTCCGTACAATAACGATTGGCACTCGGAACAGATCTACAAGTGGGACACCGATGGGGTGTACTTAAAATCAATCACCTTCTCGCAGCTAAATCTCCGTCCGGGGTGTTACGTTGAGATTTCCAGCGACGGCGATGAAGACGTAAACAAGGGAAACAACGGTCTGTTCCAAATCGCCTCTATCACTAGAAGCGATCATGTCCCGTCTTCCGGCGGCCCGGGAGATAAGGCCATCCTTACACGCGGGGGGCTGTGCAAGGTAACGGTTCGGGATTGGCGTATGTTCGGTCGAGGAGAGTTGGTTTCGTGGGCCAGCGCCCCAAACCACATGGACCAGACTGCAGATACCGCTCTAAAGCCTGGGCTTAGAAAAAACTATGCCCATGTCGCTTACATCATCCCGAGACCTGATATCGAGGGCAATCCAACCGACGAGCCCGGAGACTTATACCTAGCCCGATATAACGCAGGCGACGATAACCCACACCCGCAGGATGGCGCTGGGTACAAGGCCGGTAGGGCTGATGTCGTAAATGGGGAAGAGAGATACAGCGGAAGGTACAAGCATGGGGACATTGGGTCCCCAGACCAAGAGAGCTTTGTGCGAGATCATAACGGGGCCGTCATTATGGACGCCCTGCAGAACCACGGGATTCTTCCTGGGACACGCCTGTACCATGGGCATGCACACTTCTATCCCTCCATGACTCCTTGGGGAATGGACCCCGCCTGGGCTTCTCCCTATTCCGAGGTGATGGGGGAGTTGGACGCAGTTCCAGACGGTATTGTTGGGCCGGGAGAGCCAGTCGTGTTTGACACGATGACCGTACCGGGAAAGGTTTGGCCTTGCTCACCTTCAGGGTTTGTTCTCAACCCGTCGTTTTCGTTCCCAGAAGATAATGAACTATACGTCGGTGAGTACTATGCCGATGTGCATACACTTACGACAGTAAAAGAGAAGCTGTCTGCGGATTCGATAACTAAGGCAGTTCCGGCTAACCCCGAAGAGTCAATTCTTAGAGCGTGGCATAAGTTCGTCAGAACCGGCCACCTTAGCGGCTCAAACGCCCCTGCCTGGGGCACTGGGCATACTAGCGGGGACACTGTCGGTATTGCTCCGCCAAAGAGCGATGACTTAAATGTTTTGGGGACACCCACTAAAAAGATATTAGGCGGTGATCTTTGGCACGTTAAGTTTGAGTGGGTTGACGTCGGGGTTCATGAGCATGCTTCGTTTGAAGAAGTATACGAAAGCTACTTGACGAACGGAGGCCAAGCGTTTGTTGGCGACTTCGCAGGATACGCTAGTGGCGGAGACCTAAAATACCATCCAATTGGGCTGTGGCATCCAATCCCGGGTTTTCCACAAACTGGGGTAAAGTTTTCAAGCATCAGCGGCAACCATGCGGTCTTGTACGATGTAAACATGCTACTCGACACTGACAACGTTCATCAGGATTGGGATGGATGGGAATACGGCAGGGAGACTTGGCCCATCACAGAGGATTGCTACCTCTTTATCGGGACCGCTGAGGGGGACGTTAAATGGAGGATCAGCGAGATCGTCAAGGCTCCGTGGGTAGATGATTCCATCGGAAGAGGGAAGATTCCCAGCCACGGCCTTAATTCGCTGTACAACAATGACTACTCCTCAAGCCCGTATTTGCGCGGACCAAACATCATTGGCACATCTGCGCATGGCGGGGGAACAGGGAACGTTCTGTGGATTAACCCAAAGCGACCCTTCACTACAGTACTTCCTGGTGGGGACACTCTCCTGGATGGGAATGATCACGCGGACGGATGGACCAATGCCCACGGTGAGATCGCCCACCTGACAAGATCAAACAATGATTTGTACATCTCGCTCCACCGACTGGTGTCGAGAGGTGCGCCAGGGACGCACGGAAGCGTAGTAAGGGCAGAGCTTGCTGTTAGGCACGCTACAACCGCCGCGATGGAGTTGACGGACTCGACCTCAGACGGCGTCCCGAATGCCACTGGGACCAGAGTTTTTTCAGAGCAGATGCTGTCCGGCCCTGGAGGCCCTTTCCCGCTTCGCTCGACAAAAATGCTTCTTACGGACCCCACAACCGGGGACTATGGAAATTCTCCGGAGATCGGCCCGTTTACAGATACCGATATCGGCCTAAACGAGATGCACTCCACCGACAAGGAGGGCGGGTACCCAAAGCACGGGGTTTATCTTTCGAACAATTTGTCAAAGGTAAAGGAAGAGAGCCTCTCCGATAATGCCTGGGATGATAAATGGCATAAGCTTCCTACGTTTGATCATAGGTCTACCCCGAGAGAGGTTCAGGACCGGAGTATCTTGGGCGCAATCGAGGGAACGCTCCTTGGCCACTTTACCCCATTCAGTAACAACCACCCAGACTTTGGAGACGGCGGGCGAGGAGACCTAGACACAAACAGCTTCGGAACCTTTTCAAATGGCGTCATCAGCGGTGGTGTCGGCTGGATTGAGAAGATGAAGAACAACACCGGTGCGCCGGATGATGCTGCGAGTATTCCTGATCTGAACATCCGCATGGAGGAAGCGTATTTCCATGTTGGCGGGGCCAAGTGGTATGTCCCAAGACAGGATATTGTGATGCCCGCGAACTCCGGGACTTGGCTTGTTAGCTGGAGCCCTGACACTAGGAAGTACGAGTATTTTGAGATTCATGACTCGTACTCTGGCACCCCGATGGGGTGGACTGCTGGGATATCCAACGACAAGGTTAACTTTCAGAAGGCGAACAACATCCCTCTATACGTGGCCGAGATGTCGGCGTTCCCCGGATCGGTTTTGTCGCTTACCGACATTCGATTCAGGGTCTCCAGACAAGACCAGAAGAACAGTATTTACGTCGGTCAGGTAAACCCACGCAAGTCCGAAGCTGATGACTCGGCTAGGAGGCTTCGGACTAATGGGGGTTATATTGACGACTCCATGAACTTCAAGACTTTGAGCGAGGCTCTTAGAGCGCTTGATTTCTGGTGCCGTGGGACACCGACAAGACACTGGACGATTGAAATCGTCGGCTCGACGTATGAGTACTGCTATGACCCAGAGGACGCAGGCTTGGCTGACAACCATGAGCACCACGGAATAGAGTATCCTGTGAGGATTCCTGTCAATGGTCTTACCATTCGGGGACTACCGGGGAGGAACCCGGACCGTCTCGATAAAGTCACAGGTACGACGGGGTGGGATGCTGGAAGCAAATTTGGCGGGGCTGCGTATAAGCATAAGGAGTTTGAAACCCCTGTTGTCCACTACAGCCATCCTCTAGCAAAACCCGTCCCCGGGCTGTTTGACCTCAACGGGAAGTTCGGCCTCACGTTTGAGAATATTAGTTTCAAATACTGTGGGGACATGGACAATATCATCAACAAGCAGGGCGACTGGGCTGCCGACGTACGCGACGTGCCCCAAGACGTTATTTTCTGCGCTGGTAACTATGATTACGAAAGGTGGGAACTGGTTGACGTTGACGACCTTGATTATAACCACGACCGTGAGAACTTCGATAATCTGTATGGTGGCCGAAACGCTCCAACCAATGCCGCGTACACCGGTGGGTGGACGTTTAGGAATATTTATATTCAGGATGGCGGCGGGCTGCTGACGACCCTCGACGCCAAGTACTCGATTGATAACATCGTTGTGGAGAACTGTCAGGCGAACTCGGTTCTGAGCTTTGTTACCCTGGGGATCGACACCTCAGACCTCCCCGGCGACCAGGAAGGAAGGGGTAACGGGAAGCACATCTGCCGAGTATCGATCAAGAACAACTCGGCCTCGTTCCCAGCCACTAACCACAAAGTAAACGGCCAACCCGGTAGTGCCCTAATTTTAGGACCCCTGACCACGTGGGTTCCAAATCAGGGTGACGATCTTTTCGGTGAGTATTACACTGAGAACTTCGGAGCGAACGGCCCAGGAACGATAGGAAAGTATGACTCAAAGTACATGTGCGGCGTGTACGCCACACAGTGCAAGGAAATTGTTGTTGAGAACAACACGTTCAAGAGCTTCTATTGCGGCGTCGTCTTCGGTAAGCCGCTCAAGCTAGATCTTACCCCTGAGCCCGGTTACAACTTTGAGCCGTACTGCGAAGGCATCATTACGTCCAATGTTATCCAGAACACCCAGTCCCATGGGGTGGTTTGTTTTTCTGGGGCGTCTTGCTTGAGCAACATCAGTGTCACAGACAATGTGATCAAAGACCCAGGCGCTCCGCACGGAGCATCTAACGCCCAGGAGCATCCGAACATCTTTGAGTGGGAATCTTGGGGAATCTACGCATATATGCGCGGTGCCCAGATTACCGGCAATAAGATTTACAATGAATGGAGAGTCTCCCCCGAAAGCAACTGGACCAACGGAGGACCTAACGCTGGTTTTGACTGGGTAGACAGGTCGGGAATTGAGTACGCTACCCGTATGCCGTGTAAGGCTGGGGGCATTTGGCTTCAAGACGCGAACAGCGGAGCCACACAATCTGAAGCCAACATCATATCTGACAACCACATAAGCCTCGGAGGCAGGGCGTTATACGGAGTTCTTCTCAGTTCTTATTGCGAAAGAACCGTAATCTCGAACAACGTTATTGAGTATAAGGCTGCGAAGGCAGGCATTGCTGCAGACGCCCCGGATTACAATGATACTGATTTTGCTGAAATGCTTGGTAAGTATCCGTGGTCAGTTTTTGTATCAAGGTACTGTGATGAAAACATCATCACCGACAATGTGCTTGGCGCTAACATCTGGCTCGACAAGAACTGTGATAACAGCATCGTATCTGGGAATATCATTAGAGCGCCGTATAAGCTCACAAACCCAGTAGCTAGTGGACAGGGCGGATGTCTTCTTAGGGTAGCGGCGTGGGGGACAACGATCTCCAATAACAAGCTTCATTGCGGCATGATCTCTGTCGGCGCAGATGGAGCACCGGCCACTAACACATCCATCGTCGGAAATGATCTAACCCCGTTTGGTTCTGTTATGTGGCCAGTAAACAATGCGGGCCCAATTAAATGGATGACCGGCATTTTTGTTAATGGGGGTGGGGTGAACATCCTTATTGATGGGAACATAACCAACGGCGGGAACATCAAGGCCGAGGGGACAGGGCCCTGGCATAACATGAGGATTGTGAACAATGTGACCGGGATGCTCCCGGTGGCCACCAATCACCCCGATGGGTATGGGGGGCTTATCCCTGGCGGAAACATTTCAATAGAGCTTGGTGACGGGTGCACGATTAGCGGGAACAGCACGTACTCTGGTTATATATCAGTGGGTAATACGAGCAATTTGATGCAACAAACGGGCGGGGACATTATCCCCGGCAGTCCTAACGATTGTAACAATGCGTCCATCGTCAATAATAAAACTTACGGCGGAACCATTTACGCCATGAGTCACGGGTTTGTAATAGCTCATAACGATGTCACAAGGGGCCTGACCAATTTCGGTGACGGTGACTACTCAACCGATTTCCACAGAGGAAAGATCAGAGTGTTCGATGGTCGAGATGGCATAATCTCTGACAACATTGTTGGGACCAGCATCGACGCCATAGACACTGATCTGGTGAAGATTGATAACAACAAAGTGCAGGGGGGTATTTACCTTCTTAACTCCCCAAATTCGATGGTCTCAAACAACACCTGTATGCATGGAGATACCCAGCAGGTAGATTCCACGACTGCTCACAACCTCTACGCTTACAACTGCTCCGGCCTCCATGTCCATGGGAACAGGTTTATCCCGAGTGGGTTGACGGAGAATAAGTACGGGTACATTAACTACATCCCTCACCCAGGGATTATGCATCCGTACGCAGCAGGCGCGGCCCAGTTTAACCTGTATAACACCAACTCTCAGTGGGCGGACGGTGGCGATGGGAACGTAGGAAGCGGCACTCCGCCACCCCTAGGAACTCAGCACCTGTTTGATGATATTAAGGGGATTATCTACATCAATAGTTGCCCAGACACAACCTTTACTAGCAACCACGCCTCTAAGATAGAATTCCTGGGCGACTGTGCTAGGCCCACGGTGTCCGACAACTTCTTCCTCTGGGGAGGTGCTTGGCCATGTCACCTAAACAACAAAGCCATCACTATGGGGCCGGGGGCGTACACCAACTTCACAATTTCTAACAATAGATGTATGGGGTCAATATGGCTGAAGGTGGACTTGGACGGGGTCGCTACCGGTTGTGGGGAAGACCACATGGGCAGCATCACTGGAAATAAGGTGGGCACCTATCTGATCCAAGGCACTGAGCACATCGTTGCCAATGCTGCCAACTCCTGGGGCGGCAGCGGGCCGTGGAGAGGTGGTGGCGGACTGATTATATGTGACGCTCCCGGAGGCGTAATCATTAACGGCAACAGTCTGTGCACCCAAAAGGGTCAGATGTTCAACAATACTTCCGACTATAATAACGATTACGATGGGAGAGAATACGGCTTCATACTGATGAATATGAAGAATCTTGCCTCTACCAGATCTACCCCAAACCACAGTTGGCCACCCACAATGTTGTCGTGGTCCATCATAGGCAATATCATCGGCGGTTATTACGCGTATGAAGTTTACCACTACGACGCTGTTAATAATTCCTATTCCGAGACGGGAACTGGTGGCTGGGCTGATACCGGAGCCACAGCGGAGGGGATGCAAATCTACGGATCAGGCATAGATCACCACCACGCAAACGATGGCTGGAGGAATGCCAGCAATTTCACGAGCGCTAATCATGTACACGTCACTCTTGCGCCGTCAGGCTCCCTGGACAATCAATAGCTAAAAAGATTCCACGCCAGACCGCCCTCCCCCAAGGCTTCTTTTTTTTCGCCTTTAATTGGGGGAGGGTGATCGGAATGGAGCATTGGTTACTACTCGCTGAGAGTAGCCTACGAAATAGCACCAGAAGCAGCGGCCTCAGTAGCACCAGCCACGAGGGCTTCGGCAAGCTTCTGCTTGTTCATCTTCGAGTAACCAGAGACACCTTGCTCACGAGCAGCGAGGCGCAAGTCCTTGACAGACTTTGCGTCCATGACTGCTTGCACGGCTTCGGTAACCACGGGCTTCGCGGCCTTCTTGGTCTTCGTCTTCTGGGTTGTGTTTGCAAGCTTCTTGGCCTCGATACGCTTGCGTGCAAGTGCACGACGCTTCTGGGCGCTACGCTTGATAGAGTTGGAAGTTCCTTCGATACCTTTCACGGTATAGAAAGTTGTGACGCCAATAAGAACAGCTTGGACGGCACGGATGAGGGCGGGGTTCTTCAAAAAGTTACCAACCATAATATCCTCCTTCAGGATGCATGTGGATTTCGATGAGAGAGTATTCTTCCATCACTATTCTTATGCCTAAAAAGGGGGGCGTTTTTGCGCCCCCCGAGCCATATTAGGCTCTAATTAATGTGGATAGGGTCGCAGTAGACCGTGTCCGCTTTCACGGACAGATACCCAACGTCACCGTTGCGAAACAGAAGCGCTGCACAAAGCTGCCCACCGTGAACACACCCGAGGTCAAGACCTGTGGCGTGCTTGAACTTCTTGGGATTTCCATCTTGGTTCAGCCAGGGCTGGTGGCCAAAATAGACATGCCCGAATCTGTTGTCATACAGTTCGGCCCAGAAGACATCTCGGTCTGTCTCTTCCCCAAACGTGACCATAGAACCGGCATCGTCTACGAAGCGAATGAACATTGTTCTTTCCGCCCGCCGTCGTTGCTTGTTCGACAGTTCGCTTAGATCATCAGGCATCGTTTCCATTTTAGGAGTGATCCCGCCATGAACAACAGAGAAGCCGTCACGCTTCACGTAAGTAACGACCTTGAAGCGTAACCAATCGCGAAGCTCCTGGTCTGTTGACTCCATGACTCCAGAGAGTTCAATGGAGCCCTTCATCTCCATAGCCTTCTCCACGTCTCCGGCTTCGGCCTTCTTCCAGAATCGAATGTTCTTCGACTCGTGGTTTCCCTGAACAACGGTCGCCAAGCTACCCATGTCACGTACGTACCGGAGCACTCCTGCACTATCCGGCCCCTTGTCAACGAGATCACCAACGAAGATAAACTCGTTCACCGCGTCATCTGTGGGCGTCATGAGCCGATCTATCGCGCCCATTAGCTCCTTGAGTTCTTTGAGACATCCGTGGACGTCGCCAATGATTGCTTTTGCCATTTCTCCTCCTTTACCAGTCCTGTGCCTGAGCACTTTGTGCATCTGTCAGAAGCCTCCTTTAGGCTACTTCCGTATCCGTTACAGTGACCACATTCAACGTACCCATACTTTTGGGGATTGAGCATTACTTCGAAATCCATACCTTCCTCCTAAGGTTGTTGTGGGGCCTCCATAGTTCTTATGCCATTATTATCGTGTGATATTGCGCACATAAAAAAAGAGAGGAGGCCTTCCGAAGAAGACCCCCTCTCTCACCACAACCCCGAAGGAGGACGGGGACTACTTTACGTACTTGCTAGGATTAGGAATTCTTGTGAGATCCTTAATCATGTCATCATCCTCATCCACAATGAGTGTGTTGACGACATAGACTAGCGCGTTCGCGAGTAGATTATTTGCGTCCGTCTGCTCCTGTCGAACAGCCTGTAGTTGGGCCTCAAGACTTGAGAGCCTATCCAACAGGCCGCTGACATCGAAAGCCTCTTGCACAACAGGTGCGCTAACAGACTCTACCTGAGCAGCTTCTTCCGCAGGTGTCTCAACCTTCTTGAAGCCCGTCTTAGCACTCTTTTTAGTAGCCACAGCCTTTTTCTTTTTGGTTGCTGTTGCTTTCTTTGCAGGTGCTTTATTTTCCGCCGTAGCGTCCTTACGTGGCCTACCGCGCTTCCTCTTGGGAGGCGCAGCTTCAGGCTTTTCCGCCGTCTCTTCTTTGGCCTCGCTATCTTCAACATCCCCGTCTTCAGGTTCTGGCGGCCACTCAGGAGCGGTGCCGTCACCCAGAATAAACTTCTGTAGACGCTTGATGTACGGCCCAACGCCGCTGCGGAATGTGTCCTCGATCCCGACGCCACTGATGCTTAGGCCAGCGAATTCTTCCGCTCTCTCATGAATCCATGAGACTACCTCAGCTTCTTTCATCGTGTACGCGTCGAGAGGCTCAAGCCCCATTCCTACGATTGCAATTTTTCTCAATTCGGCACGGTCTAAAGGACCGAGCATTTTCTTTGTAAAGCGTTTAGTCGCCATAGTTTTTTTCCTCCATAAGCTTGCTGTGACAATACACAACTACGCCATCATGATGATTGTAACAATTACCATCACAAGGCAGTGATAGCTTGTTGCGGTTCTCCTTAATATACTCTGTTAACTTGTCTCTGATTGGGTTAAGGGCGCTGTTTGGGACTTCATCAGTCTTATACTGAAGAAAGTCGTGTAATTGCTCTACGGGGGTTGATGGGCACGCCCGGACTCCCATCTGTTCCCATACGATGTGTAATAGCTCGCTTTTGTTTGTTTTCGGGTTCAATCACAACTCCTGGATGCTAAATCGAATACCTACAAAGTCATTATCCGGCCCGTGGTGCTTTTTCACAAACTCTTCAATAAAGCACGAGTCGTCGATTGCCAAGCACTCAGCGATAACGTCCTCTAGCACCTTTACGAGGTTAGACACATCGCGCCGCTTATATCTAGTCTTCGCCTTCTTTGGCCATCCTTTATTGTACAATGATGGCAGAAAATAGTGAATATTCAATCGGTACGGGTGATCCGGGTTCAGCGGTTTTTTGCTGAAACCTACCTGCTTTGCTATTTGAACAGAGGCTCTCGCCTTGAACTGCTTCATTTTAGACGAAGGGCGTGGCCCACGTGTTGTGTAGACATACATGTCGTTTACCGATGGGGGGAGAATTGAAATCTCGGCCTCGAAAACAACAGTATTGTCGTCATTAATCTTCATTCCCTATCCGTTTAAATGCCCCTGGGTATGATTTCGTAGACTGTTTAGGGGGGGATGTAAAAAAGTCTTCATCTCTGTCACTTTCGTTCTGGGTTCTAAACCATAGTTCTCTTCCGATCCTATCCATACACTTGCTTACTTTCCGCTTCCGGTCTTCCTGGACGGCCAGCTTAGCCTTGAAGTACGTATAGTCGCGAAGCGCTCCGACGACGTCTGGGTCTGTTTCAACCGCTGCCTTTCTCTGATCCGAGTTTGTCAGCTTGGAGTCTGATGCGACACGCTTTGTCGCCTCGGCGCTCTTAAGCCCCAACCTAGCTTTGCTCACAGAGGAGTAACACGTATCCTGCGCAACCTGATCAGTGAGATAAGCATAGTAGGACAAGAACTCGTCGTATAGATCTTTTAGGAACCCATTTGACTTACTGCTCAGCCCCGGCGGGATAATTGGTTCCGTACCCGGTGGCTCTTTACTTGGAGAAAACCCGGTTACCCGGAGGTCTTCTTCTAACGTTTCTCGTAGGTCAAGGAAGAGGTCCCCTCCCTTGCTATTTTTTCCTGCCATTTATCCCCCTTCCGGATGGTTAAAATTCTGGGTTGCACACATGGGCAAACTTGCATGTTCTACAAACCCACTTGTCCGGCTCTCGCGGAGGCTCAGTACCTTTCTCGATATGGCCCTCCACGTGCTTTATGACATCAAGAACGTCTTCCCAGACCGAGTTTTCAAACTTAATCTTGAAGAGCCTCATTGAGCCCGTGGCACGGTTTACATAAAGAAGCTGGCACCGTGGGATATCCAACGCAAACATGTATGCGTGGATTTGGTAGATGTGATCAACCTTCGGCTTTGTCAGGTTTCTGTAGACACTTTCGCCCACAGTCTTTATTTCCAGAACCCACTCTTTGTCGTAGAAAACCCCGTCGCAATGACCGGCAATATGCAGGTCCTCAAAATTTACCGGGACCTCAGACTTAAAGTCATCAAACTTCTTTTCTAACTTCGACTGGATCATGTCATGCAGGGCGTGCCCCATGTCAAACAGCATCCGTAGGTCTGCCGGGATTCTGCTCTCTGGCTCTTCGCCAGTTCTGTCGTACCAAACTGCCCTTTTACAAGCACCGGGGTTTAATGAAGAGGGGTGGTAAACGTTTGTCTTCCTGCTCCACTCTTCTTTGTTCATCTCCTCGTGGAGAGTATCCAGCGCGTTTATTACATCAAAACTTTTATCCCATTCCGGGGCCTCTTCCCTGAGGCACCTTTCTGGTATCTTGAATTTCTTCTTTGTCATCAGATTCCCTTTGCGAACTCAAGAAACTTCTCATAGCTCATAAGAATGTATTCGTTGGAGTTGGCTGTAAATGTTATTCCAGCCCCAGATAGAAGCTTCTGTACGTGATGCAGAGTCACGGTAAAGCTTTTCTTTGGCGGCCTACCGCCAAGAGCCCTGACCTCAGAAAACGAGGACAGGTGGCTTTCTTCGAGTTCCTGCTTTGGAACAATGGCGATTTCCCCGCCTTTTCGTAATTCAATAATATAAGCTGGGACCTTGCCCTGTGAGTAAGCCTGCTTCCTCAGAAAATCCAAGTCTTTAAGGCTCAGGCTGACGCGGTCGGACTTAGTCGTCTTTGCCTCTACAAGGATGCTCGGCGTCACGACATCTCTTTTATAGCCCCACCGAGATCCGGATGCTGGTTGCCGCTTACCATCGAGGTCGTCAGCGATTCTAGTTTCTTGCTTTTTGCTTATCTCGTGGTTTGTTAGCACGGCTTCAGCCTCCTCTATTACAATGTAATAGTTCTTGTTTTCGTATATTTCCCCGGCAACCTTGGTCCAGTCTATCCGCCCCAAGATCATTCTTGCTAACTCTAAAAACTTCTCTGGTACATGTGCGAGGACCGCAAGGCCACTGCTTACGTGCGTAATGTTATAATCAGATTCCGTGCGCGCACCGCCAGGGGTCTTATGCATAAAGAGCCCGGGCAGAAACGGCAGCGCATCGATTAGTACAAACTTTCCTTGCGGCCCCGTACATATACTAAGTCTAGCCATCAGCGGTTCTTTCCAGTACGGCTGCTCTGACTTCATTGACCAGCTTCGGGGAAGACTCTAAGACCTTAACTACACCCTCGATGCCGCCCTCAATTTTATCCTCGTAATCAAGGATGTAGTAAAAGCGCCCCTTGTTGAACACGACGTTGTGGGCCTTGGCGCTGTTAGCTAGGTCTATAATCATGTCTACGCCCTCATTAAACATGAATACGTATTCACCCTCAGCGCCCTCAGAGATGCCGTGCTTACCCTTACTAATCTTCCACTTGACTTCCTTGCCGACCTTTTTGCCACTCTTTTTAATAAACGCACCTGAGCGTAGATGAATATCTACCGCTTTGGCGTGCTTTAAAGCGTAACCACCGGGCTGGGTGAATGGGTTGTACTTAGCGGAGTGCGCATTCATGTTTGCTCTGACCGGGTTGATCATCACAACGCATGTCTTGTTTGGACCCTCCTCGCCGGGGACACGCATGGCGGAGTAGAACTTCCGACAGAAGTTACTCAGAAGACTTGCCCACGTAGCGATTTTAGCGTCCTCACCAAGGCCTTTTACGACGTTGTCTCTGGTTTCACCGGAGCCCAATTCGTTGATCACTAGAAGCTGAAACTTCTGGGACCGCACGATCTCAAGCATAACGTCTAGCATCACCTCTGCGGGCTTCTCGGAATCTTCAGCAGCTAGGTCAACGAACATGAAGTTGCCTACCCCAGATAGCTGAACACCCGCTAGCTCCATGAATGATGGGTCAGGTTTGTACCCAAAAGACATCCACGCGATGTTGGCGTCGTTTTTGTACTTACGTTGAACTTCGGCAATTACGAGATTGGACAAGTAGTCCTTACCAACCCCATCAGGACCGAAAAGCTGAACCATTGATCCTGCCGGTAGCCCACCTTTCAGAGCTATATCAAGTGACAATATCCCAGTTGGGAGTCTAGTATCGAACGGGGTAGCCACCTCAGACATCGGTTGGATGACCGCTGCTCCCCCCATTCTTTTCTGTACGCTCTTAATTAGTTGGCTAATGTCGTCGGCCATTATTCCTCCTCTAGCTCCTTCTTCAATTTCTCAAACTCAGCGTTGAGGGTAGGGCTAATCTCGTCCAAGTTTTCGTCATAGAGCTTTCGCATGTCATCAAATAGTTTCTTCTTAAAGCCCTTTATCATGCCAGGGGCCTCACCAGAGGCCACCTTCTCCATAGCGTCGTCTTCTGTTTCACACAGCTTCATCTTTATGAGCGTGGCTATCACTTGGGACGAATCCCCATATTTAGTCATTGACATTGGTCACCCCTTTATTAGCAAGTCTTCCCAAAGTAACCTCACGCTCTGACACAATCGCCAGTGCATGGTCTTTTCCGATAACCCCAAGGTTTACCGTCAGGTATGCTCCGTTGGATAACTCAATAATCGCTGAATCATCTCCGGAGCACAAGAATACGTTTGAGATAGCATCCCCCTCCTGCAAGCATGTGTTTACCGCGCCGACAATTTCTCGTAGGGATTCGCGCTTAACATCGAAAATATTTCCGAGTTCCTCATTCATAACTATCTCCTTTTGACTTCTCGTCTTTTGTTTAATCTCCCACTCAGCGGCGGAAGCCTTTGATCTATTAGGGTACCCTCTTGAGTAGAGCAACCTAACAGGTCTTCTAGATCTTGTATATCTTGCTCCACGCTTGGAGTTATTATGCTCCCAGATGCGCCTACCTACGTCGGTTGTTACACCAGCGTAGATAGACCCATCTGAGCACGAAGCTAAATATACAAACCAAATTCCCACTATTACTCCGGGAGAAGCGAAAGCTGCCTTGGGGGTGGTGGGATAAGCTCCCAGACCGTAGCCCCTCTACCGCTTCGCGTAGGCCTTCGATTGCCGCTGTCTCGTATGTGTCCGGACAGAACTAGCTCCCGTCTCCGAGCGCTTGCCGTCTGGTGGCGCATATCAAGAGCCGCCTCTACCTCATCATCCGTAGCGCCCCGAGTACCAGCCTCCTTAATAAAGGCCAGAACTTTGAACCGGAGCGTAGAAGACGATGTCTCTATAGAATCGGCTGCTGCCTCGCTTGTATCTGAACCTCTTACATATGGGGGTCTGCCCCCGTAAAGGTCATTACTCATTCTCCCTCCTCATCTAGTTGTTCCCCCGTTTGTATTTCAAAATGCTTTATTTCTCCAGTGGAGAGGCACTCCACGGAGGCTACAGTTTCTTCATCTCTAATTCTGCTTAATGAGTTGCTAAGGGCTTCTCTGAAGCCATCGGCCTTAAGCTCTTCTTCGATTATTACACGGTAATGAAGCTCCATCATACATTCTCCTCGTAGTAGTGGAGTGCAGTTGGGGCCCACAGCGTGATGCCATCATCCAACTCCCTGTAGGTGGGGTCTTCGTGCTTTACCGCTACGGTTTTTCTAGTCGTTACTTCGCCATCAATGGTCGTCTGGAAATCCTTAAACCCCACCACGACCCCAAAAAGCCCCGGCGAGTAGGTGCATCCGACTTTATCACCGATGACAAACTGGGCATTAATAGGGACTCGGACCAGTACGGTGTTCTCTGCTTCCATCATTTACACTCCAGCCAGTTGTCCCCGTACTTGCTGGTGGTTTCCAGAGGGACATCTAGATCAAAATAGAATGGGTGAGCCATTAGCTCTCCGATCCTGTTGTTTAGATCCATATCATCTGCCCATTCATTGGGCACCTCGAAGACAATCTCATCATGAACCTGGATAATCATTCGAGTGCCAGACTTCTCGACAAGTGGGTCTTCCCATATTCGAACCATAGCCATCTTGGTGATGTCAGCGGCAGAGCCTTGGATGGGTGAGTTCTTCACCTTTCGTTCTGCCTGCGCAATGTCACCGCCGAGCCTGGACCTGAGTCCTGGCACAAGGCGTCTTCTCCCTAGAATGGTGGAGCAAAACCCGTGGGACCGCGCCTCAGTGATTGCTGCCTTGAAATACTTAGTGACCTTTGGGAAGGCCGAGAAGTACTGCTTTATAAGCATTCTTGCTTCATCAACTGAGCAACTAAGGGTTCCAGCCAGCGCACCAGCGCCCTGTCCGTACATAAGACCGAAATTGATAGCCTTAGCCCCTTTCCTGTGAGCAAGAAGGCGCTCTTCGTAGTCGGACAGACTCTCACCCCTATCATCCTTCTCTCTTGCATGGATGATGTCTTCATACGGGACCTTGAACATTTTGGCGGCAGTTGATGAGTGAACGTCAAGACCGCTTTTTATTGATTTAGATAAGGTTGCGTCCCCGGATAGGTGAGCAAGAATTCGCATTTCCAATTGAGCATAGTCAGCGGCCATAAGCCTGTACCCTTGGCTCGGTAAGTATGCTGATCGGATATATGGGGGTTGGTTTTGTAAATTAGGATCGCTGGAGCTAAGTCGCCCCGTTCGCGCACCGGTCTGATTGAATGATGCGTGGACTTTCCCATCCACATGTATTTTTTCCAACAGATTTGAGATGTATGTCCCAAGCTTTTTATCGAGGTCTCTGTACTCCAACAATTTGGTTGCGTACTCACAACCGTCATTGGCCCACTTACCTAGAACAGCTTTATTTAGTTGCGGCTTACCCTTCTCCGTGTGTGATATAGGCGACCTACTTAGGTCCCCAAAGAAGAAATCTCCCATTTGATCATTACTGTTCAGGTTCACATAGAGCCTGCCAGTAGCCTTTCCGAACCACTTCTGTATTCCAAGAAGACGGTCTTCAATCATGGGGGCCTGGGTAAGAAGCTCATCCTTGTTTACCACCACCCCATGCCGCTCCATCTCAAGGAGAATTCGCGTAAATGGGAGTTCTGTTTTGACATAGTAGTCCCACAGCGTTGGGTACTTCTCATCGCCAATGTCTAACGACAGAAGCTCTTCACGAACCCCGAAGAACAACTTGTATGTTGCGTACGCATCGAGAGCCGCATAGTTGGTGACTACATCTTCATTTTCAGGGTCTAACAGAACCTCATGGAGCTTCCTCTTCCGAAGCATCTTCCCAAAAATAGACTTGAACGGGACCATGTCGATTTCGAGGTAGTGCTTAGATAAGAATTTAAGGTCGTGAGGCAACGTGTCATCAACAAGGGCGTGCATTACCATCGTGTCGTAGACTCGATAATGGTTGTGCTGTGCATGTCGATATACATCAATCCCAACATTAAGCAGCATCCAACAGTCGAAGTTGGCGTTGTGCATGATGAGTTTTATTTCGGGATTTTCTAGTAGGTCTTTGAAGTAAGGGATCACTTCGGGCCAGATGGCCCAACGTTCTTCGCCATCGCTAATAGCTAGGATGATGGCGCGGTCCTTCTGCCTGGACAGGCCGGTTGTTTCTGTATCAACCGCTAATATGGGCTTAGTCTCTAAGCGCTTTACGATATCCAGAGCGTCATCGGGTTCAGCAACCCGCACGGCTTCCGGGAGAACGGAAAACATTCCCATGCTCACCTCCTTGGTGAAAAAAGCATAAGACGGGGGAACCGAAGTCCCCCCGCCCCTGCCTAGTCTTTAGAGATTAGAACGGGATGCTGTCGTCGTCTTCCTCGTCGTGCCCCGCCTCATAGTGCTTATCTAGGATGGCTTGAGCAGCCCCATCAAAGGGGTTGTCCCGGCCCATAGACTTTGCTTGGTCATCCAGATCCTGCATGCCCAAGAAGTAATTGAAGTCAAACGGCTCCAGAGACGTTGAATCAACATCCTCAAGAGTCTCCGACTTCATTGCGCTCACAATGTGAAAAGACGTACGCCCACCACTGACTTGGTCAGCAGCAATCACAATGTCACACTCTTCCCAGCCAAGCTGGATTGGGTTGTCGCACCCTGGGGTATAGGTCTTTCGACTCCCATAACCCTTTGGCTTGACGCACTCTACCACAGGGTCTGCCATACCTACGTATTCACAGTCTTCACACTCAACCGAAGATGACCGCAAGGCATCCTCGTCCTCCTCGGAGATTCCCTCCTTAGATGTGTGAGAGGCAAGCACCACTCCACAGTCCCCACACTTGTACCCAACCGTACTAATTTCCCCTTCGGGGCAGCTAGCACATTTGTTGGACACGTCCCCGAGTTTCTCTAAGAGAAGACGCTTCTGTGAGGGCCATAGCTCCCACCAAAGCTTTCTTCCGTAGACAATCTCGTAGTCAGCGTGGGCTGAGCTTGGATGGCTGATGCGACCGTTACGGTCTGGTGCAGGCACTCGCTCAAAAGTATGGTACTCATACCCGTTGCTGCTCGTATGTGGGATCTTGTAAAAATCCTCCATCACGAACACGGTAACCGCACACTTCTCATCGGCCCAGAAGCTTTCATTCTCATCTTCTGCACAGTAGTAATAGAGAACGCACGGAAGCTCCCGCTCCCCGTTCCAGCTATTACTGATGATCTGCCGCTTCTGCCCGGAGGGTGTCGTTACCCACTTGGCTTGGTACTTGTAGAAAACGCTCTTGCCGGTTGTTGGAACGATCCGAATACGGGTTTCCATCTCGTCAGGCTTGAACTTGTTGTCGCGCATCCGAAGCTTCCATGCCGGAGGCCTCTTCTGCTCAAAGTTCCTTTTAGCGCCATTGCTTCCGTAGGACTTATTACCACCCTTCTTAGAAAGCATTTTGCTTCGAACTTTGGATTCTTTCTGTTGTTTGTGAAAGTCATCAAAACTAATTGGCATTTTTTTCTCCTTTTTTGGTCACGGCCTAAGCGCCGCCTCAACTGCCAGTCTTATCTCTGTCTTTGTTAAATCATCTGGGGATATAGGTTCATCTGACCTATAGTCAGCGACCCGCACCTCAATACCGTATAATTGTCTAATAATTTTGTCCGTGGCCTCCCTTCCTGCTTGGTCGTTATCAAGAAAAAGAACGACTCTATTTGAAACCCGCTGAAGAAGGAGCGCCTGCTCCCTGCTCATATGGGAACCAAGTAGAGCAACAGTATCGGAATATCCGGACTGTACGCACCATAGGCACGCCTTGAAACCCTCGCATACAACAACGGGCATGTCAATACATGTATACATCCTGCGCGGGTAGAACTTATCCAATCCGTACAGGATTTTCTTCTTGTTAAGCTCGTAACTACGGTCAATTTCGTGAAGCTCTGCTCGGTATATTTTGTACCTTGGGTGCTCACCACGAACAGTTCTTCCGGATATTCCGACAAGGTTACCGTTATGGTCCCGCAGGGCAAACGTTACACGCTTCCTTTTTCTATCAAAACCCACGTCGTAGCTCTTTAGGATTTCCGGGTCATACCCATCATCTACTAAGCTTTTCGGCAGGTATTCAAACATCCCAAGTATGGCCTCGGGCAGAGTTGGCTGCTCAAGACTCAAGGTGTGTAGGGTTGGTGGCTTAGGCGGGGGGCTGTCCGCCAACTCCTTCTTTATCGCGTCTATCAGGCTTCGGCCAACGTTCAACTGCCGGAGCAGACTTGTTAGCGTCCAGCCTTCGTTGCACGTATGGCAAAAGGACATCCCAATATGTCTAGAGGAGCTAGACTTACCAACGTACACGTAGAAGGATGGCTTACTTTCCAGACCAGACTTGTGGAATGGGCAGTAAGCAGGGATGTTATCTCCGGGAGTCTCCGCTTCTACGAAGCGGATATGCCCAGATAATATTGTGATGATCTCTTCCTTGGATATACCGATCATCCCATTGCCACATCCTCATCAATCTCATCAGGCCCCCTGTCTCCGCGAGATTGCTCCATTAATGGACTGGCGACAACGGCGGTCACCTCCGGGAGAGAGTTTTCCCCCCCAAAGCCATCACCACCCTCTTCTGGGTCTTCCATGATGTCGCCTATTGAGTACAGATTGTCGTGGGCGTAACCGAAGTTTTCGGCAGCCAACGCGTGGATCGTGAAACCCTCATCAGTCGTTTCCCTGGCGGCAGCCAAGTGTATACTGATTTCTTGTTTACGCTTGTGGTAAACCAATCTGATACCAACATCGCAGTCCATCACCGCCCCAGTGTTCATAGCAAGTGACGCGGTGCCCCTTGACTTTGAATACTTGTACGCTGACCGCTCGTTCTCCTGCAGGATTGCCAGAATAGGAATACTCGTTGTCTTGGCAATCTGTTTGATCTGTCTGTTAATGGCAGACAAGACCTTCCAATCAAGAGCGTTTGCGCTGGTGTTCACTCCAGGCAATTCGAGCATGTAGGACGAGTCCAACAGAACAAAGTGTGGTCGGTAGATATCCATCTTGCGACGAATCTCTGACGGCCCACCTGGAGACCCATCGGCCCTGTCACAGTCTGTGAAAATCAGTTCTCCCGGAAAATCGGGGGCACATGTTTCTTCAACCGACTGAAGCAGGTGTGTTTGTTCTGCTACAGAAAGAGACGCTGACTTTAGACGCGTGTAGTTGATCCCAGCGTTTATAGCCGTAATCCTTCTACGCATCTGGGGCCACGTCATCTCCTTACTGTAGATTAGGACGCGCCTTCCAGACGAGAACAGCTTAGCCGCGATGACTAACCCAAACCAAGTTTTCATCGACTTGGGCAAGGCCCACACCATGATGAAATCCCCAGGCTGTATCCCCTGAGTCGCGGCGTTTAACCGTGTCCAGGGCCAAGGCATTCCTGTTAGCCCTTGCGTGTCACCCGTTCTCCGTAGTTCCTCAATAGTCTCCTCAAGAGCTACTTTGGAAAATACGACGTCTTTTGAGTTGGTCGTCTTTTCTTGAAGACTCCCCACTGCGTCATAAAGCGTTGTCAGCGCTCCGAACGGGTCTTGCGCCGTTTCTTCTTGCCACGCACCAACCGCTTTTTCGCATTCCCTTTTGAGGTAACTCCCTTTGATTTTTTCACAGAGGTCTTGGATGTTCTCCAGGGCTCGTGGCAAATCTAAGCTTGGGAATTGCTCTGAAAGCGTTTGTTCGCTGGGGACGTGCCCGAAATTGTTTGGTCTTCGGTAATGTGCATCTATCGTTGAGAACAGAGACTTAGCCTCCATAGACCCAAGCGTCCTAAAATGCACTCCCTCCTTTAGGACAGACTCCCACGCTTTCGGCGGATTGTCTGCGCGAATAATACTAGATATTAACTGCAACTCCCAGTTTGCCATGCTCCCTCCTTAGATTTCCCTGGTAACTAGACTTTTTATCTGTTTGTTGATTCTTTCTTCATTGGCCTCTTCGGACTCTGCTACCCGGTTAAGAAAAGAGGATTCAATAGCGTCAATAAGGCTGTTTGCAGCCTCCTGGACCTCCTCGACAGTGCCAGCATCGTCCACGTCAACACTTCCACATGCCCAATCACCAATCCGGTACCCGACCTTTGCGGTTACCTTTGATTGGCTGGATGGGCCGTGGATGTATTTTGCGACGTGAACTTCGTAGCACACAATCGTGTCAATCTTCACGTTCTCTAATTTTTTCATTCTTCAAACCTGCCTTTGAACAAGCGCTCTTGTATGTCCGATACATGCCCAAGAAGAGCTTTTCCAAGGTGGTCTCGGGAACTCTCCCAAGCTAAGTCGTATGCCATTTCGTGACCGGTCCTGATTGAGTCCTCATCCTGATCACACCTAAGCGTTACAGAAGAAAACACCTCAACACCGTAGGGGACTTTATCCCACTGACCATCCCCGTATCTAACTGCGTCAGAGACTTTGGTAGCCACGGATGCGGTCACGGTTGCAGTGTCCCCATCCCCACTCACCAGGGAAGTAACTGGGACCTGTTCTTCGATTCTTTCAGCCATGTCTTTCTCCTCAAAGTTAGCGTCTTTCCATGATTTTCTAATGTGGACAGTGCGGGACGCATGAGCGCCCCGCACCTTGAAGCCTTTGCCCATCTAGCTCACCTTGATCTTGATCTCCGAGGGACCGTTGACTCTAGGTGTTCCAAGTACCTTTTCACGGAACTTGTTGACCTGATCAGCGTTAAACTGTCCAGAGATCAAGCCCTGCTCAATGGCCTTGTTGTTGATTTTTCCGATAACCCCGGGGGTAGTCAAAACCTCCATGGGGAGATCGTGAGCAGTGTAGTCCCAAGACTCGGGAGCCTTTTGTCGGGTAAAGGAACCAATAGTCAAAGAGTCGTTACCCTCTACGGATTTCAAAGCAGCTTTGGCTTCTTTGTGTAGAGCGTTGTACCGCTCGGCAAGGTCATAAAGAATATCGAAAGTCTTTTGGTGATCATCGATAAACTCAGCCACTGCGGTTCGCGCTTCTTCAAAACGGTTGCAGGCTTCCTCAGCCTTCTTTCTTGTACTTCTGTAGCTCATTTGTGTCCTCCTTAGACGTTGAACTGTTTTGCCACATCAAGGGCGTCCCTGATGTTTCCAATTGTCTTATTCCACATACCTCCGACGTTTTGTGACGGGTTGCGGAACAGTTGATTGATTGATGGCAGAACCATCATGGGAACCGGGTATTCAACCAAGTTTCCCTGTATGAAAGCTTCTGTCACCCTTCCACGCGCATCTGACAGCGATGTGGGCCTCGTCGTAACGCCCTTCATGGCGGCGCTCCCAAAGGCTAAGATGACGTGTGGCTCAATTATGTTTATCTCCGCATGCAAGCGTTCTTGGCAAGCGGATATCTCGCCCGTCTTTGGTGCGGGTAGCATTTCTATTCGCCCACGAGTTCTCGGGCTTAAGCTAGCGCTAGGGCAAGAGACGACGGGGGTGACCCACACGTAGCTTGGGTCTATCCCGGAGCGCTTGAAAAGCGATGAGAGAAACTTCCCCTCACCGCCATCAAGCGGGTTCCCCGTAACGGCTGCTCTTGGGCTTACGCGGTCAACTACCGCTACAATTTTAGTGTGTATTTTCCCCCGACCACTGATCATAACCTTTCGGTTCTTGTGGAGCGGGCACGCCGAGCAACCCCTGTATTCAAAGAGCACGGCGTCAATCTTCTCTTCCAATGCTCTTGTGTTTGAATCCATTTGCTAAAATCTTCCGGCGTAAGTTTCTACACATAGCCCCTGCTGGGCCAAATTTATAATCGTCGATTACAACTACAATTGGTTCCTTTTTGTTTGGGTATCGTCTTTCGATCCTACCCTTACCTTGCTGAAAAGAGCCCCAGGCCTTGAACGGCGTAGCAAAAACAAGCGTGTCTAGCGCGGAAACATCCAAACCCTCCCTGGCTATGCCGAAGGTCGCAAACGTTACGTTGCTATCACGAATTACTTTTGTGCGCATATCACCTGAGGTGTCCCCAGTGACAACACCGGCTGTATACCTTTCCATACAGTGAGTGTCGAGCAACTTTCGCAAAAGTATGTCGGGGTGGTCTTTACTGTGGGTAAGGACTAGGATTTTTCTTCCCTTCCCCAAAGCGTCGTATACGACTGAAAGGATTTCCCTGTTTCGGGTCCCAGACTTTGAGAAGTATGTGTACATTTTACCGGCAGAAAATTCCCCGGTAATATCACGAATTTCCGACGCGTCCTTTGGCATGGTTGTCCCAACCTTCTTAAAGAAGATCTTGGCCTCAAGGTCGCCAACGAGATCGCTATGGAATATTGGTCCAATATGCGAGTAGTAGACGTCCTCAAGACCATCTTCCCTTACGGGGGTTGCGGTCAATCCGTATCTATTACCGTAAAATAAAGGAGCCGTTTGGCTGAATGTGGACGCGGACAGGTGATGAACTTCATCAAAAATCACGGTCCCAAATCTAGCCCTGATCTCCTGGGGTACATCGTGCGCTCTTTTGGACAGCGTGTGTATCATTGCTAGTACCAGGGGCTTGTCCCATTCTTCTTTTGGGCCCTGCACGATGCCTATATCACTCTCCTGTATACCCAGGAACTCTAGCGCCCGTTCTTTCCATTGGTCCATTAGCCCAGAGTTGTTAACAATGACTATGGCTGGGTAGCCTCTTTCTGCTATCTTTTTTAGAGCGAGTACAGTTTTTCCCTTGCCACAGGCTAGGTTCAAAACCCCAAAAGATTGCTTTTTGAAGGCCTCCCAGGCGATTTTTTGATCTTTGTCTCTGGGGGTAATTCTATCCCCAAAATCAAACTTCTCAAGAGAATCACTGAGCGGAAGCTCCGTCCAGTGTCCTATTTTAGATTTCCACTCTTCTTCTGTAAAAAAGTGTCGAGCTATTACTACGTAATCCCCAACCTCCCTTGCGAGTGGATATGTATTAGTATCTCCTGTCCGTTCATTAACCGATACGATCTTTGCAGCGTTTATTAGCGCTGATTTGTTTGGGATGTCCTCAGAAGGTATCCACATCCAAGCCGAACGATATGATCCGGAAAGGGACTTGCCTGAATCGGACTCGGGAAAATAAACCTTGTCCGAGTTCTTCTTCTTGTTAGCCAAGTCAGTCCTCCAGTATTTTTGTTATGTTTTGTCGAATAAAGTATTCGATACTGTCCGTCCTTTTTCCGTCCAGGTTCTCAAAGAAGAGGTTAAGTAGCCGGTCTACCTTGTCGGCATCCACCTCAGTTTCAGTAATAAACTTCTTAAGTTCGGAATTTGCTGATGGTCCAAATGCCCGTTTTTTGGCTAGTTTTTTGTCGCTTCTCTCTTTGCAGACAGAGGCTATAATCTGCTTAGCCTCCTGATCCACATCGGGGTCCACGTTTAGCGCCACGAACATTTTCATTAGGCTTTGGTTGGAGGGAGCCGAACCGCCAGATTCATACAGGCGGACGGTTTCCCTACTCAGGCCACATTCGGTCGCGAACTGCCTAGAGGAGTACCCTCGCTCCGTTCGCATCCTTTGGAGCATGGCCCCAAAGTGGTTTACTTTTTCTCCCACAGCTACTCCTCATCATCATCGGATTCCCCGCCGTCTTGACAGCTATCTTTGTATACGACAAGATCTTCTTTGTCACAAGTTTCTTCCTGGTCAAGAAGGTGTTGATCTGAATCTTCTGGATTTGCGAGTTGCTTTGACGTGTTATTATTTCCTTGTGATCGGAGTTGATTGGAAATGGAAGACAGCATATCGGCTAAGCCGTCTATAGCTATCTCAAGGAAGTCTTTTCCTTGCGGGTCCTGTAACTCCTTTGGTACTTCTACTTTAATGGTATATCTATTATCATCAGTTGACATGTTCACTAGCCTCCGGGTTTGGTGTAATTGAGTGTGGGTAGCATGGTGCTTATACCAAAAAGCTAATAGCCCTTGTGGAGAACGGCATGACAGAATTTTCAGGTACATACGACCATTACGACGATAACGGCCTTTTGCTCCGAAAGGAGATGGGCGAGAAAGGGATTCCCCCTGTGATCAAGACCGCTGCTGATTTATCGAATCCAGCAACGAGGCATGAGGGGGATTACGCGGTTGTCGCGGAGACACAGCGGGGGGTTGCTTACAAGTATCCAGTATCAGATGCTGGAAACGCTGTAGCGTCTGCCGTATATTTTTCTGAGTACGGGCACAAACTCCCGCAAGAACTCAGAAAGACCGCAGCAGCAGCCATTAATGAAGCCCTCTCTGGTTTCGGGTTTACGCCCCCGGAGGACCTTACCAAGACAGCCTCGATGGAACTTGGTTACAGCGGAGAGGGGGACAACATGTCTCTTGAAAAGCTGTTTGGTGTTGGCGGCGAAGACGACCCAATGGAGGTTGTGGAAGACGCTTTTTCCAAGCTGAGCCCCCGTGGCAAGAGCCGATTGGCCATGCAGGTCAAGGAGGCCGGTCTGCTTGAGAACGCCCCGGAAGAGCTTTCTGACTACTTGTCGCGAGACATCCCCGGAGTTGGGCCTAACTTTGACACTGCTGTTGACACCCGGAAGCTTGTCCTCTTGGACGCAAACGCTTCGGAGGAGCTAGACGAGCTTCAAAAGACATCGCAGTCTAAGTTTCTTAACCCAGAAGCCGTTGCGGAAGAACTTTCCCTGTTTGACCAAAAGCACCAGATCACGCATTTGTATGATCGCGTAATAATCGATCCATGGAAAGCGGTTCACAGCGAGTCTGAAAAGACGGCTTCTTACGGGATTAAGATTGACGCTGACCAAATTAGTGATGCTGTTGACAGTTCTAAGGTTGTTGAAATCAACGGTAAAGAGTATACATCTGACGCAATTAATTCCTGGACCAACGATTCTGGGGCAGAAAAGCTGACCGACGCCTTTGGCGAAGAGTTCGCTAATGAATTCAAGGAAGACCCTGCGGTTGTTCTTGAGAGCCTCCCGGTTACTCACAGGAATGCAATAGCGCGGATGATTGATGATAACTGATAGCGCCACACAACCTGCCAGGGAACAGGAGCCGATTCGAGCGGCCTTTACAAACAAGGATATCCACCCGCTTGTTCTAAACCTGATCCTGGTCAAAGAATTTGGACCGGAGTATCTTTCTTGGGAACCTGAGACATGTTGGGTAGAAATATCTAAAACGTGGAACTCAACGGTTTCTGAGGTAAACAGGAACAAAATCCAAGCAGTTCGCACGTGCCACACTACGGACCAGCCGTACGAAAGATGGGAAGTGTTTGATTCTGTTTCACTGGGACTCCTTGGTGTGCCACCGAAATTCGACTTAATCCAGAAGCCGACTCCACACCGAGCGGCTTTTGCGTTAGAGGTGCTGTCCCAGATAAAAGAAAGCCGGAAGGTCTCAGATGAGGTGTATAGGTACGTATCTGCATGCATGCTGGACTACGGCATGGTTTTCGGCACCGGCCCTTTAAGTCCGTGCAATAAAATAATGGCTACGCTATTAGATCGGCATGGGAGGTCTCAGCAGGCCTCCGTTGGGGAAGCGATTCGAGAAAGCAAGCAGCCCACATTTGATGGAAATAGCGATAGCGACGTCCAGCTTATGAAAACTTTGTCTGTTAAAGACTTCCTTGAGGGCACGTCAAGGATGCTTCTCATACAGCTAAAGAAGCATCTTTCGTAGGGAGCGATTACTATGGCGTATGGAAATGACCGGTCGGGACGACACACTCTCGGGAGCAGATCTCGCGCAAAAACAATTGGGCGTCCCGAGTCTTTTTACCCCAGCCCATTCTTTGACGTAGCGCAGAATTATCTACCAAAGACCATCAAAGAGACCTTTGACTGGTGCCTGTACTACCAACTAACAAACCCACTCATCAGCGCCGTTACTAGCAAGCTGGCAACTTACCCAATCACTGACCTTATCTATGAGGATGACAATGAGGGTTTGGTTGAAATGTATCGGGACATGTTCGAGGGGCAGTTTTTGCTTCGGCAGTTCCTCATCGAAACAAACCTAGACAGGTACACTTACGGAAACGCTTTTGTGTCCGTCTCGTTCCCGTTCAAAAAGACCCTTAAGTGTAAGCACTGCAGCGCTACAAAGCCTGCCAAGGATATCAAGTACAAATGGAAGAACTTTAGATTCCACATCACGTGCGACAGTTGCCTCCAGAGCGGCGTAGCCGAGGTCAAGGACGAACACATAAAGTCCGCTAAGCAGATCAGGCTTATTCGTTGGAACCCTAAGAGTATTACCGTAAAATACAACGAAGTAACTGGAGCTAGTCAGTACTACTATTCGATGCCAAGGCACATGCGTAACGACATTATGCTTGGCAAGCCTTCAATGGTTGAGACCATCCCACAGGTTTTCATAGAGGCGCTCAGGAAAAAGAAGTCGATCCTCTTAGAAAGCTCCAAACTGTTCCACTGCAAGAGAGCCGCGATTTCCCGTGACCCGTCCGATAGTGGGTGGGGTGCTCCACTAATCCTTCCTGTTTTGAAAGACATATTTTTCTTGCAGGTTCTCAGAAAAGCACAAGAAGCCGTTGCCCTTGAGCATATTGTCCCCATGAGGGTGATGTTTCCCCAGGTAACCACTGACGGAAACAACCCCTACGCCCACGTCAATCTCCAGGACTGGCAGAACGAGGTTGTGGGTCAGATAAAAAAATGGCGGATGGACAATAACCACATACCGGTTATGCCCGTTCCTGTTGGCTATCAAATGATTGGTGGGCAGGGGAAGTCGCTCCTTCTCCATCAAGAACTGCGCGTATATAACGACCAAATAATTGCTGGCATGGGCGTCCCCACCGGGTTTTTCTATGGTGAGCAGCAGTACTCTGGCGCATCCGTCAACATGCGGGCGCTTGAAAATGAGTTTCTCGGGAACCGTCAGGACATGCTCAGGCTTGTAGAGTTTGTAAGAGATCGTGTCTGCGCGTTCTTAGACATGCCGAAAATGACGCTGAAGTTTAAGCCGTTCAAGATGGCTGACGATATTCAGAGAGCGTCGTTCGACATGAATTTGGCCAACGCCGGGATGATTAGTAGGCGCAGCTTCTTGGAGTCTCGTGACTTTAACTTTGACACTGAGCAGGAGCTTATTCACGAAGAAGGCAAGAAGCTCAATAGAGCCCAACGAGAAGGTATGATTTCCAACGCCGAGTCTCAGGGCGAAGCGATGCTTATCAATACCCGATACCAAATCCAGTCCCAAGAGCTTCAAATGGAAGCCCAGCAGCAGCAACAGGCCAGCGGGCTGATGCCACCACAGCAACCCGGCCAACCCGGCCAACAGGCTGGCCCGCCGCCAGGACCGCCTCAGGAGGGGGCTCCCCCGGAAGCAGCGCAGCAACCGGGGCAAGAGGGTGGTGCCCCGCCGCCCGAGCAGCAACAGGCAAGCGGTCAGCCGCCGCCTGAGCAAGGGGCACCACTTCCCCCAGAAGCGGGTGTAGACCAAAGCCCTGTCGGCGCAGGAAACACCGGGCAGATGGTTGACCTGTTTGCGCAAGCCAAGCGGCTTACGGCGCAGATAAAGAAAATGGCGGAAGTAGATAGATACCGGGCGCTGGCACAGTTACGTGCCAGCAATCCCGATATCTATATGCTTGTAAACAACGCTCTATCTGGTGCTGGCATAAAGACCATGCAGCAGTTACCCGAAAAGCTTCCTCCTAGGGCAAACCCAGACAGGGCACAAATTTAGCTATGTATTTTGAGTTGCTATCAGTATTGCGGACATCTCGTTGCATCTATCGCACCTACCTCTCTGGTAGAACGATGAAGGATGGTCCTCTTGTTTGATACAACGAGAACATACCCACGCAACGCAACCTGTATTCTCAATGAAGTGAATACATTCGCCGCAGTTTCTGGGTTCGTTACACCAGATCCCAGCAACATCACAGGCAATGGCTTTTGGTGCGCGGGTACTCATTTAGTTAACTACCTAGTTGCAGGGTACGAGTGCGCCATTAACGGCGTTCGCAAACTCCGCGCACGTACTCAAGTAAACGGTTTTCGTCACAGTTCTTGTGTAAATCCTACTAAGATTTTGTACAAGTTTCATATCGCTTCTCCTTTTTGTTTAGGGCAGTATTACCCATAATTCTTATACCTAATACGGAGGCCGGGTTAGCACGGAGGAATAAATGTCTAATATTCTAGATCCCCAGAGGGTGATGCAAGCCCTCGAAGACGGGACCGTAGAGCAAATAAGTAGCTTCTTCCCACTGGAAGGTAAGAAGCATGCCTTGGTCGCGAACAAGATCTACTCGGGCGGGGAAGTAGATTTAGATGATATTGCAAGCCAGAAGAATGCGAGACTCCGTGGCCGGACATGGGCACAGGGGCTGTATGGCGATTTCACCCTTGTTAACAAGGAAACCGGCAAGCCGGTTGACTCTGTAAAAAGGCTTAAAATAGCCAGCCTCCCTAAGATCACTAGGCGATACAGTTACATTGTTGATGGGACCGAGTACCAAGTAGACAACCAGTGGAGACTTAAGTCTGGCGTCTACACGAGAAGAAAGGCCAACGGGGAGCTTGAAAGCCAATTCAATCTAGCTGAGGGGCGCGGGTTCCGAATGGGCTTTGACCCAGCTAAGCGGCGATTCCTGGTTACCTACGGGTCCTCTAACGTGCAGCTTCTCCCAGTCCTTCAAGCCCTAGGCGTTTCAGACGAGAAGATTAGAAGCGTTTGGGGAGACACGCTGTACTCCAGAAGTATGGCGGATAAAAAGCGCGGGGAGGTCGTGAAGCTCGCAAAGGTTCTCTCGCGGGGCGCGACCCCGGCTAACGATTCTGAGGCGGCAGAGATTGTTAAAGCCTCTTACGGGGAAACCAAACTCCTCCCGGACACTACTAAGATAACGCTGGGAACATCGTTTTCAGCGGTTACGGGTGACGCGCTGCTTGCGACATCATCTAAATTATTAGGTGTTAATAAGGGCGAGCAGGAAGTCGATAACCGCGATTCGTTACGCTTCAAGGAACTTTGGTCGATCAATGACCACATCCCAGAACGAATTCAAAACTCACAGCGAAGAATTAAGTACAAGCTGGGCAATAACATCGATAGGAAAGACAGCGTCCGATCCATTATTACGTCTGACATCTTTAACATACCCATTAAGACTTTTTTCACGTCTACGAGCCTTTCGCAGCAGACATCGCAAGTAAACCCAGTAGACATGATGGGCGGGTTCCTTAGGACCACCATTATGGGACAGGGTGGGATTATGAGCGAGAACGCTGTGTCTGAAGACGCTAAGCTCATTGACTCCAGCTACCTTGGGTTCATAGACCCCGTACATACCCCAGAAGGAAAAAGGTCTGGGATAAGCGGTCACTTAGCTTTGGGTGTGGAGAAGCACGGCACAACCCCTAAGATTCAGGTATACGATGTTGCGGCAAAGAAGTTTGCCTCCAAGAGCCCGGGCGAGCTTGTGGGGAAGGCCGTAGCTTTCCCTGATCAGTATTCTTTTTCCGGCAAGGCCCCAAAAGCTCTTGAGGACATGATCACCGTCGTAAAAAAAGACGGTGGTGACCCGGAGAAGGTTCTCCCTTCTGAGGTTGATTTCATAGTCAAAACGCCCAAGCAGTTATTCTCCATAACTTCTAATCTTGTCCCGTTTCTACCGTCTGATCAAGCTAACCGCGCAGGGATGGCCACAAGACACCTTGAGCAAGCCATCTCCCTCAAAGACCGGGAAGAGCCACTGGTTCAGGTTACGTCTGGAAATCCCAGTGAGAAGTACGGCACCTGGGAAAAGATCGTGGGGTCCTTCACCAGCCACACAAGCCGCGTTTCCGGTACGGTGGAGACCGTTGGGAAGAACAAAGTTGTCATCAAGGCCGCCAACGGGGAAAAGCATGTGGTGCCCCTTTATGAGAACTTCCCCCTCAACGATAAAAAGGCATTCATATCGAGCACCCCAACTGTGGCCAAGGGCGACAAGGTAAAGGTCGGCCAATCCGTAGCCGACACTAACTTCACGAAGAACGGGACCCTAGCCATGGGCACAAATCTTCGTGTTGGGTATCTTCCGTATAAAGGGCTGGTTTTCGAGGACGGTATCGTAATCAGCGAAGGCGCTTCCAAGAAGCTGACCAGCGAGCATCTCCACAAGAATAGGGCATATGTAGAGAAGTCTATGGCCGTGGGCCTAAAGAAGTTTAGAGCGAACTTCCCGGGATACGTGACTGAAGAGAACGCCACAAAGCTTGACGAGGACGGGGTTATTAAAAAAGGTCAAAAAGTTGACCCCGGCGACGTATTAATGACGGTTTTACAGAAAACCGAGCCGTCAAAAGAGCAGATACTTCTTAAAGGCATCCATAAGTCACTCATAAGGCCGTACAAGAACAAGTCCGTTACGTGGGACAAACCGTATACTGGTGTTGTCACTGACGTGGTTCGTAATGGTCGGGAGATCGTTGCCTACGTCAAGACAGAAGAGTCTGCTGACGTTGGGGATAAGCTTACCGGTAGGCACGGCAATAAGGGCGTTATTACGGCGGTGATACCGGACGAGGAGATGCCTAAAGATGCCGAGGGCAACCCCATTCAACTTATTCTCAACCCCTCCGGTGTCCCAGGAAGGATCAACCTCGGGCAGGTTTTGGAGACCAGTCTCGGGAAAGTCGCTAAAAAGCGCGGAGAGCCCTATGCCGTTGAAAATTTCCAAGCTAACGACGGTAAGAAGATTGTTACCGTACGCGAGCATAAACGTAAGATTAAGACTACCGGCGGGGACACTAAAGAGATCACGGTTAAAGAGCATAAGCGTGAGCTTGGGTACCAGGAAAGAGTTAAACAGATTCTATCTGAAGAGGGTGTCTCTGAAACGACTGAACTGTTTGACCCTGAGACCGGTAAGAGTTTGGGGGAGGTGTTGGTTGGGCAACACTACACGCTGAAACTCATGCATCAGGTCGATAAGAAGCTCAGATCCCGGGCTCACGGCTACGGCCACGACTACGATGCTAACTTGGTGCCAAAGGGCGGAGGCACGTCAGGGGCTGCCCAGAGATTCGGTGAGCTAGGCCTGTATGCGATGCTTGCCCACGGCGCGACATCGAATATTCGAGAGGCGCTAACGTATAAAAGCGATAAGGCGCAAGACGAGGTCTGGACAGCTATTCAGACCGGATCGATTCTCCCCGCCCCAAAACCCTCCTTTGCGTACGAAAAATTCCTTGCTTACATGCAGGCCCTAGGCCTCAACGTAGAGAAGGAGGGTAACGGTTTAATTGTTAGCCCCCTTACGGATAAGCAGATCCGATCTGCCTCGAACGGAGAGATAAAGGACGGGAGTAAAGTAATCCGTGGAAAGGATTTAAAGCCTGAAAAGGACGGATTGTTTGACGAGACCATCACTGGCGGACCCGGGGGTAAGCACTGGTCTCACATCGCACTAGGGATGACCATCCCAAACCCGATGTTCGAAAAGTCAATTCGATCCCTTCTCGGAATAACCGGCAAAGAGTACGACAGCGTCGTAGCTGGCACGCACGGGTTTAATGAGAACCGTGAAATCGTTCCCGCTGGCGAGGGGGTAGCCTCCGGCCCAGAAGGCTTAGCCAAGGCTCTCGGGGGCGTGAACGTAGACAAGGATCTCGCAAGTGCGAAAACGGATATCAAAACAGCGAGAAGAAACAACCTCGATAAGCTCAACAAGAAAATTAAATATCTGTTGATGCTGAAGAAGAACGACCTGTCCCCAGAGGAGGCGTTCACTACATCCGCTGTGCCGGTCTTACCACCAGTATTCAGGCCAATTACAGCCATGGAGGGCGGTGACCTGAATATTGACGGCACAAACATGCTTTATCGGGACATCGCAATACTTAACCAGAAGGTGAAGGAATCAGCCGGAGTTCTTCCGGACGAGGCCATTGCGGCTCTCCGTGGCGACTTGTACGACGCAGTTGATGCGCTGATGGGAGTATCATCACCGTCCGAGTCGGCCACCACAATGGACGGGCAGACGCGACCTCCCGGCATTCTTACCATTCTTTCCGGAAGGCAGTCTCCCAAGCAGAGCTTCTTCCACAAGAGGATTCTGGACAGGAAACAAGACATCACCATGCGTTCGGTGATTGTCCCAAATATGGATCTTCATCTTGACGAGATTGGCTTACCCAAGAAGGGGGCCATGAAGATTTATAGACCGTTCGTGGTCAAAGAGCTTGTCCGAATGGGGTACACGCCACTTAAGGCCCGTGAGGAGATCGAGAAGAAATCACCTCTGGCCGACAGAGCATTAGAGGTTGCTGTCACTAAGAGGCCAGTGTTCTTTAAGCGCGACCCGGTGCTTCACAAGTTTGGGATAATGGCATTCAAGCCACGGCTTCATAACGAATCCTCTATCCACATTCACCCGCTTGTTACCGGCGGTTTCAACGCTGACTTTGACGGTGACACTATGGCGGTGTTTCTTCCGGTTTCCCAGGAGTCTATTGACGAGGCTTACAAACTCCTCCCATCAAAGAACCTGTTTAATCCGGCCACCGGGAAAGTTATGTATCAGCCCACGCTTGAGGGTCAGCTAGGGCTGTACCTACTCACGCAAATGGGTAAAAAAACGAACAAAGCTTTTGGGAGTGACAAGGAAGCAATAGAGGCGGCTAAGTCAGGAAAAACCTCGATGACCGATGTTGTTTCGGTCGGGGGAGTAAAGACAACTGCAGGGAGATTACTGTTTAATAACTCACTTCCTAAGAAGGTTAGATCAAACGATATCCTCTCAAACCCCGACATGGTCATGGGCAAGAAAAATCTGCAGAGCGTTCTCCGGGACGTTGCAACCAAAACCCCGGCTGAGTTCCAGGTGGCTGCGGACAAGATTAAGGACCTGGGGTTTGGTCATGCCTACAACATCGGGTTCTCTTTTGCTTTGGGGGACTTTGACGCCCTTAGAGACATGCGCACCAAGGCGATGAAGGCAGCAAAAGTTAAAGAAGCCGTAATCCGCAAGCAAGAGCGCATGAAGATGATCTCCTCGGAGGCGGCTGATAAGAAGGTCGTAGACCTGTACACGGCAGTGACCCAAGACATGTCCTCAGAGGCAAAGAAGGTCTTGGACAAGAAGGACAACAAGCTGAGGCTCATGGAAAAAGCTGGCGTTAAACCGGCGTGGGCCCAATTGCAGCAGATGCTAATCGGACCAATGCTGCTCGAAAACGCCAAAGGGAGGGTCATACCGGTACCGGTGGATCGGTCCTATTCAGAGGGCTTACGGTCTTCAGACTACTGGGTTGCGTCTTCCGGGGCGCGAAAAGGGCTTATCGAAAAAGTACAGTCCGTGCAAAAGCCCGGAGCGCTTAACAAGCAGTTGGCCAATACGATGATGTCCTATGTCATAACCGAAAATGACTGTGGAACGACAAAGGGCATCGCTTTAGATGCGGCAGACTCTGATCTTGTTGATCGGTTCACAGCCAAGCCCTTAAGCGCGAAGGGGCTCAAGATTTCAGCGAACACGGCGCTTACACCAGCGCTGGTCTCTAAGATCAAGAGCGCGAAGGTGTCTAAGATAGTCGTTAAGTCGCCGCTGAAATGTGAATCCAAGAAAGGTCTTTGCTCAAAGTGTTACGGAATACAGAGCAACGGACTTCCGATCTCAAAGGGGACAAACATTGGGATTATCGCTGGCACCGCTCTGGGGGAGCGCGGGACGCAGCTTTCAATGAAAACGTTCCACACCGGAGGGGTAGCAGGATCTTCCGGCGGGGTGGTCGGCGGAATCGACAGGATCAGCCAGTTGCTGAAGATGCCAGCTACGCTACCCAACGCTGCTGTTTTGTCACCGGTGTCGGCTACGGTGTCCAGTATCAAAGAGAGCCCCGTTGGCGGTTACGACCTAACAATCGGGAGCGAGGACATTTACGTCCCAGCCGGTAGAACCTTGAGTATATCCAAGGGGTCAAAGGTCAAAAAGGGGCAGAAGATCTCTAGCGGAATTATCGACCCTAGAGATCTGCTTGAGAAAACGAACGTAGACACAGTCCAGGCGTACATCGCGGACGAAATAAATAAGGTGTACAAAACAGAGGGGATAAAGCGGCGAAACATAGAGGTGGTAACTAAGGCGATCACCAACCTTGGGAGAGTCGTTAATCCTGGTGGATCAGACTTTATTCGCAATGATTATATATCTACGTCTTACGCGAATGCGTTAAACAGGTCTGGGAAGCTGAAAGAACCCATCGTTGTTGCGCCGACGCTTCGGGGCATAGAAACTCTTCCCCTTGACCAAACAACGGACTGGGTAGCGAGGCTTCAGTATAGAAAATTAAAAGAAACCTTTATACGAGCAGCAAACGAGGGCTGGGAATCTGATATCCATGGGGTTCATCCAACGCCCGGAATAGCTTATTCTGCTGAATTCGGGAAAGGCGAGGAGGGCCCCTACTAATGGGTGACGAACAATTCGAAGATACCTTTGCAAAGACCCCCGACCAATCTGACGGGCCCGCCAGCATACAACTGGCGCAGATAACTAGTGTGAACGTAAAAGAGTACACGGTGGACGTAATGACCACCTACACTCATAAGCCTCTCGTTGATATTCCGTTTTCCTCGCCTCTCTGCCACAGAGACCATCGCGGCGGGATGTACTTTATGCCAGAGGCGGAGGCGTACTGCTACGTATGCGAATGCCAGGACGGCACGGCCTTTGTACTGGGGTTCATAACGAACCCGGTAAACGTTACTCCGCAGGAGTTCGATGAGTTGGAAGGCGGCAAGGGGCTAGAGCTTATTGCCGAGGCTGCCGACATTGGACCAAGTTTCAAAGGGGCCCGCGCCCCAATGGAGCCGGGGGACATTTTCCTGGGTACCATTGATGGCAACAGTGTGGTCGTTAGGCGCGGTGGGATGGTTCAGATTGGGTCTACCTCTTTAGCCCAAAGGATTTATCTCCCCGTGGAGAACGTGATCAGGGATTATTTTCAGCGCTATCAGGCATATAGCCCAGTGGGGGAGATTGAGTGGGGGCACGCCATTCTCGTTGAAGGGGAGAAACCAACTCAGCAGGGCGGTTATCTTGCTAAAGAGTATTTGGACGATAATATCCCACCAGAAGTGCTTGAGGTGGCCGAAGAGACCCCCGTCCTGGTTAAGTACAACATCAAGGATTTGTGCCAAGAGGATGTAACAAAGGGGAAGTACACGGTTGAACTGAGGGTCGGAAGACTAACGGAAGATCAGCTTGACCCAGAGGAAGACCCAGAACACGTATTCGGGCAGGGTGACCACAAGGCTTCTGATGACGCCCGTGTAAAGAAACCAGTCAAGGCGGCAGACGGTGATAAGGGAATCTTGGATGAAAAAGACAAAACCAAGGGTGTCCTAAGCTTCACAATCTATCAGCACGATAAAGATACTGATGATAAAAAACGTGTCAGGTACGTCTTCCAACTAAGCCGTGATGGGGATAATCTCATCTTTACGCGTGGGAATATACACGTAGAAGTATCCCAAACGGTATATGCCAATATACGAGAAGGGGCAAAAATCGTATATGGTGATAAAGGTGGAAGCGGAGATTCGAAAGAAAACAAGCAGTCGGTAATTGAGTTATTACAGGATAATGACTTTAAGGCGTTCATTAAGAACATGGTTATAGAGTGCATGGAGGGTTACCACCTAATTTCCCCAAAGGAAGTTTATATAGAGGGGGAGGACGTAGTGCAGCTAGGAAAGAAAAATCAGGGGGGGACCGATCAGCAGGTCGTTTTGCTTGATGATTTAGCTACTTGGCTCACTACAAGCTTTTCCTGCATGACGGCTTGGGGCCCCAGTGGCCCTGTCATCACTGCGCCGACGCAAGCAGACATCGCTTCTAAAAGCGTTAAGGCCAAAAAGGGGTAACCATGCCATTAGCAAGCGCCGGTACATTGATGAAATCAGCCGTTAACGATAACGTAGTTGGTAAGCTTAAAGATGGCGATGAGGCCAATCCGAGTTACCATGCCGGTGATGAGTGGGCTACTGTTGCGGAGGCGTTCTTTAAGAACGGGATAAGCCCATCTTGGACTACGCACGATGCCGGTAAGGCCGCATTCTCTTCAACAATGGGCCCAGAGCTTCCGGCAGATCCGTCTTCTATGGCCATTTTCGGTGCCGCGTTTGTTGCTTATGCAGCCACTTGCGTAGCGAGCACTGCTCCGGGGGCCGGGTTTTCTGCCCCACCAGTTCCCCCTCCAGCGCCGCCGGTTTGGACAATGAGTCTGGACGCATCTGATTCTGCTGACACTATGGTAGACCAGTTGCTAACAGACTTGGTTACGTGGGCTCTCACTGGGATGCAAACACTGATACCACCAGCCGTGGGAACATCGCCCCCATGGTCATAAAGGCAAAGGAGTAGTCAGTGACTTCAACAACTGATAAATACGCTGTATTATTAAAACGGACTAAGAACCAAGCGACACAGGATTCTAAGTCGTAGGAGTTAAATCATGGAACTAATTAGAAAACTGCAAGGCCCTGTGTTTGAGAAGACCGCCGGTAAGTTCTTGCTTGGTGATAACCCGAACACGTACGCGAGCGAGCTTATCGCCCACCTGTATAAGCAGCACCCATATCTGGGGCAGTATCAGGTAAACATTTCGATCCAAGGGCAGGACCAGAGCATGGGATTCCTATACGGAGTCTTCTTGGTCAGCCAGTCCTCAGACGTGCCCCCTCCAGATGGGCAGCAGCAGATGGGGCAGGTCATCAGTCAGGGGCAGCCACAGGCGGACCCGAAGGAAAGTATCCGGGTTCCTATCATTGTGGAGAACAAGAGAGCGTACTCCTACGACGTTTTCATTACTCCAGACGGTAGATTCTTGCCGCTTAGTGAAGAGAGGATTGCTTCGGCAATGTTTGATTCTTCACCGTATTCAGCCGCCCCTCCACTTAAAGGCACGGCTGGCGGCCTAAGTTCCCCGTCCTCCCAAAACGTGAATCCGGACATACCAACTGGGGCAATGGGAGGCCCTGGTGGTGGAGTGTCCATGGACAAAGTGTCCTCCCTGGACTTCATTAGGATTTCAAGCGATAGCGTAAACGGGTTCCTTAACCGTATCGCGACCGACCAGACCCTGGTTGACGCCGCGTCCATTAACGAAAGTTTCGCTGGCGCTCTTTCTAAGCTCGCATCTGTTGGGCAAAGACCTGAGGATGCGGATGATGAGGTGTCAATTGATGACTTTGACGCAGCCGTAATCACCAAGGTGTCCGGCGGGTACAAGGTAAAAACCGCTGTCGCGGAAGGTAATCTTGGAAGCGAGTTCTTCATAGAGAACAAGCACGCAGAAACTATCCCAGTTGATTTGCGACAAGCCGTTGTTAAGCACGGATCAGTTTTATTAACCAGTAATACTGAGGAACTTTTGGGGGTTCTGCCGACATACGGGCTTGAGGCTGCTGAGTCCTCTGGTGTGTATTCGGTAATAAACAAGCACGGAAGCGCTCAGAGGGCCGCAGTTATTACCGATGTAATATCTATCGAAGGTAAGCCTCTGGACTTGAGCTTGGTTGTCGGAGAGTCTGGGGCGTCAGTTCAAGAGAAGGTCGCTGGCATCCAGTGTGGAGAGTTGGACTTTGAAGCCCTTGCCGGTGGAGAACCTTTTGGCGACGGTGTGTTTGTCTTCAAAACTGCGGGGGCTGTCTCTGAGCCTTTGGACATTAAGCACGCAGTCTTTAGCGGCGACAAGAACCCAGAGTACATTTGCGAGCACCCGCTGCGAGGCCGAGTTACCATTAAAACTGCTAATATTAAAAAGCCACTCCAGGAGACAGACACCTCTTTTCTGATCCCAAGCGACACCATCTTCGTGCCGCTTCAGTTTGGCGGTCGTTACGGCTCAGACGAGTACACCGTAGAGAAGATCGCCAGCAGAAAAGATGCCATCAACAAGGTCAAACTTGTGTCTGATGGATCAGAGTTTTCCTTCTCTGGTAAGCCTGTCGAGCACTTGGAGAAAAACGCTAATATGACAGCGGAAGAAGCGTTGCTTCGTATCGGGCTCTTGGGTGGAACGCCTGAGGGGGCGTTGATGAAGTTAGCAACCGCTGCTGGAGGCGAGGAGGTTACGTTTGTTCCAAGCCGAAGAATTATTAACGATCTTCCTGGCAGCGATGCTGATGAGGAGATTACTAGACTGGCGGAGGTTATTCGATTAGACCTCACGAAAGAGGCTGCTGCCCTCTCAGGGGCAGACACAGTGGATTCAGTATTATCGCTTAATTTTATTACCCCAGAGAATGTTCAGGGGTACATTGATGCACTACCAACTTTTGAGGAGTCTGCGTCGAAGCTTGCTGAGTTGCTCGTTGGGGTACGGCTCGGCTTATCTGATGTTCCTGAAGCGGCGGTATCCTCCGCTCTTCGAGGATTAGAGCGTGCGGTCCAAGGACTTAAGAAGCTCCAAATCAGGTCAAATGCGACGATGTAATAGCTATGAAGCAACCGAACGAATATTGGCTAAAATATATGCTAATGTTCTCGGGCCTGACCCTGGAGCAGATTGTCGAAATGGCAGTCATGTACGAGATGGTGCCGCCAGAAATAAACTACCTGACAGCACTTAGAGACAAGCTCCTAGAGACGCGCCCGACACCATTCCGCATGACCTCACCAGCCACCCGTGCGTGGGTGCGTAGGCAGAGGTTTATGTCGCTTGCCAAAGAAGAAAAGTACGCCGTAAAGGCAAGGGGTCTTCTTGGAGACACACGGGTTCGCCCAGTCATAGAGGCCTTAATTTTATCAGACATGCCTCATGACGAGGTGTCTTCATACACTAAGAATATCACGGGCACACATGTTTCCAAACGTGCACTAGAAATGTACCAGCACTACTTCTGGAATCGCGATTTACTATCGACCAGACAATGGTTCGCCTACCTGGAAACGCACCCGAAAAAAAGGGTTCTAAAGGCTTGTCACGCACAGGGACCAAAGTACGCTTTATGGAAGTCCGGGTTCCGCCCGGAGTTGGCGCAGCAGGAGGTTTTGAAGGGACTGTTCGACGAGTCGGCTATGCGGTTTTTCGAAACAACGGTTATGCCCAACAGTAAAGATACGGCCATGACCGCTAAGCTCTGGGCCGAGAACATATTCAGGGCTACGGAAGAGTTGAACAGGACGGGTGACGCTGTACAGCAGGTTGTAGACGGGCTTAGAGATATTGCAATCAAGCTCGGCAAGAGAGACATTTCCAGCATTCACGAGTTAGAGAGTCCGTCTCAAAACGACGACGACGAGGAGGAGGGCACTGATGTTCGGGAATGATTTCACCATACAGGCAATAATATTCAAACCGGCAAAAACCAACATCCCAGGGGTTCGATCCGAGTACTACTTAACCGATAATGGAATCAAGTTTCACCTGTGGGCGGAGCCTGAGTTCCCAGAAGATTTTGGGAAGTTGATTCTGAAGGCGTGGGCTAAGTTTCCGAAAGAAGCCATCATTGTAGAGTACGTTCCGGAGGTTAAAAGCTGGTACGCGGAGATTAAGGAAGTCGGTATCGGTTTAAGTGAAATGTTAATAGAGAGCCTGCTTAAAAAGATAGCGGCGGAGGTAGAAAAAGAGCATGGCTAAAAAACCAAAGAAGCAGAACCCTACCTACTTCAAAGCTCTTGCGGCTTCCGCCCCCGTATTCGGCGCTAAGGCCATCCTCGGTGATCTGCCCAAGGGTGCCCTGGAAAAAGCGATACAGTTGAAGATAACGAAGGGAACCAAGTTACCGGCGGGCCTCAAAGAAGGCTTTAAGGGTAGAGGTCTTGGGAGAGCTTTGGGTGCTGGGACTGGCGTCCTAACGGCACCTATTTATCTTCGCGGCCTGCAGCTTCTCGGATCTAATAAGGCCTCAGACAAGAAGAAGGGGATGGGGCTCATAGCCGGAACCACCGGCGTGTACCAGCTTCAGAAGGGCCTCAATGAGGGGCTATTCGAGCATGCGCAAAAGGGGATGTTTAAGCGTGATGCAGCGTGGCGAGGGTTGGGTTTAGGGCTTGGGAGATTATCCTATAAAGTTCCGGCTGCACTCATCATGGCTAATGCCATAGCCAAGGGCCAAAAGAAGGGCAAAAAGAAGAAGAACCTTGCAAGTATCGCAGCCATTGGTGCTGCGTCTGGGGCGGGTAGCCGAGTCGGGGATGTAATCAGCGACAAGGTGTGGATGCGAGCAACTCAAGGTAACAAAATTAATCTTAACAAAGCGCTGGGCAGAAAGCTTCTTGGCGCTGGTGCTGGCGGCGCTGCGGGTGGGCTCCTTGGTGGACTGATTCTGTCTAAGGCAATCTCCATGGCCAAGGACTCACTTAAATAATAGGACGGACAAAATGGATACTAAAGAAAACCAAAAGAAAACGCTTGTCAAAGCGCTTATGAATAAGCTGAGCGCGATGGAGATGCCGGGGAACCAGATGGGCGGCAAGCCTGCGCCGAACACCGGCTTATTAAAGGCGGACCCCAAGATTCAGGCTGCCGTGGCCGAGGCCAAAAAGATGAATAAGGGCAATTTGGCGACCGGTATAAAAGCCGTAGCAGCCAAAAACCAAAAACCGGCCAATCCTGGCGGGCCGATGGGCGGCCCACCACCAAACGTACAAGCGGCACCGCCTGCCGACGCCACCACGCCCCCACCTCTCCCTGCGCAGCAGCCGCCCAACCAAGTAGCTGCCCCAGTCAAGAAATCACCCGTTGCGTTGGCTGCTGGCGCAGCCCAACCTGCCCCGCCGACCGAGGACCAGAGGAAAGAACAGGCCAAAACTGAGCATACGCAAAGAGCCTTGGTTGCGAACAATTCGGTAGCCCCCGCTCCGCCGCCCCAGGATATGCAGCAGGTTGCACTGAAGAGACAGAAGGCTACTAAGAAGGGCGGGTCTTTTCAGGCGAGACTAGACAGGGCTCGCGCCCGGGCTGCTCAAGGCACGGAGACGGCGTAATGAGTCTGGGTGACTATCTCCTAAAGTCCGCAGCAGCGGAAAAAACGGAAGGAAAGAAGCCGCATGGCACCGGCATACCTTCTATGAAGGAGTGGTTCGCCCCATACCCACACCAAAAAAGAGCCATCGATAGGATGTTCGCCAACAAAGGCAAGATCATCCTTGCCCACGAGATGGGTACAGGTAAAACCGCTGCATCCATCTACGGGTTTGAGCGGCTACGGCATGAAGGAAAAGCGAAAAGAGCGCTAGTTGTTGTTCCGTCAGGCCTTCGGGCCAACTTCGCTGAAGGCGGCGTACAGAAGTTTACGACAAGCTCTGTACAGGTCATCGGGTCACAATCCGAGGTCTCTAAAAAATCTGGCTATGTCCGCCCAGGAAACGAAGCCCAGACCGACTACACAATCGTAAGCTACGCCCAGTTCCGTAGAGACCCTGAGGGGTTTATGCAGAGAACCGGGTCGGACACCCTCATACTCGATGAGTTCCACAAGACAAGAAACGAGAAAGCGGCAACGTTCAAAGCCGCCCTCGCTGCCAGAAGGTACGCACATAACTTCATGGGCCTGACGGCATCATTGATTAACAATAACCCCGGAGAGGTCGCATCACTGATGACCATCTCTGAGAAGAACCGTAGCTTATCCCCCGCTGAGTTCAGGAAAAGATTTACGAAGACCATCGGATACACCAAGGGGTTTGGTGGCGGATCGAAGAAGATTAAGGGGTACAAAAACGTAGAAGAGCTAAAGGCTCGGACGCAGCCGAAGATAGATCACGTACGCACGCAGGACCTTAAGGGCAAAACAATGCCTCGGAAAGACGTCCAAAACGTAGACGTGGAGATGTCTCCCAAGCAGTACCAGCTTTACCAGCTTGCGTTAGATAGGCTTGGTCCGCTCAAGGAGCGTGTGCTCCGAAGCGACCCAAACGTGTCAGTCAGGGAAGCCGAGTTCCTGTTCGCCCAGATTTCTGCGGCCAGACAGGTTGCTAACTCGATGCACACTGCCAGGAAGGACATTACCCCGAAAAGGTCGGCAAAGATTACCCCCAAGGTCCACAGACTACTTGAGGACACCCAAAAGCACCTGGGTGAGAAAACCGACAACAAGGTTGTGCTTTACTCGAACCTGATCAGGGGCGGGGTTGACGTTCTGTCGGCTGGGCTGAAAGATCGCGGCATTGATCATGCAGTGTTCGTCGGAAAAGGCAGAGAGATTGGTGGGAAGAAGATTACTTCCATCCTAAGGCAGCAGGGTGTTAGCGATTACAAGGAAGGCAAGAAACGGGTTATCGTCCTTAGTGGGGCAGGGGCCGAGGGGCTGGACCTAAAAAACTCTACGGCGTTCTACGCCCTAGATGGCCACTTTAACCCACAAAAAGTTCTTCAAGCAGAAGGCAGAGCCAGAAGGCTTGGCGGACAATCCCACAGGCCTGAGACAGAAAGAGCCGTTGATGTTAGACGCTATCGAAGCACGGTCCCAGAAGAATCTAAGCCTGGGGTTATAGGCAGGTTCTTCGGCAAAAAAACCCCGAAAACCACAGACCAGTGGATGTCTGATGTGGCCGGGAGAAAGTATAGGGAACAGGAGCAGTTCTATAAGGCTTTCCGGGAGCCGCCGAAACACATTTATAAGTACAGAGATAAGAACGGGAGGGTTCGTTATGTTTACCCCAAGAAGCCAAAAGGGCAGAAAAGCAAACCTGGAATTTTCTCCAGACTTTTCTCCAGAAAGCCCTCCATCCCAACTCCTGAACAAGTTGGGCGTACGACAGGTACCCAGCTTGCGCTTAGCTCAAGACCACCAACGGTGTCTTGATTGTGTGCAGTTTGTTTATGCCGCTGGTCGTTCCCATAAGGGTGATGGGGAATGTTCTCTACACCGCACACCGGTTCGGGAAGACTTTACGTGCGATTCCTGGAAAGCGGTCAGCGATGACGAAGAGTGATTACAACAGTACCGGCCTTCTTATTGACCGAGATCTTGGCGCGTGGGATGAAATCTTTGACTAATTGTATTACCAATTGTTTATTATGCTGTGATATTGGTGGCCACAGCTTTAGCACGTAGGTGTTCTCGTCTGTATGAGTGTATTCGATAAAATCATTACCGACCGCTCTAGACAACGAGCCCGCAAACTTATGGATGGTTTCCTTGGCAATGTCGCTCCCGTATGAAATAGCAGAGGATAACCCCGAACGGTCCTCACTGTTCCCTTCAGAATTTGTTGGGTCCTTTTTCAGAATTCCCTCCTTGGGCGAGCTTGAGCGGTTTTCGTTTAAGGGCAGGCGCTACCTCGTGCCCATATATGACACCCCAGCACAGAGGCTACTGCTTCAGTGTGGTCGTCAGGTTGAGAAGAGTACAACTCTTGGAAATATTATACTAACATATTCTTTGTTACGTAGGCACTTCAGGTCTCTGTTTGTGAGTCCCACACAGCAGCAGACTGAGACATTCTCCCGCGACAGAATCGCCACGCCTACTGAACTATCGGATACTCTGAAAGCATTTACGCGTGGTGATGGGACCAAAGACAACGTGCTTTACAAAAAGTACGTAACTGGGTCCGACATCACTCTCCGGTACGCCTTTCTTCATGCTGACCGTGTTCGTGGTATTTCGGCAGATATGCTTCTTCTGGATGAGATCCAGGATATTTTGACCGACGTTATCCCTGTTATCGAGGAAGCGCTGTCCCACTCCCCGTTTAAGATACTTAGGTACTCAGGGACGCCCAAGAGTTTAGACAATACGATTAGTTACTACTGGAACCAGTTCTCTACCCAGAATGAATGGGTCATCCCGTGCGAGAGATGTAATAAGTGGAACATGATCGGTGAGAACAACATTGGGGACCACGGGCTTATTTGCGAGAAGTGCGGGAAGGGTATCTCGGCTGATCACCCAAAAGCGCGGTGGGCATCCATGCGATCACCGGCGTGGCTAAGAAATCCGCCGGTCAAGGAGCCATTCGAGGGGTATAGAATACCCCAGGTCATAGCTCCATGGGTTAACTGGGGCGATATTCTTGATAAGCGGAAGCGCTATACGAGGGCCCAGTTTTTCAACGAAGTTCTCGGCCTTGGTTATGACTCTGGGGAGAAACCCATAACCAGGGAGTTGCTCATAGATCACTGTTCCAACGAGCGTAATGACCTTGAAACAGCAGTGAAAATCAGTTCCCGTGGAACCGGGAGTTGCTGCATCGGGATTGACTGGGGGACCGGCGAGAATACGTACACCGTCTTAACGGTTGGTAAGTACTTCGCTAATAAGTTCAGGTTTATCTATTTTAAACGATTTGAGGGGCCTGAAGCTGAGCCCGAGCCCATGATGAACAAGATCATCAACCTTGTGCACACATTTAAGGCGGAGTGTGTTGGGGTTGACTACGGCGGAGGTTTTGACAGGAACGACAAGTTGATACGAACGCTGGGGCTGACACGTATCGCAAGATATCAGTATGTAAATACACGACGTATATACTTCGACAAAACGCTCGCACGGTTTATGGTTAATAGGACGGAGGCACTGATGGCGGTCATTAATGCCCTCAACCGGAAAGATACATTTCAACTTCCTAGTTGGGAGTCTTTCGAGACACCCTACGCAAGCGACCTTCTTTCAGTATTTACTGAGTACAACGAGGCACGAAGAACGACTATTGTTAATAAGACACCGGGCACAACGGACGATACATTGCATGCAATGACTTACTGTTTTCTGGCGTCTATGATAAAGCACCCAAGACCTGATATTATAGCCCCGAGTGGAGACAGAGACTAAATGTTCGCTAAACACGCCAAACTCAAATCTTTGCTAAAAGCAAAGCTACGTGAGGCGGGGCTTTTGAAAAAGCTCCGGGCGGGGGAACTGAAGTTCCCGGACGCTAGTAGTAAGTCTACGCTTTTCGCTGTCCCGGACTCCCTAAAAAATGTTCGAGGCCTTACTCCAGATGACTTAGCTAAGATCAAAAAGCATCATTACGGGAGGGCGGCTGCCAGGAACCCAGATAAAGGTTTTGCTGGAGCAGTAAGTGAACTTGGGGAAAAGGGTGTTATATCAGAGGGTGATATGATTCGATTAATAAACGAACACCCGCACTGGGCAAATCTTGCTCAGGGGCTTCAGGCCAAAGGTCTTCCAACTAAATCCTTAGGCGTTACCGCTAAGGATATGAAGGATCATGGCCCTGGCGTCAGTGCCTTTGGTGAGGTGGTCACGAGAGATCTTGTAAAAGGCCTTGGCGATGCCCTGAAACCAATAAGGGGCAAGTTGCAGGGCAAAAAGATAAATATCAACATCCGGAGCGCCGGAGAGCCGCACCTACGGGTAGTTAAATAGAAGGGGTAAATCATGGATTTTGTTCAGTATCTGTCTTCAAAGGAAGACGCAGGCGTGTCTCCCGAAAGCCTAAGACAGCTTGGTAGTAGAGCCGCCGCTAGGTTTGTTCAGGAGAAGACACCCCTCAACACGTCTATTTCAGAAATGGCCAAAGAGGCCTCACTGAATCTTGAGCAGGTACGGCGCGTTGCTGAGTACGCTAATAACGCTACGTTTGCACACCTGTTTAAGAATGGGTATGAGAAGAACATTACGTTTCCTATGGCAGACGCTGCTGCGGTTATGCAGGAAAAGGATTCTTCTGTTGTGAAGACCGCGACCGCCGATGCGCGACGACTGCTCACTGGGAAATATATCCCCGGGCAAGAGTACGTTAGCATTGACGATGCTTTTGGAGTATCCGAGGATATGGAAAAGGCAGCGGGCCTGTCTGAAACGGAACGTCATGTGAAAGCATTAGAGTTTTTAGACCTAAAAAGGGAGTCTGATAGGCTGGACAGCGAAATAAAGCTCGCTGCCGATGAGTTCGCGCTCAAGCTTCACAATCTTAAAGATTTGTGCAAGGAGGCGTCCAATAGTGGCTTCACCCCAAGTACTATTGGCGCGGCAATTGAGGCGGCACACCCCTCCGATGGTCTCCTCGCTGTCATCAAAACTGACTTCGAGGATGCGGTTTCGTTCGGGCATATGGACAAGCTTGCCTTTGGCGGCATGGCCGTTATGCCCGGAAATCCCGTAACAGGTCTCACGCAAGATCTAGAAGGCGTTAGCGGTAAATTAGTTACTGCCCAGCAAGCAATGCACAGAGTTCAAATGGCTATGACCGAGCTACTCGGAATCTTACGCGGGCCTGCCCCAGGAAGCGAGATGGCCAACACAGTCTTCAACCCAGGCGGAATGGGCTCTCAGCCCGCACCTCCCCCCGGGGCTCCGGTTGGTCCGCCGGGAACGGCTCCTTCCCAAGCAGCCCCTCCCCAGTCTCCCGCTTCAGCCGGAGCCCCTCCTTCACCCGAAGCGCCCGCAGTGCCACAGGGCCAAGCGGGTCTGGGTCAGTTATTTGGGGGTAATAAATGATCGATCCCGGTCGAAAAATCATTCTCTTAGAGCGGCTTGAGAAGCATGCCGCCGCTGGAGACACCTGGGACAACCTTCTATCTTCTATTAAGGGTGGAGTTAACCGGGCTAAGAATGCACCAATCCTTGGCGGCGCTTCAGCAAAAGCTATGTATGACAGAGCAGGGCAAGCTGCTTGGTCTGGGCCGTCTAAAACGCTTGCTTACCCTTTTAAATCAGGTACCGAGCGAGTCAAGGAGCTTCTTCTCGGGGAGAAAGCCACGTCTGGCCCCCACAAAGGGAAAAGACTCCAGCCTGTTCCTGGAGGTCCTAGCGGGTACCACGGCGGACTTAAGGTAATCGAAAAAGCTGAGTATGACGCAATCAAGGGCGGAACAAAGGCTGGTGAGGTTACGGCAAGTAAGATCGGTGGGAAGACCTTTTACTTCAAACGTAAGTTTAGGCCGGGTGGCTTAGCCGGTGTAGTTATGCGTCACCCTGGGAAATCTGCTCTTGGGGCTCTTGCCCTGTACTGGTTATCTAAGAAAGATAACCGACAAGCTGCTGGACAGGCTGCTCAAGGGATGCTCCCAAAGATGCCTAGCGGCCCAACAGAGGACGCCCAGAAAGAGTGGTCGCAGCAACTGTCTTACAAGAATCCTCTGTCAGCACAAGCGTGGGGGAGCTAATGGACAACGAAACCAGACAATATCTTTTGGAAAAGCTTGGCGCGGCTCTCGCCGCCAAGGAGGTAGAAATGGACAAGGAAGCCAAGTTTAGTCTTATGAAGGCGCTTAAGAACTCTGGTATCGCCCGCATGTATCGTGGGGCGCTCGGACCACCGAACAGCAGCGTAAGAGAGGGCTTAAAGAAGGCTCTCGTTTGGGGAACGGGAGCGGCTGGGCTCACCGCTGGTATTCGCGGCATGGACCATGCGATTGATTCCGTTCGGACACCCATGCATAAGAAGAAGGCCTTCAATGACATGATGGATGACAATCCGAAGCTTAAGAAAGAAAACCCGAAAGACGTAGCAAGAATTTTTAATACCCTGCACACCTTTAATCCGGTCATGGCTGGCGACCCGTTGGTGGCCGGGTCTTTCATGCGAAGAGCGCTTCAGTTCAAAGAAGAAGGGTTACAGCCGGTAGACGTCAAGACCTTGGCAGAGGTTCGGAAGCTACACAGTGACGGGAAGCGTAAAGAAACCCTTCTTCAGTCTATGTTTGGTTCTAGCCTGCCAGGGTAAAAGAAGACATGAGTGATGGTCGTAAAAAGAACAATTTTAGTGAGTCTAGGGCTGCCGAGTTTTTGGCGTCCACGCCGGGGAAGGGTCTGTCCGCAGCCGCCTTCTCTGCGGCCTCGCTGTTCGCTTTACGAAAGATTCTTCGTACAAGAAGCATCAATAAGCGTCTTCCAAAGATTTTCAAAGATCCTAAGGGAGAAATCAGAGGTCTTTCTAACAAAGATACAGCGAGCGCAGCGGCTTTTTCTGGCGGGCTTGGAGCTTTGTTTGCTGAACCGGATAAGTCTACTTACGCAAACAATCTACATAAACGACTTCTTTCGGGCGGGAAGCTCAGTAAATCTGAAAAGAAATACATTGTCGGAGACCTCAGACCCCGAAGGAAGAAAAAGTCCAAAACTGGGTTTGGGGACGTATATTGGTCACCCTCAAAATGGGGCGCTGCAAGTGCGGCCTTTTCCGGGCTTGGCGAGCTTGCTTCCAAAAAAGATGGGGCAAAAGGGTTTGCGTTTACTCCTAGGAAGGCTGGCGCAGCGGCGCTATTATCCTTCCCCACTATGTATGGGGAGGGTAAGTTGAGAAAAGCGATACAGACTAGGGCGCTATCTAGCAGGCTTAGCAAGGGGAAAGACCTTCTACCGGCGGAGCTTAGTCTTCTCAAAACAATGAGAAAGATTAAGGCAGAGGGTGGGAAATAATGCTTAAGCTTCTTACATTCCCGGGATCAGACGATGACGGAAACATCTTCGTCCAAGCTATCAAGCCTTCCGACGATCTCACGAAGGTCGCAGACGGAAGCCTTTCCCCTGAGATATCTAACTATATAGGGACGTTATCGAGTAGCCCGTCTTGCCTGTTTATTCTTGTCAACGCCCTTGGCGCTGGGGAGTATTATGGCAGTAATATTAACGGTGATTACTTCGAGGAGTCTGAACTGAGCCCTAAGGTTCCTACAGACCTAGCCGGGTACAAGACATTTTCTAACGCTGGTATTTACCGACACCACAAGAACAAAGACATCACCAAGTCTATGGGCAAGGTGGTGTTCTCTAATTACAACCCAGTTATGCACAGGGTTGAGTTAATCATCCGCATGGACAGGGAAAAGGCTGAGCAAGAGGGCCATGGGGACTTGGTTCGCCGCCTTGATGCCGGAGAGAGCCCAGCGGTTAGCATGGGGTGCAAGGTTAAATATGACGTGTGCTCGATCTGTGGGCATAAATCTAAAACCAGGGCAGACTACTGCGTCCACACAAAGACCATGATGGGGAAGGTGTTCCCGGACGGTCGCAAAGTCTTTGTATATAACCCAAGACCCCGGTTTTTTGACCTTAGCTTTGTTGTTATCGGGGCTGATAGGACTAGCTACGCCATGGCAAAGGTGGCTTCTGTCTTGGGCGGCTCCTCTGCCTACGCTGCTGAAGTAGAGAACTTGCGCGACGGGGATACACTAAGCCGTCTTAAAGAGAAGCTGGCTAAGAAACAAAAAGTCTCGCAGATCCTGAAACAGGTCCCTGCAATGTCTGCTAAGGTTCTTCCGCCTATAACGAATTCGGAGCCTAGCCTTGGGTGTTCTTGCCTTAATAGGCTTGGGGGTCATCCGGTATCAAAAGTTTTAACAACCTCTGCCTCTAGTGGGATTGTATTGAAGCCCCAGGAGTTCCAGAGAATCATTCTGGTCCGAATGGGACACAGGCCACTGGCCGACAAACTTGACAGCATGGGGCAAATTTTTCCAGAATCGCCGCACGTTGATCGAAGTATTGTTTTGGGCAGGCCACATGATCATTCGCACCGAATCAGAGATTTGTTAATGAATATTCTCCAACAAAGGAGTATGTTCAGCCCGGTATTGCGGAAACGCATTATTGTTATTAAGAGAATGGGGCCTTCTACAGAGGGTCACCCCCAGCATATGCTAGGGATGCGGAAATTAAGTGGCATTAATGATACCAATCTATCAAGTGGGGAAAAGGCTCTTCTTAATAAGATCGGTGCAAGTTACAATGGTTACCGCGAACAACTATTAGAGAAAATAGGCTCTATAGTTGATAATATAACGAGAGGTGATATAAAATTGCTTTCTGCAATAGACAATGGCACAGGGTTAGAAGACGCGTTTACCGGAGGGAAAATGACTAAAGAAGCATCGCTGCCGTTTGCTTTGTTAGGCGTTCTCCCCATGGCGTATCTTTACGGGGCCCACGCAAGAAAACAGCGAGGTCGCGGCGAACCCCTTAGTGCTCTTGATAAATTTGTAGAAAAACATCCGGTTTTGGCATCATCTGTCTTCCTTGGGCTAACTCGCATGGGCGCAAAAATGCAATCTGCGGGGTTGTTCAAAAAGGGACTGGAGAAACTCCTTGCCAAAATCGACTAATCGCCATGCGGTATTTAGGTTGTATATCGACCGAAGATGGTGCCCCGGCAGGACCGTGTTAAACGTTAACAACAAAATCCCTTAAGGAGGGTAAAGCGATGAATGAACTTCTAGCACAGGCCTACGGTACAGCCGACAATATCCAGAAGAACTCTGGCGTAGAGAAGACTGCTGAGGCCGCACTACTTGAAGAGCTTGAGAAAATTGCCAGCGCTGAGGGCATTGATCTCAACGAATTTGATGACAATGACATCATGGAAATCATTGGCGAGGCACTCGGTGAAACCGAGAAAGTCGCGTCTGTGGAGACCGAGGAAGATGTCGCGGATGAGGGCGAGGCCAAGCTGGCCGAGGCCGACTTCCTTGGCCGGACCATGGCTCATTCTTTTTATGATGAGCTTACGTCCATCCAGCACGTCGGTGGTACCGAAAAGACTGCAACTGGTCGTCCCAGTGATGCTTTCTTGAAGGTTGCCGCAGGCGCGGAGACCGTCACCGAAGAGACCGAGAATGTCGATCCCGAGATGCTGAAGGCGTTTGAGGACGCTTCTATGGCTCGTGCGACCGAGATTATCGACTATCTCGACAGTGGCGAGGTTAAGCAGTCTTCCGCAGCGTACGATGATGAGGAGCTTGATGCTGCCGTCACCCAGCGTGCCGGAGAGCTTCTCAGCGAGGCTGGCTACGACGTAGAGGCTATTTCTGCGGCACTTATGGGTGAGTAATTACTGTGTCTAATTCGGGTAAACCATCAAAAGAGAGACTTGAACGGCTTAAAGAAGTGTTCCGCAAAGCCCAGGAAGAGGGGGAAGATTCCCTGAAAACTGGATCTAAGGAACTCAGAAATAATCCTGACAAGGCTGCCTTGTTTACCCTATTAGCTGGTAATATAATCCATAGGAGCAAGTCGCAGGAGCGATAACAAGAGACAACCCCCGCCCGGGGCAACTCGGGTGGGGTTAGTCCCCAGGAGAAAAGCAAATATGTCATCTTTAGACACACTAATACAGAAGCTTGCTGGGGCTGCCTCTTCCGCTTCCACGTCCGAACCTTCTTCGGCGCACACGACTAGCACGGAAGCGACGCTAACAGACCCCGTATACGTAGAGAAATTGGCCTCTGCCGTTGATTTCATTATTGATACGTGGGGAGGTGAGCCGGAAGAGGTTGGGACCCAAACTCGACCAGAGCTAGTAGAAACCAAAACCGCACAGGTAGAAGAGCCAGTTGCGGAGGCGGTTGAAATAGAATCTGTTAACCAGATTTCAGATCTTTTGAAAAACAAGCTTCAAACAAAGCTGGCCTCTAAAAGAGAGGCAGAGAGTGCTGCGATTGAAGCGCGTGGATCTCAAATCGCTGAAGGCGTTTTGAGTAAACTCCTCGAATTGAGGAGTGACGTAGCTGATTTGACTAAGGAGATTCCTGAGTCCTCGGAAGAGGACGATGATGTAATCTCCCAAAGTTTTTATTCAGGTAGTAGCAATGAAGAAGAAAAGTCTGACTCAAATGAGGCAGACGGCGAAGCAGCGATCAAGGCAGCAGCCGCAGATCAAAGCTTAGCTGATGTGCTGAATGCAGCACTAGGTACTGACGAACAGTCCGATGAGAGCGTCCAAGAGGACGTGAAGACCGCTGGGGTTCGTGGTAGCGAGGGGTCTTCTAAGACCCGCAAGGCGGCTACTCATCTTCTAAAGCAGAAGTTGTTAGCCAAAACAGGTGAGGAGGCACAATCATGAGCACACTAACCAAAGAATCAACCCAAGAGGTGTTATCCCAAGTACCAACCGCTCTTAGAGCGCTGGTCGAGGAGAACACTAAGCTTGCCTCTGCTATTGCAGAGTATGAGCGTCGGGATAAAGCGGAGGAAATTGTCTCAATGATGGATGCCCGTGGTTTCTCAGACCGAGCAACTCCTTTTAAGAAGAAGGTGGCAGCCCTGTTAGCTTCTAAGAAGGATCTGTCTGTAGTTAAGGAAGCCCTGGCCCTATCCGCACCTGATCTGTCCTTTGCATCTCTATCCGACGTGCCGGATTCTAATGATGCAACATCCGCCTTCGAGAACTTTCTTCTCGAAGATTAACTAGAAACTGGAGGAAAGAAAAATGGCATTACAACCATTACAAGCCACCAGACGGCGGAGTGTTAGCCCTACCACGACTACCCTTAACATGCTTGTTGAGGATATCGACTGTAGTGCTTTTGCTACTGCGCCTGAAGATGGCCAATTCATTGTCGCCGTTTCCAAGACTGGAAACGATGGCACTGGTGAAACGATCAGCTCCGATGATGCAAGTTCCACCACCCCCGGAGGCCACGGTCTCTGCATGGTGTGGGGTTCTGCTCAGCGTTCTGATCGTCAAGCCCGTGGCGACGCCCGTGTTCCCGTAATCCGTAAGGGTGGGGGACGTTTTCGTACTAAGTGCTTTTTGCACGATGATGACGATGGCACCTTAGCAACTAATTACGCCGAGGGTGCGCCCTTGACTGTTGCTCAGCCCGCCGCTGCAAGCCCTCTTCAGGGGTCTGCTGATCGTCTGTTGCTTTGTCCCGCTGGGGCAAACTTCACTGGCCTGAACGGTACTACTCACACAGCCGCTGATGGCGCTGGTGATAACTGCTGGATTGTCGGATACGTCATTCGTGTAATCACTGACTCTACTGTCTCCGGAACCGGAGAGATTGAGTTTTACTTGTACGACCAACCCCGACTCACCCGGATTGACGGCTAAAGGAGGATAAAGATATGTCTAGTGTACCATCTGAAGTCCTCAACGAGCTTTTTGTTAGTAAGCTCGATTCTGAGGCCGGAAAAGAAAAGATTGCTGCCCTTGGTGGCGATTACATCCGTGACCGTTTACGTGAGGAGAGTTTTGCTCGCAAGATCCTCCCCCCGAAGTCGGTTTCTCGCTCTGACCTTCAGGTCAGTGTTAGTCACGATACCCTGGTTAAGATCGTAGAGGTCGAACCCCAGAGCCGTGCCATGTCGTTATCTTTCCGGGGTCAGCCCTCGGTTAAGTACTACACCGGCCCGCGTTTTGAGGTGCCCTTCCACACGGTGGGCTCCGAGCGATACGAGCAGACTGAGCAGGAATTGATGGCATACACGATGCCTATTACGGAGATCATCCGTCGTAACATCGTGAACGACATCCAAGAGGTTGAGGACACTGTGTTCTTGAACCACATGGAGTCGGCTTGTCAGTCCTTGCAACAGGATGCACAGGGTCTTACGTTTGGCAATACTTATGCCAATGCTGATTCTTTCACGGCTTTGAACGTGAATAACGGCGTTGCAGAGGTCGGCAAGTGTAAGGGTGTTGACGTTCTTCAAAACGCTAATGGGGCTTTGGCCGCTGACGCTGCGAACGACGAGGACCTTGCGTTCCCCGTCCAGAAGGATGACTTCATTAAGCTGTTCCAGCTTTTCACGGGCTCGGGTAACCGGGGTTCGCGTCTTCGCTGCGATCAGTTCCTGATGACTGATACCGATTTTGAGGATCTTAACGCCTGGGTCCATGCGGACATGGGTGAGAAGATTGTCGGTGAGACTACTGTTGATGGGTACAAGTACTCTACGGTCATTGGCCGTAAGTTCGTCCGTACCTTGAAGACAGATATTCTGCGACCCGGCAGCATTTATGCCTTCGCTGCTTCCGAGTATCTCGGTGGTTTCTTGCTTCTCAATAAGACGAAGTTCTACGCTGACAAAGAGCGTAACCGAGTTTCGTTTGAGGCGTGGGAAGATATCGGCATGTACATCGGTAACGTTGCTGGTGTTCGTAAGTTGGAGTTGTTTGCTGGATCTGTTGATCCGCTGACTGACCCCACTCAGAACCCCAATACGCGTGCCGCACGCTTGCCGGTTGACGAAGCCGACCTCGGTCAGAAGAACAACCTCGTTGAGGAAGGCCAGACCTTCCCTGCGGTGTCGTCCTTCTAGTGTTGTCCCTTGTGGGGGTGCCCCCTGGCTTCGGCTGGGGGGCACTTCCCACTTACTTTATTTGGAGGTAATAAAAGACATGCCTTACATCATTAAAGCATTGATTGGCGGTCGGAGAGATCCACTGCATAGGCCCAAAAAGGGCGGTAGGCATTTGTCCCCTGCCTCTCGACGCGCATATGGGCGGTTGACAATTGGGAACAGAACTATCAAGCGCGGAAAGCAGATTTCCGTCAGCGATACTGTTTACGAACAGTTCAAATCTAAAATCGACGCCTTGGCGGAAAGCGGGATCATCGCTTTAACCAAGACCGGCCAGACTAAAGGCGAATGGAAGCAGGAACAGCTTCACGCCCCGCCCCCGCCCGCTCCAGAACCGCCCGCACCAGCGCCGGAGGTTAAGGAAGAGGAAAGCCGTGGGGTAGTCGAAATTGAAATGGCCCCACCCGAGCCGGAGCCAGAAGTGGACGCAGCGCCTGAGCCTACTGAGATTGAGGAGCCCCCCGCCCCCAAGAAGCGCTCAAGCAGAAAAGCTAAGGCTGAGGAGGCTAAGGCTGAGGAGAAGGCCGAAGAGCCTCCCACGGAACCGGCTAAATCAAAGCGAAGGGGACGTCGCAAATCTAAGAAGGATGACTAATGTTTATTCGAAGCGAGAGAAAGGCTTGGAATATTGCAGGAGTCTATCTGACCCCAGGCTCAACCATGCCCATCGACCATGAGACGCTAAAAAAATACCAGCGTCTGGTTGACCGTGGTGATCTGGCCGTATTCGAAAAAGACCCTAACGCGAAGGCGAAAGCGGTACTCAAGGCAGAGTCCTCCGAGGACACCCCTAAAGAGAAACCGAAGGCCCGAACAAAGAGAAAGCGAAGCGCTAAGAAGAAGGTAGACGATGCCTAATGATCCATTAGTTCCTAGCGGGGATGCACACGGAATAGACGCATCCGCTAAAAAGGGGTTACCAAAAAAGCTGGTAAACCTCATTGCGCTGATTCGCGCAAAGCTTAGGGACTATCCGGAACTTAATCGTCTCATTGAGGGGAACGAAACCTCCGACCGAGAGATTGCATTCGCTGTAATGGAGGCCATTGATGACTTCAATACCTCACCCCCGCTCATTGGCGGCTTCGGGCTGGAGGATTTTCCCTCCACCTCCTTGCTTATTAGGGGCTCTATAATTAACGTGCTTGAGTCCGTTGGTCTCCTGCAAACACGTAACCAAATGAACTATTCAGACGGCCAAGGCATACAAGTTGGTGTTTCTGACAAAGCTCCCATGCTCATGAACTGGATTAATCTCTATACGAACCAGTATGAGCAGAAGAAGTTTCGTCTGAAACAGGCCATCAACCTTGGTGGCGCTCTGAATGGCACGGCAGTACCCTCCGAGTATGTGCTCGTGAACGGGTACTTTGATGACCTGTAGGAGAAACTGAGATGGCGCAGATTCCAAATAAAAACAAGGTAAGCATCACCATCGCGGGTACTGGTATGGTGCAAGATGTTCCTATCCCCGACTCTGGTATGTACACCAAATTTGCGATTTCGATTCCAGCCGCCAACGTGGATGCCGTAGGGGTCTTGCAGGGCGACCTTGGGAACGGGTTTTTAGATATCGTAAATGTTGATACAACCGGCGACGACGCCGTTGTAAGCGTAGGGCTTAGAGCGGGCGCTGTATCGATGGTCACTCTGGCTGCCCCATGTGCTGGCGGCGTTCAGCTTGGCGGCATAAACGTGAGCAACAACCAGACGGTTGTAGTCAATGTGATGATGACCGGGTCTCTATACAGTTCGGGGAGGAATTCATGAGCAACCCCTTTGATATTCTCGCCAGTGTAAATGATACCGATGACAACTACGCGGACAGGGTGGAGTTCTTCCTAAGCTTGAAGGAAAAGGTCGGCGCGTTAAACGTAAAAGCTGTGGCCAAGGATGAGGTAAAAGCTCTTCTAAAGTCTAAGGGAGTCAGTACCGCAAAGCTTAGAAGCTCTCTTGGCGGGAAGATGAATAAACCAAAAGACATCCCCGGTTATTCGTCTAAGCTTGGTCCGTCGGGAAAACAGGTAAAAGCGCCACCAGTCGAAAAGTCTAAAGATATAAAAGCACCTAAGAGCGAGACAAAGAAAAAGCTTGTCGAGGCTCTAAAAAGGATGAGCACGAAGTGATAAAAGTTTCGGACATACGGGTACGAAGTTTCGACGTAGATTATTTAGATATCTACTGGGACATTGAGCCTGCGTTCGAAGACTTGAATAATTACGAGTTTGTCGTAGAAAAGGCCGAGAGTGAATTTGGCCCATACGAGCCTTTGACCGGGCCTATTATAGACAAATATCACGTACGGGATATTACCCTCCGTGGGCGGTTTACATATTACACTAAAATATACTATCGTATTCGTGTCCGTAACCGAGAGACGGGGGATAGCTTGGTGTACCCGGAAACGGGTGGCGCGAAGCTGGCCGCTAAACCGGATTTAGCTGCTCTAGAGATGGCCAGAATAAACAACCTGCGACTGAAAGAGTTCTCCGGAAGGAAGCTGTGGATTTTCCCCAAAAGGAAAATGGGCCAGCGTTGCGGTCTCTGTTGGGACCAAACTTCAGGAAGAAAGACCCGGTCCCAGTGCCCAAATTGTTTCGATACCGCCTGGGTGGGCGGGTACCACGCGCCTGTAGAAGCATACGGTCTTATAGCCACGCCGAACGAACAGACTATTCATGCGAACTTTGGCAACGTTGAAAATGAGAATACTTCTTTTATGCTGGGTAACTACCCTGAGTTGTTTGAGGGGGATCTTGTAGTAGAGGCGGAGAATGTGCGTTGGCGCATCGCCGCTTCCGTGTCCAAGGTGAAAAAAGCTAGATCCATGGTACGACAACAGGCTGCTTTGCATAGAATACCCAAAGGGGATATCGAATACAGAATTCCTCTTAACCTTTCTGAGGATGAAGTCGGAATTTTGACAGCATCACCAGAAAGAAATTACACAAACCCTCAGACATTATCTGAGGCTAAATTATCTAACGTGTTAACTGACGTCTTTGGGAACCGGTCTTAGAATGCCCTCTTTAGCCAATGAAACCACATTTGTACTCCCAGAAGATAGGCTAGTAGTAGCTACTCGGGCGTGGCTGGTTTTTTTGCAGGGCCTTTTCAGAAGCCGTCCTGCAGGTTGTCAGATGTGGTCTCCCAATATTGATGAGACTGAGATTATAATTACAGATCAAAACCCCTCTCACTTAGAGAGCACTAACAATAGACCAATTATTTGCACAGCAAGGGGCCCAGCCACATGGTCAGGGACATCACTAAGTCAAGCGATGCAGCCAGTGTTTCACTCACCAAGAAAGGTGATGTCAGACATGATGGGGACATCGATGACGCTTAGTGTGGTAGCCAGAGAGGGCCTAGAAGCCCAGAGTCTGGCGTACTTGATTTTTAGAATGATACCTATCTTTAAGCCGCAGATTATGCGATTGGGAAGAATGCACGCTATTGGTAATAATATTACCTTGACCCAGGAAACCCAAATGGGACAGATTGTTCCAGGCTCATCTACACCTGAATGGAAAATGGTCCAGTTAATGATTCCTTTTTACATACAGGATGTAATATCGGCAGATGAGAAGGACTTCTACTCGATGGTGCAAGCTGTTAACCTACATATGGGTTTGGGATAGCAAACCGACAGGAGTAATAAAGAAATGGCAACGCTTACTCGTCCAGGCGTAGAGATCGCACAAGAAATTACTGCGGGTGCGCCTACAATTTTGACCCCAACTTTGGTTCCGTGCCTAGTTGGTCCTTGTTTTCAAATAGTCTCTCCTCTGACCGAGGATGGTGCTTTAAATACTGGCGCGGTTGTGTCAGTAGCAGCACTTCTCCAGAGTGACCAGCCGCTGCCCGAATCCCTGAGTTTATCAGGGAGAACGCTGCAGCTTAAGGTCAACAACGGTCAGGTTCAGACCATTAATTTCCCAGTAACTATTAACGGTGAGGCTATCGATCATGCTTTAACCGTTAATACGATCAACAAGCAGCTTACGGGCGCTGTTGCGGAAATTATCGGTGATAAACTGAACATCCTAACGAACTCGAAGGGTTCCAGTCAGAAGCTTGAATTGATTCTGATTGCTGACCCGAATGTTCGTGCTGACACGATTCTCGAACTGGACCACCTCCAAGGGCTGGTTATTTCGGGACAGAGTCAGTACTCGAACATTTCCTACACGGTGCCCTACTCCAGTTTCCCGTCGCCAATGGCCTCTGTGGACGAGGTGGTCATTTCGGACGAGAACACGAAGATGTACCGGTATTTTGGTGGCACTTTGAGAGAGTTCTCTGAGGACAGCGCCATTAATATCAATGCCTATTCGTGGGGACCGATGCAAGTTGCCAACTGCACCGTTGCCTCTTCGCATGGACCTGCCTATGGGGACTCCAAGTCCTTCATGTTTGGTAAGGTCAAGGCCGGTTCAAAGACCGACACCCTGCAGCACCTTGGGTCTGATGCATTTATGCACTTTCCCTTGTGTCACGATATTAGTCCTGATGGGGGCGAGTTAGCGGGGGCCACTCAATGGCCTGACCCAAGAGGGAAAAACCGACTCGTTATCAAGGCAGCGGGAATGAACGGCTACATGAGTAGCGGCAACATGGCGAACATGGGTGTCGCTGCGAGTGTGGGTACGGGCGGAAACGACCTTACTCTTACCATCAACCATGCAGCGCAGCCTGTTCCGGGAACCGTAGATTCTGCCGTAGTTGTTTACACTCCAGGCGCTGGTCTCGCGATCACAGTTTCTGACGACACAACGTTTGCCACTCTTGAGGCGGCAATCGACTCTGCTGATATTCCCGCTAATGAGGTTTCTGTTTCACTTGAGTACGACGTGGATGACCCCGCCGTAGCTACCGTGAGAGATTTCAGCAATGGGAGTCCCGCAGGATCTCCGTGGAATAACACGAAACAAGTTGCTGGGCTGGAACTGTCTTGGGGCTCTGACCCATACGACTTCTCCATCAATGCCCCGCTGACGCAGGGCGTCGGTGCTGGCGGCGTAGCTGACCAGGAAGATCTCTCTAGCGCATATGTTTGTGGAGCGATCCCTATTGGCGGAGACACTGCCGATGATCTTGGCATCGCTGGGGAGACTATTAAAATCTCTATCGACGGCGGTGTGCCCATTGAGCATACTTTTGTCGGCGGAGATGGCGTTGTGGCGGCTCTTAATACAGCCCTTACAGGGGTAGGTACCGCGACCACGGTTGGCTACAATCTAGCCAACCCGCTTGGCGAAAGCTTCCAGCCCCTTCGAATTCAGACTGATTCGGACAATGGGCACGACTCAACTATTGAGATCATTGTCGATAACGCTACGGTCACCCAAAGACTCTTCTCTGGGTCTATCTCGGCAACCTCTGGGGTTACAGCAATTGCGGCGCAGTCCGTCGCTCTTGATGAGGATCGTGGCGGGTTGCTTACGTCAGTCGCCTACAACAATGTTCCTGGCCAAAACGAGTCTGTTTATCAGCAGGCCATTGTCCCCGATACCGTAACCGTTCAGGTGGAGGGCGCTTTGGCTGTTCCGGCCATCTGTGCGGGAACTGACAACCTCATGGAAGGTGGTCAGGTAGGAACGGCAGCTAACGCTGCTGCGGAACTCCACCTTGACCACGGCACTGGTGACGTACAGGTTGACATCAACTTCCCCCTTAACGGTTGGGCTGATCTAACCACCGCCGCTGCTGCCATTCAGGCAGGAATCGTGGGCGCTGGTATCGACGGAATCGTGTGTGCTTCTGAGCACGCGGGAACGGTCGTTATCTCCCACTACGCTGCCAACCTTGGCGATACGTTGATTCTGAACTCCGCAAACACGGGCGCTGAAATTTCTGCCGCTCTTGGGAGTTGCTTTGACATTTCGTCTGCTTGCACCGCCGCCACGCTTACCCTGAGAGATTCTGGAGCTAGCCCCGCATTCCGAGTTGAATGTACCGCTGCTACTGGGCTCGGGAACCAAGTAAATGTCCCCGCTGGTTTAGACGAGTGGGTTATGGGTGGAGCAGAGGCAGCAAACACAGGCCGAGCAGCGACTCGAATTGATTACTCCTCTGGAGACATCAATATTGCGTTTGCTGGCGATGACTTTGCTGGCGCTTACGATGCGGCTCATCCCATTTCTGTGAAACTTGGTCCTGCACCAACGGCCACTGTTACCTATAACCGCTCTTGGGCAAACACTGTCCAAGCGTCTAAGCAGGCTTACACGGGCAAGCTGCACCACGGGAGAAGCCACCGAACAGAGTTGTCTGACTTTGCTTGGAGTGACGGCGTGATTCTTGGCCGCATCTCTGCTCTCGAAGCCTTCTCTGCCCCCGGAGGTCCCTACCCCGGAGCGCAAGTAGTCCTTTCCGAGTTTGCGATGGACAACAAGCAGCTACTTAACAAGTGGTACTTTGTTGCTGACGGGGTGGTGGCTGGAGCTACCGATAACCCACGCGTAGAGCCAGAAGCCCACGGCAATGACCTTGAGCAGATTTACACCATCAAGCACGCTCTCAATAGAGACTCTGCTGGTGTTGCAATCTCTGGCGGGGCGGACATCTATGTTGACTACACAGCCCTTCGACGGGATGTAACTGGTTCGGCTGCCGACCCAGGGTTATTAGTCTTTAATAGTATTGCCGAAGTTGAGGCAAACATCGGTCCTATCACCCCCGACAACCCGCTTGCATTTGGGATGTACTTGGCGTTCTTGAACACCACTAACATCAACATCGCAGCATTTGGGGTGGATGAGGTAACAGCCGATGCTCCGCAGGGGACCGTTAAGGCGTACGCAGAAGCTCTCGATTACCTTCAGTTGAAGGAAGTCTACGCGATGGCACCGTTGACCCACGACATGGAAGTGTTCAAGGTCTTCAACCAGCACGTAGTTGATATGTCGGCCCCCACGGGTAAAAAAGAGCGAATGACTATCTGCTGCCCAGAGCTTCCCTCTGAAAAGCCTTCTACCCTAGCGTTCTCGTCAACGGACTTCGAGGCAGTTGATATCGGAGGCGGGAAGTGGGAAATCACAGACGCTAACGGTGGAAACATCATGCTGGCTCTAAATGAGTCAACTGTGAAGGATTCCAACGGGCAGGCTCTTAGTGTCAGTGTTGGGGACTCTCTCCTTCCTGACCAAGATGTTTACCTTGACCGTGCTGGTGACCCGTACAGATATCTTGTTACAGGGCTGCCTGCCGCAGACACGATTCAAATCGAACCGACTAACGACGTGTGGCGTCCAGGTGTTTATGGCCCCGGGACAGGTGGAAACGATGACGCATATTACAACACCGCAAACCCCGTAGACTGGGCTTCAACCGGAGAAGCAGCAACCATCTTTGTCAGACAGGCGGCTACTGATCTAGCTACCACTGGCGGCAAGTTGGCTACCTGCGAAACTCTGGCTGAGATCGCCGGTGGTCCTACAGGGTTCCAGAACAGACGACTTGTTTTGGTGCTCCCTGATCAGGTTGGAGTCTCTCTCGGCGGTCTCGAAGCTGCCGTTTCCGGCTACTACCTCTGCGGTGCCATCGCAGCCATGATTGGTCAGCAGAACCCGTCGCAACCGTTTACCAACCTTCCTATGGTTGGCTTTACGCGCCCGATTGGTTCCAACGATCTGTTTAGCGAAAACGCTATGGCAACCGCTGCTGCCGGTGGCATTTATTGGATTATCCAGGACAACCCTGGTGGGGCTTTGGTGTCAAGACACCAGTTAACTACAGACCTCACTTCCATTAAGACCAGAGAACTCTCTATTCTTAAGGCTGTGGACTACGTAGCTAAATTGTTAAGAACCCAGGTGCGGCGCTTTATTGGCCGTAACAACATTACTAAGCAACTGCTCGAAGCTATCTCTCTTGGGATGCAGGGAGCGCTTGCTAGTGTGACTGGCTCTGTTGTGGCTGAGGCAACTCTTGATTCTTTGACTCAAGACGCTGATCAGCCGGATACTATTAGAGCGGAAGTGACTTTGGTTCCGTTCTATCCCGCAAACTACATTAAGATCACTATTTACGTGTAATAGACCCCGCGTATAAGGAGAAAGAAAAATGAGCAAAGCTTTTGGAACGCAGAAAAGACCCGCCGGTAAGGAGTTCCGTGACGGAACTGTTGGAGAAGCCCTTGACGAGGTGTACAAGGACGTTGACGCCGGGTTCCAGGCCCTGGAACAGGCCGCTGTCCCATCACTCACCGACAACAGTGGTGGCGGTGGTATTGGCAACTCTACTCTCGGCCCTGTAGGCGACACGAGCGGCGGTGATGAGAGTGGTGCAATCAACGCCAACTTCTCGAAAGTTAACGCCCAAGTGGATGTAATCTTGGTTGCATTGAGAGCCGCTGGAATTATCGCGGACTAGTCCACACGAAACCACTTGATAAGGAGTAATTCATGCCCGGTTTAGAAAATTGGTCACCATATAAGACCCATGTGCAGGGTGGTCTGCGAGAGGGCAACTTCCTGAACGGGCAGTTCATCCTCATCTGTGCAGGACCCCCCTTCTTCAGTCAACTCGCTCTTGGCTCTGGCGACTCAGACCTATCGAATACCATCGTGTATCCGATTGGCTTGACCCAGAACATTGCGTTGTCCCAGAACAAAGCTATTAGTCGAATCTTTGAGATTGGTTCGGACAGAAGTTACTTCATCTCGGGCCGAAGTGTGGGGCAATTGTCCCTCGGTCGAGTTGTGTACCACGGTCCATCCTTGCTCCGTTGCTTGTACGCTTACTACGACACCACTAACGGTGGCGTGGATGAGTACAAAATTCGGCCACTCATGGAAACGGCGGGTCTAGGCATTAACCCCTTCTCTACAGAAGGTGCCGATAGCGTCAGTGCAGGACTTCACTCTGTGAAGATCCCGCCTGGGTACGACAACATGTTCTTGAACTTAGCTTCGGACTTGTTTAGTCAGCCTCTTGGAATCCTGCTGATCTTCAAAGACAACGAGGAAAACAACATCGCTACGGTCTATCTCGACCAGTGCTATGTTCCTCAGCACTCTTTGGCTGTTGATGCTCAGGGTCTGTTGATCCAGGAATCTGTGGGTATTCAGTACGAGAAGATGGTCCCAATCAAGTTGGCTCAACTTAACCTGATTCAGGGAATTCTGGCAGACGACACTGGCGGATTCTCTAGCGAATCCCAGGTGTAATATGCCCCCTTGGTCAGAACTTGCTGCTGTTCTATTTTTAGCTGGTGTTGTCAGTTACGGCTTCACGGAAATAGTAAAGATTTCATGCCGAAAATGGGTTGGGACAGCCGTTAATAGCTCTGACCCCGTGTGGTGGCAGGTTCTGTTTCGAATAATCCCCATCGCAGTCGGGACTCTTATAGGTTGGAGGTTCTACGTAGAGCAACCAATCTGGGGTCTATCGGTCGGCTGTTCAGCGGGTATCTTGGCCGCAATTATTTATAAGAAGGCTAAAGAGATGATAGGTGCGTTAAGGAGTCCCCAAAAATGAATCCTTTAGAAAAACTAGCCACAAAGCAACATCTCATTAGTTTGCTTACCAAGACCGCTGAAGACGGGAAACCAGAAGCGAAACCCGCCAAGGTTGACATGCCAGCCACGCTGGTTCAAGACCGCCCAAGGGCTAAGTTTGATGTGCCACACGACAAGTACATCAAGCAGATAAAAAAGAAGCTGAAGCGACAGGCCAGACGGGACAAGGGGAGTGACCAGACCGCTTCGGTACACCGTACCCACCGGAGTGGTCCCGACAAGCCCAAGACAACCACGTGGACCCCACCCGGTGGCGGCGGTGACAAGGCCAAGGCTACCCATCTTGGGGTGGACCACTACCAAGGCGTTGCGAAGCTTGTACAGGCACGAAGACGAGCGAAGTTCAAGCCGCTTTACCAGGGACCCGGTGACACCCCGGAGCAAGCGGCAAGAAAAGCAGCCACCCGTAAGAAGCACCAGAAGAGCGATCTTCAGACCAAGCTTTTTGGGGTCGGTTCTCTGAGGAGGGGGTGGAAGCCCCCGACTGATACCTCCAAATTAACTGGTATGCAGCGAGATTACTTGGCCAGAAACCAAGGCAACATGAGTAGCGTACTTGATGAGAAGGGCAACTTCTTACCAAAGAAGCCTTCGCAAGCAGTGGCGGCAGCGACGCCAAAGGCTCCGGCTAAGAAGGCTCCGGCTAAGTCCGCGTATGTTCCCCGACAAAGGCTGGGCCTGTCGTCGCCACTTGCGCGTACACCTGCGGCCAAACCGGCGGCCAAACCGGCGGCAACCCAAGCTGCAGCAACTCCTAAGACCACAGATCAACAGGGCCGTCCCACACGCACCCCGGACGGGAAGCCGATCCGATACATCGACATCAAGAAGCCGATGGTAATCAAGGGGTATGCACCACCCAAGTCTTTGGTTGGAGCCAACTACGCTTCGCGCAAGAGATACATTGAGCACATGGGCGGGAAGGCTGGAGACCGTTCTACGTGGAACAAGGATGTCCGCGCAAAGATGAATGATTGGTGGAAGGGCCACGTTGCCGCCAAGCAAAAAGCTAAAGCAACCGCCCTGGCCCAAAGATAGTTACGGGGAGTTTACGGCGTAGGTGATTCCGACCGTAGTTCCTGTAGCGACCACGAATCCAACAGCAAACCAAAAGATCGGATGCTCGTACCACGACGGTGTAGCGGCTATCGTGGCGTCCTGGTGTAGCTTGAAGAACTTGTCAGCACGTTCTTGCTCCGCAGAGAGCAGCGACTTGTAGCGAGTTTCTCTGGATGTCCACAGGCTCTTTTGGAACTCTAACTCAAGAGTTAGTCTTGGGACGTCTATCTTCAGGCACCGTAGCCCATCAGATGCCGCAGAGGTTGGTAAGAGAACCCCGGAGCACGGAGACACCACCGCCAAGGGCTCTTTACAGTCAGTTGTTGCTGGCGCTGGTGGAGGCGGGTCTTCTGCGAAGCTAACAGTGGGGGCGAGCGCTATAGATAGGCACAACAGTATCGATATAATGCTTTTCACTTGTCTTCCTTTTTCCTGTTGAGAAGGAACTTGCTCCATTCGCTGGCTACGGCTACGGGCCCCTTCACCTCAGCATCATTAAGCTCATCTTCTTCTTGCTTCAGGGCTTTGATTTTCTCTTCATGCTCTTCTTTTATCTTTTTCTCTTCTCGCCTAGATAGATTATTGGCTTCGGAGATTTTTTCCGAGTGTTCTTTTTCTACCTTAGCCACCTCTTTCTGAATATCGAGGAGCTTTTTATTAGTTGATGATCTTTTGAGGAGCGTGAAAGCTACCGCAATCAGAAAGAAAAAAGCAATAAGTGCCCAGTGGGGTAGCTTTTTTATCGCCTCCCAGGCCTTAGAAAAAAACCCCTTGATACCTAACCAGATTGGTGCCCATTGCATAACTCCTCCTCCTACTAATAGTTAAAAAAACGCGAACCTCATGGAACGCGCTTTTTGTTATATATTACCCTTTGGCAAGTACAAGTAGCTTTCCGTCTTCTTCTTTAACCTTTGCAACCAAACCCTGCCTCTTTAAAGCCTTTTGTGCCTTGAGAGCAGAGTACCACTGGTTTACTGATTGTGAGAAGCTGGACTTTGCTGACGTTTTAGAGACCAGGGCATTCCGGTCATCCATATCATCTACGCAAATTCCATAGGTACCATCCTCGCCCTTGGCAAAACCAAGGCCAGAGTAGCCACCATGGAAGCCCTGTTTTACGAGTATCTCTACCTGGGACTTGTGTGATTTATAGTACCCCTGGAGGGTTAACGTCTTGCCTTCTTCGGCTACTTCGATCATGTCCTCTGGGACACCGAGTCGCTTTAGGGCAGCAAGCACAGTTTTCTTGTCCTTCATGCAGGACTTGCAAGTTACTAGGTGTGACACGCCTACTCCTTTAATGCTCTCAAAAGTCCGTGTCTGACATCCTTATCTGGAAACCCAGATATGGTTGCTAAATCACCGTCTAGGTGAACTTCAACACTCGGGATATCAGACAGATCTTCTTCTGAGATCCGGTTTGTGATGAATATTAATTCTTGGTTTAGAGACCCACGGAGGGGCTCATTACAATGCTGTTCTTTTACGTATGGACCAGCGACAACTAGATCAAAGAAGTGGACGCCCTCTTGGGCCCAAAAAGCTTTCTCCTCTAGCTGCTCTCGGGTTAGTCCCGTGAACATAATCACTGACATGTTTGGGTGTAGATCCCGTATTCTATTTAGGATGGCGCAGACTGGGCCCCACTGCTCTGTGGGCTCGCCGCCGCTTATGGTCACCCCATCTGGGTTCCCTGCGACTAGCTGCTCGTATACTGAAAACCACGTGTCTACGGAACCGCCGTCAGCGCTCCACGTATGTGAATTAAAGCACCCCGGACACCCAATAGTACACCCCTGGACATGGAGAACATTCCTACGCCCAGGTCCGTTAACATAACTGTTCTTTGTTATCTTAGAGATCCGCATTCTAGCCCTCCCCGATGTCAGACCACAGCAACCAAGGGGCTATGATTGGCCCATCGTCAGGGTGCCCCCCTCCGTCACTATCTGTAGCCCAAACGTCGATAGAGATGCCCTCATCAT